AAGATAATAATTGTTTTAATCCAGTTAAATCATCATCTATAGCATTTTTAGGTCTATTATTTATTTCAACTTGTTCTGATACAAGTCTTGCACCTACAATACTATTAGAATTTAATTCAAATGGAAGTGCATTTATCCTTGAATTAAAATCAACAGCAGAATCAATTACTTTGTCAATATTTTCTATTACAATTTTCTTTCCCAACTTGTCATATACTTGCGATTCAGATATACCAGTTTGGTTACATCTGCAAGTAATATACTTCTTTATCATATCTGATAAATTATGTTGTAGCGTTTTCTTTTCCGTCAAAGCACCATTGTACTTTGCTTGCAACGAAGATACATTTTCATTTAATTGCTGTAATTGAATTGCATAATCTTTTGTTTTTACAGCTACTTTTTGTTCAACAATAGCTGGCATTTTTGATTTCTGTTCAAGAATAGCATCATTTGTATTTTTTAATTGTTCTTCGAGGTCATTTACTTTGCCTTTTTCAACTTGAAGTTTTTTTCTTAATGTTTCTTTCGATTCAGTAAGTAAATTAATTGAAATTTTATCGGAGTTGGCTTTTACTTCCGCTTCGTCTAATTTACTATTAGCTACGTTAAGTTGTGAGTTTACTCTTGCTAATTCCTTTCTTAATTTTTTATTGGCTTCAATACTTGAATTAAGACGTGTATTAAGATTTTCAGTTATTGTTTTTGAATTTCCTAATACTTTTTTATTTTCTTGAATACGAGATAATGCACCCTTAGTTTTTTGTAATTCCTCATTCAGATTCTTCTCTCGGATACTTCCCGAAGTTACTTGCTCTGTGAGTTGTGCGTTCTCTTTTTCAAGTGTTTCAACTTTATTTAAAGCTTCTGTTAAATCATTTAAAACAGTTGAAGAATTTTCTCCGTCAAATGTTTTTAACTTTTTATCCATATTCTCTAAAAGAGTTGTTTTTTCAGGTATATTTAATTTTTCAATTATTGATTTAATTGAAATAATATCTGCACGTGTTTTTGCTTCATTGATTACATTATTTATATTATCATGCAATGTAGAAACTTTATTTTTATATTCAACTGATTCTACAACAGACGGACGTGCCATTTTAACGGCTGGAAGTGTAACAACGTCAAAAGCAACGAAGTCATAACTTCCTTCGTCTACGTACTCTTGTCCTTCTCTTATTACAACGTCACCGCCACCTCTTGAAGATACACCAGGGTGTGAACCATAATCGCAAAGTGCTTTTAATATGTGTCCGTTTGGTGTATCAAGTATATCAAAAGTACCTATTAAAGTTCCGTCTGGTTGTATTTCAATATCGGATAATGCTATTGCAACTTTTGTAATATCTGTTTCAATTCTGTCTGTAGGGTGATTTAACTCCCCATACAAAACTTTATTGTCTATATACTCTTTAAATGTCGGTGAATCAATAACGCTTTCCCAAAGCTTTCTTGAATAACATCTACCATTTCTCGTTGGTTCATCACATTTTGCACAAGGTCCTTTAAGTCTGCCCAAAACACCAGCCCTTTTATTTTCTACTGATTCATTTATGGGTTGTAAAGAACCAATTTTACTCTCTATAAGTATTTGTGCCATCTTTTATACTTCCTCACTGTAAACAAATATTTTAATATCTGTTGAAATTAAATCGTAAATATTTAAAATTTCTGAGTAATCTTTTTTTTCTACATAATTATAAAGTGCAGAAATACATTGTGTCAAATTACTCTGTTGATAAAACTTTAATTTTTCAACAGTTTCCATCTTTTCTGTAAATAAAAATACTTGAGAAATATAACTTGTTAATGACAATAATCTTTCTGTTTCAGTATTATTATCTTTTAAAAGATTTTGATATAATTTATTCTTTCGTTTACTGTTCTTATGCTGTAATTCTTTATAAAATAAATATATGTTTTGTGGTCTATGCTTATTTATAAAGTTTATAATATTTTTTGTAACATTAACATTATTAGTTAATTCTGTTAATGTATCTTTTATGTCTATACCACTATTTTGAATTTCATTTAATAATTTATAACAATCTATCTTACTAATCACACTAATTCTTCCTGTTATGCTAATTCTTCATTATCGCTTAAATCTATGTCTAAATCTTCAGGTGAAGGTAATTCTTCACTTTCTTCTGCATTAGACGATTCTTCTGAAGTACTTGATTCTGTAGGTTCGTTTTCTTCAAAACTAGGTTCGGACGAACTTCCACCGAACGGTTCATTCATATCTTCCGTAGGTGTTTCAGTTTCTACCTCATCGGGCATAGACTTTACAATAGTATCTAATTTTTCATTAACCTCTGGTATGTCTATAAAACTATTAAACAATGATTGTAATATAGATAATTGGTCTTTAGTATTTTCTACATTAGATAATAAATTCATAATGCTTTCAATAACTTCTGTTTTTGATTTTAAGCTTTCAATTCTATCAGTAACGTCAAGTGTAGTCGGAGCTAACATCTTAACTTGGAATTTATTTACGTATTGTATAAGTCCTCTATCAATTAAGAATATATTTAATAACGTTTTAATGCCTTGACAATATGTATTTTGTATTCTCTTTATTGTTTTAGCATATCTTCCAGAAATCTTAGTTAAACTTTCACCACCGCTAAATCCAGTAGTATCGTCTGTATAACCTAAGAATTGTTTTGGAATTTTAAGACCTGCAAATAATTTATTATTGTAATAATCAATATCTGCAATATCTTTTACATTAACGTCTCCACCTAAATTGCTTACAGATAAAGCACCCTGACCACCTCTTGTAGGAATGTAAACATTATTTTCTAAAGGTGACGGACTGTTGTACTCTCGCATTTTTTCACCAGCAGTCATAGCTGTTTTTTGTTCAAATAAAGATTTAATTCTTTGAAGAAGTTGCATAGTTTCTGATTTACCCATTTCACCAACTTCTACTTGAATAATTCTAACCAACGCAGAACGTACAACTCTATTTAACAGTAACGAATCAGTTAATAAACTTAATTCTTTATAAGTTTTATAAACATCTTGTAAAATAGACTTACCACGTTTTACTGTATATGTCAATGATTCTCTTTCTTTTATTCTCTCTGTTTCAGTTTTATTTTTATCTGAATTTGTATATTTAAATAACTCAACAGTTTCAGGGTTTCTATCGCTTGGATTTGCTAAACAAATATGAACATATTTTGTTGGGTCATATAAAAATACATCATCAGTTATGTAATTATATTCATAATTTGCACTACCTAAAGTATTACTGTTATTTTTATTATATTTAGGTACTTTTAAAAATCCAACGCTTTTACCACGTTGTGTTAAATCAAATATCTGTGCGGGGTCTTTTACAGCTTCAATGTAATTTTGTAATTTCTCTTGCTTACCATAAATATTTACTATAACAGATTCCACAAGCTCTGTATCGTCACTATTAAAATTTTTTCCCTCTTGGATAATTGAGGTATTTTTTAATAAGTTAGATTTACCTTGTTGTTTTTCTATGTTATCGGTAGCTCTAAATGTTTCTAAATACAAATCACCATATTTACATAAGGAGTAAATATGTTCCCACGCTTTTTCGTCAATTTTTAAATCTTGCAATATATTGTTACAAATTTTTGATACAGCTTCGTCATCGCTTGTTGCCCAAACAACATTGCCCTGTTCATTATATTCGGCAGAATCTTCTGCGTATAATTCCAAAGCACCTGAAATAATAGGGTCACCACTCATCTCATCGAAAATTTGATAAAGCGATTCCCTTGTTTCAGAAGAAGTTCTAAACTTTGTAAGCTCGTCTGTATTTATAGAAGAATTAAGTCCTTCGTCATTAGCAACTAAATTTGCAAGATTATTTTGACCTTCAATACCTATATTTGGCTGTGGAGTTTGTACAGCTTTAAATTTTGCTTGTATATCTTCTTTCATTTATTATTCCTAAAATACTATAATTCCGTCATCTATTAATGCGCTAGGTCTATATGTATTTGTTTCAGCTTGTTTTAGAATTTGTTTTGCGTAAACTTCTTTTTCTTTATCAGACATTTCCGATACATTTATAACTTCATTATCTTTCACACTTCTTTCAACAAGCTTTGCTATTTGTCGTCTTATTTCATCTTCCTCTTCTTTTGTTTTTATGTCTACTAAGGATTGGTTTAATTGAACTTTTATTTGCGTTTGTGCATCAAGCATATTATTGTTGACTAATATAGCAGATTCAATATCAACACCATAATTGTAAACATACGTACCTTTATATAAAGAAGCGTTCCATAATGCACCAGCAAGTGAATCAAGTTTGTCCTTCGACCCCTCACTCGTGTGGTCCACCTTGCCTGTTTGCATATTTTTTTCGACATTAATTGCTTCGTCTCTAAGACCTTCTAGCTCTAATATCTCAATTCTATTTTCATTAATAGCAGCTCTAAATTGTGTATAACCTTCAGGTGTTCTATCCAACGAAAGTATTTGACAATCAAAACCACGAGTTGTTAAGATTTGTCTTGTATCAGCACTTTGGAAACCATCAATAGAAATACCTTTTATATTCCAATTTTGTTTTCTTAAATAATATATAAATTGTCTTGTTTTTTCCAAAGAGATTTCAGAATTACTCGGAGCTTTTATACCTATTGTAAATACATCTGCATAATGAAGTTCTACATTTTTTAAATCTTCGTCTTCATCATTACTATAACCTGGAACACCTTTATCAAAATACAATTTACTTATTGTATCTTCATTATCATATTCAGCAGCACCTACTATTGCTACACAACTTAAACCAGTTATATCGCCTTTTAAAGAGGAGTCTATATGTATAAATAGAGGTTTTTGTATAAGACTTTTAGGTACTAAAAATGGCTTAAAAAAGTCTTTAATTTGTAAATCGTCATCAAGTCCTATTGTAAGAACTTCTGAAGTAAATGGATTTTGTCTTTTTGTTTTTGGAACAACACAAGAATCATATCTTCTAGGGCTAATAAATTTTAATGCCGAACTAAGTGAAACACCAGCTATTGCCATCAATGAATTTTCCATATTCTTTTTAAAGTCGTCTTTAAAATTCATTGGTACGTCAAGTATTTCATAACCTTGTTTTATATAGGAATCTACATCAGCATCGTCTGGAAGTATGATTGATTCAAGATTTTTATTTCCTACACCAACTTTAAAAGTTTCTTTTGCAAATCTATCTCTTGGCTTTATTTCCCATATAGGTTTATCTACAATATAAACGGACGGGTCGTCTTTTACTTTTTGAGTATATCTATCCAAAAAGTCTAATTCTGATTTTTTAGAAGACACAAGAAACATCATTGTTGGCAATCTACCACCGTCTCTAGTAAAACGAGATTTCTGTCTTGCTTTTGTTTCTGAATATATCTTCATCATTTGTGATTGAGATTCTTTTAAATTTTTTGGATTTGCACCAAAGTTACATTCATCGAGAAGAGAACAGTTATGGGAAACAAATTCATTAGTTTTACCCTTAATTATAAAATTATGAAATTTTGTGTTTCGTATATCGTATAATTTAATTGGTTCTTCGTATTTTATTGTTCTATTTGATACTACTTTCATTTAGTAGTTCTCCGTTCTTAATGTTAATCTATAACTATTTTATTTGATTTTGTTTCTTCAGTAGTTTTTGTTTCTGTTTTTGTAGTAGTTTCGGTAGTTGATTCTTCTGTGTTAGTAGGTGTTACATAATCCGAAACATCATATGTACCACCTTTTGTAGAATCAATTGCTTTACTAACTTCATAGGTACAAGATTCCAAAATCTGCTCTATTTGTGCTTCTGTAAGCCACTTAAATTTAGCAGATAATTGTTCGGTGACATACTGCTTTTTGGATTCACCCTCACCAGAACCAAACATCTGTTCACTAGCTTTAACAAGAACTTCTGCCCATTTAAGTGCAGTATTAAATTTCTGGTCACCAATCTTCTTTTTTAACCAGGGGATTATAAAAGCCGTAATAGCTACACCACAAGCTGGAATTACATACTTAACTACAATATCAACTATAAGTTCTACTAATTCAGTATTCATAAAAATAACCTCCACGCTTTTTGTTTACTATATTATAATATACGAAAAAAAGTGTTGTCAAAGTTATTTTTATTGACAACACTTTTTTATTATGAGTATTATGAAAATAGACTATGCTTATTTTCTAGCGACAAATACCTGAGGGGAAGTTTTTTGCAATTGCAATGTATATGTCTTTTGCTCATTCAAATTTATTTCTTTTTCTGTTTTTAAATTATGTAATGTAATGGTTTCAGTAATCGCTTTTGGTAAAGGAAAATATACTGGTATACTTGTATCTACAATTGTATCGGTTATTATTTTAGTCATTAACATAAAAATATCTCCTAGGTCCAATTGTGTCTACACATTCGCCATTATTAGTGAATAATTTTATTGTGTACGCATATTCTTTATAATACAATTCTTTTGTATCATTAGAATCAATTGGTATATAAATGTATGTACCTAAAGTTTCACCGTCAGAATCTACAACATTACATATATCGGATAAGTCAAATTTTTTAATTACAAAACTTTTATTAATATCTTTTTCTAAAATATCCATTATGTAAAAAATTACATAATCGTCAGCTTGTAAGTCGTATTGATGTGCATTATTAAATGTTCCGTCATTAATAAAAAGGAGAATAGATGCTGAATCTCCTCTTGTAATAGTCATATTTCCTCTATTATCAATAGAAAACATAATCTATCCTCCGAATTTATTTTTTTAGTCCTTAAACTTTAATGTAACTTCAAAACCAGCATTAGAAATAAACTTTACTGCATCAATTATAGTATGTTCAGTTCCTTCAGTTGCACCAAATGTGTTTTTAGCAATAAGTTCTTTAACTTCTTCTTCAGTTGCCGTTGTTACAGAACTAAGTTCCTGTTTTACAGTTTCAAGCTCTTCAGCAGTCTTATTATTAGTAGCTACTAATTCAGCAATTTTTTCTGCTGTTTCATTCGTAAGCTTTTCATAATCAGCAACAGATTGCTGTAAAGCACTATCTTTTTCAGCAAGTTGTGTAGAATAATTTGCTTCTATCTCAGCGATACGAAGTTTGTATTGTTCCAAAATCTGTTCGTGTTCGGCAACAGTAATTGTAGGTTCACCATCATTTGTAGCGACAGCTTCTACAGCGGTTGTTTCTTCTGCAACTTCCTCAGTAGCAACAGCTTCAGTTGTTTCAGCAACTTGTGCATCAACAGATTCTACATTTTCCTGTGGTACGTCTGCTACAACTTCTTCGGTAACAGCTGATTCCTGTACGAGTGTTTCTTCTTGTTCGGTTGCTACGTCTGCAACAACTTCTTCCTCAACTACAGGTGTTTCGTCTACAATAACTTCTTCTTCAACTGGTTGAATATAATAGGGGTTGCGTTGCTCTTCGCTCGTATTTACTGGAACGTAGTTTTGTGCAGTAAAATCCCACATAAACAACTTACCGCTTCGGCTTTGAAAAATAAAAGTTTCAATTTCGCCTTTCTTTAGTTCGTGTTCGATAAAATCTACCATGTCTTGTCTTGTTCTTACTACTTGAATCATCTAATGTTCTCCTATCTGTTAATTTTTACCTATTCGGTACATTTATATTATATGCTAATAATCAATGATTATGTTCAATTTAAGCAAATATTATTATGCCAAAATTAGTTTGTAATATCAATAATATTATATAAATTACTAAAGATATTAATGCCATAATAAATAATGCGAAGCAAATAATCATAGCACATTTACTAAACTTCTGCAATGCCAAGAATATGGCATTTACACCATTCATAATTGCCAGTATCGCACTAAAAGCAAAATAAATAGGTGTAAAAAATATTAACATTATACACATTAAAGGTATACCGTATGACCTATCAGAATAACTAATTTTTTGCTTTTTTATTTGCTCTTCCTTATCTTTATCTGGAATTAAATTACTAAAATCCATTTCTAAGATAGGACGGAAGAAATTAAACATAGCTTCAGCATTGGCTTTTTTAGCTTCTATTTTTGCCGTATCTTCTGCTAATTTAAGTCTCTGTGCCCTTACTTTTAATTCGTCCTGTTTAATATCTTTAATATCTTTTAAGAACGAATCGTTTTCAGTATCAGTTGTATTAACAGCACGGGCAGTAGTAGCAACGTCTACTAACTGTTTAGCAGCTTCATTTAAATCAGCTTTACCATTACTAAGGTTGGTTTCTATCTGATTGTATGCCACACTTTCCATATTATGCATTGTACCGTCTGCTGTTTTTTCTGCCACTTTTAAATCATTTTGGGCAGTTTCTTCTACTGGTAATTCCTGTTCGGAATCTAAATCGTCTATGAGCTCGTCATTAGAATTTTTATTATCCATATGAATACCTCCTGTTTTTATTTTATTACTACTTTTAATTCCATTGCAGAATTTGCAGTTATATAAACATTTCCGCTATCATCTATATAAGGACTATTAAATGTTTGAACCCAAACTTTAGTACTACTTGTAGATGTGGACGGAATTTTATCTTGTACATATGTTGCTACTATAGGATTTGTTCCTCTTCCGTGTGTACTAGCCGCTATATAGAAATACACACCACCGTTATTAGCATCTGTTTGCCAACTTGAAGAAGTAGTTAATGTAACTGTATAAGGACTACCGTATATATATCCATTATATGTCCAAGCATTAGTTGTATTAGTGCCCGCTGTAGTACATCTGTACGTATAACCAGTAGTTGTATTTAAATACATATCGCCTACAATGTGAGCTATACTATCACTAAGTGTGCCAGTACCAGATGTATGTGTTAAAGCTGTACCAGTATACCAAATACCTCCACGAGTACCTGTAGCACCTGTATTACCTCTAGGTATACCAAATGTGAAGCTAAATACTTTAGATGTATCATCACCACTAGCCGTAACAGATGCCGTTGCTGAGCTACCTGCCGCTAGTGTAGTTGCTGTGGCAGTCGGTGTTCCAAAACCTGCCGAAGTACCATTTGAGCCGTTTGAGCCGTTGGAACCAGGATTACCAGTAGCACCTTTAATACAGCCTAAATATACCCATTTTGCCGTAGAAGCATTACCCGCTGTTGTACAGTTATATAAATTAAATGTTGAAGTATTTAAATATTTATCATCAACAAGTGCGGAAGATACACCAGAATCACTAAATGCGGTTGCCGTAGTACTTGTACCTGTAACACCGGTGCCAGAATACCAAATAGAACCTCTTGTACCAGTAGCACCTGTGTTACCCGTGGAACCTTTAGAACCGTTTTTGACATTAAATGTTGACGTGCTGTTATCTGTTAACGTAACAGTAACTACATTAGTCCCCGAATCTTCTGTAGATGTTGTAGTTTGTGTAACACTTTTTATACCAACACCTGTAGCACCTTGTTCACCTTTTAAATTGCTAAAGGCTAAACTAATATTCTTTGCTGTATCATCACCACTAGTTGTAACCGTTACGGAAGGTGTTCCTACAGTAGCTCCAACAGAAGCACTAATTGTGCCAAATCCAGCTGCTGCACCTGTATCACCCTTACTACCTGTACCACCCTTAATATTGCACACATATCCCCAAGTACTAGTAGCAGTTGCCTTATATACATTATATGTACTTGTATTTAAGTACATATCACCAGATTTAGAACCACTTACTGTAGCACTTATTCCACTTGTAGAAGTTCCTGTAACAGCGGTACCTGTAAACCAAACCGCAGATGTACCGTTAGAACCATTACTACCATTTCTACTTACACCATATGTTGTAGTAGAAGTACTATCGGAATAAGTTACAACAGTCTTACTCCATAAATATTGTCCAGCTGTTGTACTAGGTACAGAATCACTCCAAGTTCCTGTAGGTGTAGTTGTACCAGAACTGCTTGTTTGATATTGTGTTAATGTAGACGAGACTGTTACACCTGTGCCGTCTTCACCCTTATCACCTTTATCGCCCTTAGCACCTGTGTCACCCTTTTCACCCTGTATGCCTTGTATACCTTGTGCACCCGTGGCACCAGTATCACCTTTGTCACCTTTGGCACCATTTGTACCATTCGTGCCATTATGTGCTACTGTATATATTGTAGAATCTGTATTGTCTGTATAAACTATATATGTTTTAGTCCAAAGATATTCACCAGCAGAAGTACTAGGTATAGTAGTTGACCAATCTCCAGTAGGTGTTGTAGTACCAGAACTACTTTTTTGATAAGTTATTGTTGTAGAACTTATTCCACGACCATTTGTACCGTTGGTACCGTTTGTACCATTTGTGCCGTCTTTTCCTTTTGGAATACCAAAATTGAAAGCATATGTAACTTTTTTTAAATCATCACTAACAGTCGATGTTACAGTTGCTGTAGCATTTGAACCCGCTGTTAATGTACTAGCTGTAGCAGTTGGACTACTTAAAATGTTTCCTAAGTCCGTTAATTTAATTGCATCTGTATTGTCTACTTTTTTCCAACCTGTACCAATTGAAATAATCCAGTCACCAGTTGAACAGTCGTCAACACCTATTATAGTAACATCTGTTATTTGTGATGTACTCTGTACTATGAAATATGTGCCTTCATATTTAGATGCTTCTGTAGTACTACCTGTTAATGTTATTGTATCAGTAGTTATGCTATATAAATTTTTAAACGCTGTAGAACAAGTAACAACACCAGCAGCATTAATAAGACCACCATAAACAACTTGTCCTAAGATAGTATCAGGTATTAAATTTAAATTAATTTTATTATCACTATCTAATAACCCACTAACATCAGAAGTAGTTATAGTTTCCCAACTTGCCGTTGTTCCATTTGTTTTTACAAACTTTCCACTTGTACCTGCTGTTGTAGGAGCATATACAGTAAGATTACCAATAGTATCTCTACCCTTTATATTTACCTTAGTACCACCGTTAATTTGCAGTGTACCTTCGGTAATAGTTTGCCCATCTGTTTTAGCAATACCGCTTTCAAATTTAGGAACAACAATACTTGAAGTAGATTGTGACTGTGTAATACCGTTTGCTAAAGTATTGTTTATTGCAGCTATTGAATTATCAGTAGATGTTTCATAAGATGTAAATGTACTACTATCTAATTTATCACCTAAAGCTGTATTTATAACTTTATTTTGTACTGGATTAGTACTTGTAGTACTCAAAGCAGTATCTACTTTTACGTGACCGTACTTTGTATCGGAAGCTGCTCCATAAGTTGTATCTGTTGACGAATGGTCTTTTGGTGCTCTTGAAGTATCTGTAGGGTGTGTGTGCGTACCTTTAGCAACTGTGGTGTCGGAAGAATCTCCTGCGGAAGCCGTTCCGTCCATTTTAGGAGTTCCCGTATAAAAATTTTTATTAAATGCTGTATTTTCAGTAAAATTTGCCTTAGCACCAATGTCAGATAAAGACAAGTTAATATCACTTGAACCGTCAAAAGATGCTGTGCCATTGCCAATAACTACATTTACAGCGTTCGCTAATTTAGTAGCTGTTCCCGCATTACCCGATACAGATGTTTGCAGAGGGTGTACGTGTGTGCCTTTTGCAACCGTTGTATCTGAAGAATCACCAGCAGAAGCTGTTCCATTTGCTTTAGGACTAGATGTATAAAAATTCTTATTAAATGCTGTATTTTTTGAAAAACTTGCTTCTGCACCTATTTCAGATAATGTCCAACTAACGGCACTCGAACCGTCAAAATCTTTTGCTGTATTACCAACGGTTAAACTTACAGAATTTGCTAATTTAGTAGCCGTACCCGCATTTCCAGATACTGTTGTTTGTAATGGATGTACGTGGTCACCTCTGGCAAAAGACGTTTCTGTACCTACAGTAGCATCACCATTTGCTTTAGGTGTAGTATTACTTGCAGAATCTTTAGTAGCATTTGTTGCAATGCCATCTAATTTTGTTTTGTCTGAAGAAGACATTAACCCATTAGCAGTTTGTGTTGCCGTGGAATAAGTTGTATCTAATTCACCTATTAAATCCCATTGAGTACCATTATAGTTAAAATTATATACACCCGCTTTTAAAGCACCTATATATGTTCCACGATAATATATGTATTTAGCACCTGTACTATTTACATTTAAAGTTGGATTAGTAGCTGTATTAGCATTTGTAAATTTAACTGTTACTTTTGCACCAGTGTCTAGTTTAAAATTTGTTAAGCTTACAACTTTTTCTACTGTAGCAGATGCCGTTGAACACGTTCCATAATGTGTAATATCGGCAGTACCATTAAAGCTAACACCGTCTATATAATGAGCTGTATTTAACTGTTTAGCTTTTGTAATTGTATCTGTTTTAGTTGTACCACTCACGTGACCTAAACTATCAATAGATACTGCGGAGACAACATCACCTGTACCACCAGCATCACTACCAGAAGTAGGTTTAACTTGGTGTTTTAATGTTATAGTAGAATCTGATAATTTACCCGAACCAGTTAAACCTGAGGTTCCCTGTACAGCATTAGTTCCTAACGCAAAATCAGTTACACGTTTACCACTATCTGTTAAAATTGTAACACCGTCTGTACTAGTATCACCAAATTCAACTATATTACCAATATTATAAGAGGTTGGAAATTCTTTATTATATTGTGCAGATAATTCTTGTTGTACAAACTTGGTATTAGCTATATTTGTGCTGTTATCACCGCTACTAGGGGTATTAGCGGACGTAGCATTACCAGTTAAATTTGGTGAAGCTAAATTCGCTTTTTTATCTAATTCAGATTTAATTATTTTATTTTGAACTGGATTTTCTGATGAATCCGACAACGAACTATCAACTTCGGTTATAGGAGTTGCGTTTACGGCATTTACAATTTCATTTATTTTATCCGCGGCATCGGTTACCGAGCATACACCCAGTTTACTTATATTGTTTTCTTTCACAGTTTAACCCCTTTAAACAGTAGCTAAATAAACTAGCTACTGTTTAATTAATTTATGTTTCAAATATTAGCCAATGAAGTTTATATAACCATTAAATGCTGAATGTGCCCTAATTATTATACTTCCAGCTGTAGGATGTGCTTCACATACAATAGGTTTTCCAGAATAGTCGTTTGTTACAGTAGAATTTGTTCCGCTACTATATACAGGCGATAATATTGTTTTTGCCGTTGCCGTAGTTGCAGTTAAAGTTACTTTCTTGTAGTCTCCGTCATCTACCCAATCGCTAGAGGTAAATGACAACGTTGAAGCTTGTATTGTAGCAGCTTGTAAAGCACCTACTTGACCTTCGAGTGTCGTTAATCTACTTCTATCACTAGCAATAGCAGTTGCTACAGCACCCTTTGTAATTAATGTAGTTGCACTCTTATCAGAATCTTGTATAGCAGAATCTGTACCAGTTCCAACAGCAGTTGTAGGTGATTCAAATGTATAGGCAGTACCTGTACTATTTACTCTAACTACTTTATCTTTATTACTTGTACTTAATGCTACACCTAAACCACCTTTGTCTACAGGAACAATTGGAAGTGTGTGAATATGTCCAGCATCAGCAAACTTACCAGTAGAACCTGCTGAAGGAGAAGTTGCTGTTACAGATACTTCTGTAATTTCGGAATCAGTACCCCAGCTAGAACCACTTGAACCAATATCAATACCAATATTTTCACGTGCTTGTTTTTTCTGGGCATCTGTTAAGTTTTGTGATGCGTTATATTTTACAGCATATGTTGTAATGGCACCTGTTGAACCATCTACCGAAACAACAGAATCTGTGTTATCAATCTTCGTCCAACCATCTGCTACAGCTATAAGCCAGTCACCTGTGGATACGTCTAAGACACCTGCAATAGACTGATTCGTAAACTTCGTTGTATCTTGTGCTATAAAATATATTCCAGGATAAGAACTGTAATTGCTGGAAGTTAATGTCAAAGATGTTGTAGAGGGATATTTACTCTTAAATTGTTCGGAAAGAGTACAAACACCTGACGTATTTACAGTACCACCAAATAACAGTTGTCCTAATATGTAATCTGGAAATAAGGACGAAGATATTTTTCCGTCAGAAAGTAAATCTTTAATCGAACTTAAAGCAATGTTGGAAATAGTATTGCTATTACCATCAATTGTTTTATTTGTTAATGTTTGAGTACCGTCTGTAGTTACAATTTTTGTAACATCTACAGTAGTTGTACCTGATTCGTTCTTAATTGAATTTACTTGAACGGCACTCTTAAAAGTCTTAACACCGTATATAGTTTCTGCTTTAGAACTTGAAGAAGTACCCTTACTTACATAATCAGTAGAAATTCCAGTTACAGATTCTTGCACGTCAGCTATATCAGTTGCTAACGCATCATCATTAGATTTTAATTTTTCTAAATCTGAATTTAATATATCTGTTAAATCTAATTCGGAACCAGTACCTAACTTTAATTTTTCAATGTCTTGTATTGTTGCCATTTTAGTCTCCTTTATTTTTTAAATCTTACGAAACCTTCGAAAGGTTCGTGAGCTGTTAATAATATATCTTCATTACTAAGTATTCTTTTTTCTACAGGAACACTCTTGTAATTTTTTCCAAAGTTTTTGTTTGTATCTAACATATATACACCTTCCATAATATAATTTTGTAGGTGCATTTCATTTAGTTTTATTCTATAACAAGGATGCGAATATTGAAGAGACCAGCTACTTTTTTCAAAATATAAGTCGAACTTAATATTTGTATTTTCGCCAGTAGCTGGAATTAGATTAGCAAGTACAGAATCCAACGTTTGACCATTGTGTTCTATGTATTTACTTTCTAATACAATGCCGTCTTCAGATACGCTATAAAATCTTCCAACTGTAGGAATATATGCTGTCATTGTCTTTTCCCTTAATTAATTACAAATTGGTATGTTCCAGGAATTAATCTGCTAGAGGTTCTGTAGTAATTATACTTACAAGAAACATTATTTAGTGTACCCTCAATTACTTTACGATATTCAATAGGTACAATAAATGTAGTCATTGTCACGGAACCTATATATTTACCTTGTGGAACACAAAAATAAATATATTTTGCCTCACCTTCAATTGTAACAGTTCTTGTTGTACCCGCTAAATCTTCACCTAAAGTTATTTTAGATAAGTTTTCGTCCATATCTGCTACAGTTATACTATCTTCTGCATAACCACCTATATAGCTTGGAAATATACTATTTATATAAATAGTTTTTGAACTTATAAAAGAACCGTCACTACATTGTAGTGTTATCTCAAACGTTTCAGTTTGTGTTGTATACAATGTTAGTGGTTCTTTAAAGTAAACTTCCGTAAAACTATTCGAAGGAGGTATATTATCTTGTATAATTTTATCGTTAACTACTACACACAAATCGGAGTCAATGGCATCGGCATTGGCTTCTTGATGAACAAGAGATGTATATATTTGTTCTACACCAGGTTGTATATAATAATTAGCGGGTTGTAAATCAAATTCTATTACACGAAAGGCATTTGCTGGAACTATAATACCTTGGTTAGTAAGATAATTTGTATCTAATGTTAATTTATTGTTAGTGTTATATACAATATAGTTGTTATCTGGTAACTGTTCTATTTGTTCACGTAAAGTTTGTAACTCACCTTGTATCAGTCCAAAATTATAATCGTGTTCCTCAAAATAATAATAGAAATAATCATCTTGCTGTCCAAATAACCAATAACAGAATGAGTGTAATTTTCTATTAATTAATAACTGGTATAATGGGTCAGATAAATTGTGGTCAGTATGTACATAATTTGGGTCGATAACTATATCTGTAGTTTCCACAGAAAAAGAATGTGGAGTACATTTTAAATTCGAATTAAATTCATTAAAAAGATTAAACATTATATGACCCTCTTCTTTTAATATACTACTACAAGATTATTATTTTCGTCAATTATCTGTTTTTTAATTTGTGTATAAATTAATGAATTTTTTCTAATTTTACAAATTGGGCAAGTTTTATAATTGTTATTAAAACAACATTTATCCACATATAAACAATTCGGTACTGGATATGTATTTTCAACATATTCGTCTGGTGTATATATACCACTAATATCTAATGTATATTCTTGTTCAAATTGTAAATCTAAATCATCAATTTGTATATTAATATTAATTGGTTGTGTTCTATTTAAATAATTTATAGGTATACTTACTTGACAAATAGGTTGTTTTTTATCAACAGTAAATTCTACAACACCCACTTCTTTGTCTTGTTGGTACGTAACTCTACCAGAAGTACCCAAATATTTTGAATTAGAAAATACAATTGAAAATGGTAAATTTCCTATGCAAGTACCTCTAAAGTAAACAATATTGGCTTCATCTTTTTCGTAACTTATACCACAAGTAATATTTATACGTTTATCCTCCACACTTATAGGTGGATTAATTATTTGTGATTGAATCAAGATATTATTAGCTATTTTATAATTATAATATTGTTCTGTATCTTCAACACTAACTTTTATATAACCACTTAAACGTGAAATACAATTACCGTCTAGTAAAATATCTACAGAACCGTCTTTATTAATTTTTTGTGTGTTATCTTTTACTAAAGTTCCGTCTGTGTAGAATATTTGTACACGACAATTTTGTTCAGCATAATCGCTAAAATTTAAAGCCTGTATAGGAATTACATATTGGCTTGATAAATTATATGCCTTTCTAATTTCTTCCGTTACAAGCGAAATTACACCCGAAATATAATAATAGTCTGTAGTATCTAACGATTCCTCATCTTCGGAATCTTCTACAATATGTTCTATAGATAAATAATCACCTACAACAAAATATCCATTATTAATGAGTAGTCTATTTCCTGTAAAAGATTCAATATCTTCAAAATCAGTTATTTCTGGTACTATATAGTGATTAGCATCACCGTCTAATATAACTTCAGTCTTATAATAACCTTTCTTGAATAATTTTGTAGTTTCTTCGTCAATGTTTATAGGCAAAACATTATTTTTAATATTTGTATATTCTTGCGTGTAAACAAGTCTGTCGTTAAATTCCTCGTATATATTTAATGTTAAAGTATCTTCTGAATTTATTGTTATGGGATAAAAATTTCCGTGACAATCTCTGCTAAATAAATTTATTTTATAGTCATAACAATATATATCCCCCTCTGCCCATTTAGCAAATGCCGAGGATATACGTCTGTTCATATCCACGTTATTAGGAGATTTTACAATAACATTTTCTGGTGGAATTTGTTTTTGTATACAGTTGTTATCTTTTATTTTTGGCTGTTTAATTATTTCCATTGTTTCTAAATTATACTAATATTTGTTGTTGATTTCGTTTTTGTTACTGTTGAGTATTTAGTTAAATATCTCTTTACACAATTTTGTATTTCATTAATGGCATCTTGTTCTGTAGCAGTTTCTAAAACTTGAATTGCCTTTTGCTCGTGATAATTGTAATGTTTTAAATACCATCTAATTTTTTTAATAGCGAATTTAGATATTTTTTTATCGTTACATTTAGGTACGCAAATTATCTTATTATCCTCTTGACCGTTATCAGTTGTTTTTACCATAGCTACTATTTGGCATTGTATTATAGTTCCTGGTAATATAGGTTCATCACATAAAACAATGGCATCTAACATATCTCCGTCATTAGATAATGTTTGCGGTATACTTCCATAATTAAACGGATAACGATATTTATTATGCAAAAGAGTAGCGATTGTTATAAAATCGCCACTATTAGAAACTTCATATTTTGCAGTTGTTCCTTTAGGTATTTCGACAATTACATTAATAATTCCAGGTTCTGCAAATGTAGGAATATCGTGAATAAAATTCATAAAAAATAACCTCCGTGTTCTTATGTATATAATCTTAGTATACTTTTCTGGAGGTTATTCTTTCTTATTCAATTATTTCGTTGTCAACATCTTCTGTAAGCAGTTTTGATTGTTTTTTAGAAGATTTTAATTCTGACTTCTTACTTATGTACTCTTTTTCAATTTCTACCATTTTTTGAATTTTAAATGGCACAATTTTAAATGCTGTTACAATAGAAGGTGTTACTACTACTCCAAGTATTATAAGTGCCAATACAAGTAATAAGCCACCCAAAACAGCTAATGTTAAAATAAATGCGTTCATTTTATTTTCGCTCCTTAAAGTCTTTTAGTATTGTATTTTTAATGTCATTCACAACTGAGGTTATATCATTTACTCCGACCGACTTTTTTAATAAATCTACATCAACATCGTACGATAATGTAAAATCAATACCCGATTCACTAACTTCAATCTGTAACAAATAGTTAATTACATCGGGGTCATAATCCCCATTACTTTCTATTGTATAATCTGTTGAATAATAGGTTATCCAAATACTGTAAAGAGCATAATCCCAATTATTATCTTGTTCTGTTATGTCTATTTTATCCAATTCAAAATTTTCAATTTTATCTGGAAGAATTTGATAAAGATAAGATTCAAGTTTAGTTGTATTTATAACTGGTCTTACGCATACACCAGTTTTAGAACTATTTGCATAATCCTCTTTAATTAGTTTAATCATTTTTACCTATTTATTACAAAGTCTTGTATATTCTCTTTCCATAGCTTCTCGCCATATATCAAATATATGACCTTGATAGCTATATAAAATATAATTAGTCGAATATTTATTTACTGTCGGTCCAACTGTTTCTTTTACAGCTTTAAAAAACTTTTCTCTTGTTTCATTGTCTATATAACAAGTTCCAGGAGTTTTAGTTGAATTTTCAATTGTTCCGTCTTTCTTAATTCTTCTTTTAGCAATAGATATTTTTGTTTTGTCTGTACTTAAAATTAATTTAGATGTTCCGTGTCGGTCTGTAATAACAAGTTTGTCCTCAACTCGTTCTTCCATATTTTCTCTATTTATAAATTTAAGTACTTCTTCTGCTCTTTTATACTGGTCAATATCACTTTTAAATATTGTTTGCGTATTTACATTTGTTGTAAACTTACCCAGTATATAATCTTTTTGTTCTTGAGTTATTTTTACTTTTGTATAACTATTACGTACAGTACTTGTAGTAGTAAAAATTGTAAACTTGTCTTTATATCTTGCTAAAATTAACTGTTCTGAAGTTTCCATCTTTTCTTTACTCCCTTATTATAATATATAAAGTTATATATAATCAAATTTTATTTTGCATTGTTTTCAACTATATCCTTTATTTTTTGATAATCGTTTAATGAAATTCCGTCTTTTGAAAAACTTTTTTGTCTATTATTTATAAATTCGGAATAAGGAATATTAAATTTAATTTCATTTGTTCTTGTATCTATAAATTGTATTAAGGGTTCATTTTTATTCCAAATTGTATATTTACCCATTATTTCAACAGGTTCATTATCTGTAATTATTTTTATAGACCACTTATCTGAAATTTTTTGTACATCTTCTGTTGCATATTTAGGAACAATTGTATTTCCTTTTGTAGCTTCGTATGCTTGTAAAAATAAATAATATGCGTTATACTCACCTATTATTGGTTCTAATTTGTTTAATAATTCTTCTTTTTGTTCTGAATATTTTCTATCTTGTAACTTATTATTTATTTCTTCTTTTTTGGATTCTAACTCAATTAATTTATCTTGTAAACTTTCATAAGTTAATTTATTACTTTTTTGTTTTATTAATAAATCTTTTAAAATTGAAGAATATTTATTTTTACTAACTTCCGAATCGTTTGTTTGTATAAATTTTTGTGAATAGTTATTTAAAATAGTTTCATCTATTTCTAAATCAAGTTGTTCTAAAATTGGTTTAACTTCTTTACTATTTAATGCTTCACCAATTGCTAATCTATCATATTTAAAATCAAATTGATGTTTTTGTGTAATATCTTTACTTTCATACAACTTGCCAGATATATAATATCGTCTTATTCTATCGACAATATAATCAGAAATTACATCTTCTGAAAATTTGTAAACAACGCTTGTTCCTTCGGGTGTCATTACTTCAAGCAATCTTTTATAATGACTTAAAAAGTCTAACCAAATTAATAAAGAATTAAGTTGTTCGTCTGTAGGATATTCGTTTGGAATTATTACATAGTATTTAGTTGTATCACATCTTATACAGTTTAATTCTTGTAATGTCTTACTTCCACCTGTTTTTATATAATTATTTGTTGATAAATTATTATCTATCAACCATTTTTCCACATCACTATGATGTGTATAACTTTGTAAATTTAATATGTGACCATTTGGTAATATATAAGTTAATCCAAGATAAGGGGTACTAGCTATTCCAAAATGTTCTTCTACAAGTTTTAAAATATCTTCCATTATTCTTCGTCCAAAATTAATTTAACTTTTTTGTGTAAACATTCGCCAACACTTGCACCACTGCTTGTTACAGCTCCTGGAGGAGTTGGACTTTGTGCTTCTACACCACCTGTTCCTGTATGACCATAATTAGCATAACTTTGCGGACTATATAAAGAATCGTGTACATTATATTCTGCTGGATTTGGAGGAATACCAGCTCTTTTATTTATTCTTTTAATTTGTTTTTTAGAATATTTAAGTTCTTTTGCATTTAATAATTTTGTTGGTTCTTTTTCTTCTAATACTAAAAGATTATCAATTTGTTGATTTTCAAATCTTCTTTTGTTTCTATTTAGTTCATCGTGAGATACGATATTTCCCAATATTAAATTTGTATATAATTTATTATCTTCATATTTATACAATAAAACTACGTCTTGGTTAATATGAATGTCGCTATAATCACTCATATTTCCGTGCAAATCATGATTATGATATTGCGTTGTTATCTCAAAATTTTCAAGCTGTTCTATTATTTTTTCTAATTTAATTAAGGTACGAACTTTATGTTGTTTTCTTAATTTCTTAACTGCTTGTTTATATTGAGGTAAATAGATAGTTTCTTTAACGTGTTTACTCATTTTTTAATCCTATACCTCTCACAAAATAAATTTGATTCTTTTTCTAAACGTCTACGTTCTTCTGGTGTATAGGAAGATGCTACATTAGTAGGACCAAATTTTTCTTCATATAATCTATCCCACTCTTCTTCTGTTACATAAATTACATTTTTATCTTCATTTAATTTTTCAACCATTTTATTATCCCTCTGCCTTTAATTTTTCAATATTTGCGTGTAAGTCATCGAGTGATTCTTTAGTATACCAACCGTGATAATCAAGGTATCTTTCAGCTTCATTAATAGCATAGTTTAACATAACCAAATCACGGTAGTGTGCACCATTATTGATTTCTCGTTCTCTTTCTGCTTTACACATTAACCAAAATTGTTTTGCATCAGCACTATCAGTAAATTTCATTGTATCACCTTAAAATGCATATTTTTTAACAGCTTTAACTATCTGTCTATAAGTAAATTCACCGTCAGCACATATTACTGAACAATCGTCCTCATACCACTCCATTTCACCTTCTGTAAAATCGTGTTCATATGAATAAATAATTTCGTCTTTAATATCTTCAGAATCATAGTGGTATGTCGTAAATACCTCATCACAATTATCACAATTGTGTTCTTCAGCATCTTCTCTATATGTTTCTGCTATTCTTGCTACAACCTCATTAAATGTCAATTTCATATAAGCCTCCCAAAGCTTTTATTTATTTTGTAGTTATAGTATAACACTATAATTAAATAAAGTCAAGCATTTTTGGAAGGCTTTTTTAAATTAATTAAAATTAAATTGCAATACCTAAAATAACTTGTGTGAATACAGTAGAAGCTACAAAATAAGCTAAAGCACAATTTATAATTCCAATAAATCCACCTATTAATTTATTTGTGTAACTTAATTTGTTTTCAAAGTTATTTGTATTTTTAAATGTGGTGTTGAATTGTCTTGTAATATTGTAAATTAACATATAAAACATAAAGAATATAAGTGCATTATATTGTGCTGTAAATGTTATTTGTCCAAAAAACAATATTACAGAAATATCAAATTTTGTCATTTCAAGTAAATAATTAATCTTATCTTCGGATAATATAATTCCGAAATTTGTGTTTATATATTTCCTTAAAATAACGGCTAAAATCAAGGCTACAACGGCACTAAATAAGTTTAATATAAAACTCTTAAGACTTTGCTTAAATCCGTGTGTAAAACCAGAAATTAAGTATAAAAGGAATACAATAACAATTACTCCGTAGAATATAATTGTTTGTAACATAGGTTAATTCTCCTTATAGAATTTTTCGTCTTCTGTCTTTCCTTTTAAATAATGTTCTTTATCGTTATATACTGTGATGTAAAAATCTCCTTCTGCATAAGTTACTAAAATTAAATCTTCGTCATTGTATAACCAACCGCTATAATTATTTGAACCTATTTGTAAATTCAATTTATACATTAAATATGAAATATACTTGTCTTGCGGGCTATAAAAAGTTTTACCTTGGAATATAGCACCTTCCTGTGGATTATTTACAGGTTTTTCAAATTGGTCTTTTATCCAATCCAACTTACTATCAGTTATACTTTCTTTAATAGCAGTTAATTTCTTTTGTTCTTTTATTTTAGTTGCCATCTCACTCATATTTGTTTTGTAATATTCCAATAACTGTTTAGCTGTTTCTGTTTTTGTATTTTCTGTTAATGTAAAATTGGGATTATTTTCTTTAAAGTACTTTACAGAATCTACTACAACAGATTCAAAAGACTTTATTGCTTTACTTTCATTAAAAGTGTTATCTACAATACGTTTAGCTAAATTCTTTCTAAGACCGCTATATTTATTGTATAAGTTTTTATTTTCTACAATAAATTTACATAAATCTTTTGATTCTTTAATACTCTCTTTTATAGTTTTATTTATAGATTCTTTAACAACTTCACCTTTTGAATTAATGATTTCGTTAATAACAAAAGTTATTCCAGTTCCGTTACTTTTTGTAAAATGATTATCGATTGTCAAGCCGTATTTAGATAAAATAGTTTTTAACTTTTCCACTTGTGAGTTCAGCCATCTCACACCTATATTACCCATTGGATTTTTATATCTTATAATATAGCCACTAGCACCCCAAGTACTTAAATAATAATCAATGTTACTTGAATCAAACAACTCCGAAACAGCCATCTTTATAATCTCGGGAACATATATATTTGACGGTTGCAAAGATTCCTTAACAGCTTTATCGGTATCAAGTCTCCAAAAATTATCTTTGATAGCTTTCATAACATCAGCTTTGGTAGCGTTAAGAGGAACAGTAGCTCCAATATATGTTGGATTACCATCATAGTCTGTTATATCCCAACATTCTATTGCATATTCAGGTGTTTCACCAGCAGATTCAACAGCATCCAAATATACTAATTTAAACAGTAAACCATTGTATTCAAAATCATCTTGTTCATCTATTTCACTGTCGGTTTCTTCTAATACAAGTTTATTTGATTGCTTAGTAGACTCATTAAATTCATCTTCGTAATCTTCATCGTCACCATAATAATTATTATAGTCTTCTCTTGCTTCGTCACTAGCCTCGTCCTCAGCTTCATCTCTAAAATAATCTAAAAGTTTATCGTGATATTTGTCAAACAAAGTATCGAAGTTATCTCTAACATATTGCTCTAATTTTTCTTCGTCCTCTTCCTCAAAATCACTATCATCAAGAAGATAGCACATTTTGTCTATAACTCTTTCTTTTTTAACATCATATGAGTAACTTATGGTATCGTCAAAATCGTATTCGGGGAGTCCTGTTTCCCAGTCAACTGGTCCATAACCACCAGATATATGTAAGTCGGAGTACTCTAATGTGACATATTCATCTCTATAAGATTCGGTTAATTCTTCTTCATCTGTTTCCTCTAATTCTAATTTATCTTTTGTAGCTTTAATTTTCTTTTTATTTAAAGTACAGTCTTCTTTAATTTGATTTTCAATATATAAATTACCTATCTTATCCATTCTACAATTATATTTTTTACCAAGTATGTTGGTGGATTCTTTTAATATTTTAGGAATATTAAATTCGTCTTTTTCTAGTACACTTGTATCTTCAATTCCACTTTCTTGTAAGAATCTATTTATAGCTGTTAAACTCTTAGGTACACGTACAAAACCACGACCTTTAATACAACTTTCCATATAATTAACTAAGTCCGTTGTAGGCTGATTTACAAGCTCTGCGCTGTCTGTAACTTCTTCTTTACCCTCTTCAGCTTTTTGTCCTTCTACAGGGTCAACTTCATTTATAAGCTGTTGAAATTCCCCTACGTGTTCTCTTTCTTCATTTATAATGTCTTGTAATTGTGTTTTTACTTTTTCATAATTACCTTTAACACATTCCGAAAGACTATCGTACTGAACAGCATCCGTCAAATGTAACATTTGGTTTTCGTATAACTCTATTGTATCATATTCCGATTTAATGCCAGCACGAAGTAATTGAAGAATTTCTGTTTTAGCACGTTCATCATTTGATGACTGCTCGTCTACTTCAGGCTGTTCGTCAGTATTGGTTTCATCGAGTTCTAAACTATCAATGTCAGAATCTTCTGTGATTGGTGTTTCTATTTTATCAACTTGTTCACCAACTAAACTTGTATCAATAACATTTGTGGGTTTTTCTTTAACTTCTGGTTTTTCCATATCTTCCTTATCCTCTTTCATTTCTTGTTCGGTTTTATGTTCGCTGAATGTTACTGTCCATTCATTTGAATCTTCTACTTTTTCACTATCTACTTTATTATAATAGCTTTCAAGTGCCATTACAGCGGTATCTTTATTTTGCGGACCAAAGATAGTAAAATTACCCTCTTTAGCTTTATAATCATTCGTAGCTTCTTTTATTTCACTTAATAATTTATCTGCTAAGTCACCCATATAATTTGTATTATAATCTTCGTCCATTGCTTTTCTTTGTATGTCATAAGCAATTGCGGCAGCTTGTTTCGGGTATTTACCAGCTTCAATTTCTGTTTTTATATTTTTCTGTAAAGTTTTCTTACTTTTACCTTTTATGAGTTTTTCATTGACAGGATAAGTGCATTTTATCTTTTTGCTTTCTGTTAAAGGTGTATGTCCTACTCCACCATAAATATCGTCTACGCTATAATCGTAATCAACTGTGTAATCAAATTCTACATAACCAATATCACGAGTAATAGTAACAGGTTTTTCAAGTATGATTCCAAGTACAGAACCACCACCATTAGCTGTATCTACAAGACCGCAATCTGTACGTGTACTAACAACAAATTGTGACTTGTTTATAACGTCATTTATTGACATTTCAACTAGAAATACAAGTTGTCCGATACTTGACGAGCAGTTATAAACTTCTTCTTGTACACTCTTTAAAAATTCACTATTTTTAAAATCTGAATTTATTATAGCATTAAATAAATCTTCTTTTGTATAACCTTGTGTTTTGGCAAGCCATACTAAACTTGCTGTATCTGGAATATCATCAACTGTTTTTAATACATCATCAGCATAAGCATTTTCTACATATTCTGTATTACTATCACCAGTATCTATAAAAATTTCACAAGGATAATTTTGTTCAAAGAAATGTTCATAAGGTGGATTAATATATATATTTTCCGATACAACTTTCCATACGTCATCATCTGTATGTGTTATATTTTGACTATCAAAGTATTTTTTAATATCTTCTACAATAGGACTTAATTCATCAGTTAAACTGCTATAACTATATACATCGTCCAAATACTCATACAACTTATCGGTAAACTCTTCACCAGTCATACCTCTACTGTATTTATTATACTTATTAGCTAAAACACTAAGCTCTATTGTATCATTGTAGTCTGCATAATATTCGCCAAACCAATTACCACCGTCATAGTTTAAACCATAATTCTTATAGTTATTTTTTAACCAACCTAAAATAACTTGTTCTAAGTTATTATCTTTAAGTGGTTCAAATGGTTCAGTTTCTTCCGTATTCACTTCTTCGTCTATATCCTCTTTTACAAGTTTAGACCCCTTTACTTCCTTATTGTCGGTTAGTTTTTTACTTGCCATCTTTTAACTCCTTAATCTAATTTATTTAATTGTTGTTTTATATCATCAATTCTTTCATTACATACTTCTACTAAATGTTCAGTAGCATTATCAGAAGGACGTTTATTAACAGCATCGTGAATGATATATTTACAAGCTTGTATAATTTCTTCTGCATAATTCCATATGTTTTGAGCTACTTTTACATTAGTAACTACAGATGTATCTTTTACTTCTTCTTGTTCTTTAATGAGTTTAATCACACAAACCATTCTCCTGATACTTTTTTAGTTCTTGGTCTATTTTCTTTAATTTATCTTCATTTTCTTTTATAAGTTTCTTATTCTTAGCTACCCAAGAATAAGGTTTACCATTTAAGTTGTATTGCTTATCTTGTGCTAATTCTTGGTTAAGAACATAAATTTTTTGCTGTAACCATTGTTTTTGTTCGTTAAGTTCTTCTATTCTGTTTTCAACATATTGCTTAATGTAGCTCATTTAATTATCCTCTAATTAATACATTTCTTTAATTAATTCTATTGCATCGTCAATATATAAGTCTATATCGTCATCAGTAAAATTTTTATAGTTTGCATATCCGTCAACTTTGAAATAAGGTGCATCTGTGTCATATACTTGCATAAAATGATTTTTCATATATGCAATAAATGAAGATAAATCACTTCCATCAAGACTATCCTCTATTTCAGGTTTAAATATACTATCCCAGTCATTGGGTACAATATCATTTTCCAATGCCTCGGGAACACAATCAATTTCTTGTAAATAATCATAAAATTCTTCAAAAGTTTTCTTACTTTGAAGTTCAGCTATGATTTCATCTTGTTCGGAAGTATCTTCAACTTCATCATCGTCATCTACGTCTTCGGTAATTTCATTACCGCTTTCACGTACTCCGTAAACATTTATCTTTTGATTTGGATAACGTGTTTGCATACTTTCCAATACTTTTTGCTTAGCTTCATCTTCATTATTAGCTGTTACTACTGTGACAAAATTAGGATTACCATCTTTTGAATAACTTACAGTATATTGTTTAGCTTCGTTTAAAGATTTTTTAGTTTCAATGATTTTTTCTACCATTTTAATAGCTCCATTTATTTAACTTTATTATAGTATATCACTATAATAATAAGTTGTCAACTATTTTAATTCAGTTTAATTATATATTTTTGCAATAAATGTTGTCAAAATAAAAATAGTGCAGTAAAACTAATTACTACACTATTTTTTGTGGTATATTGGGGGAATGTCGTATGAGCATTTTATCTGGTGCCATCGTCACCACTTAAGTAATTGAAATTATTTTCTTCATAATCTTTATCTAAAGTATTATCAAGTTTACTTCTAAATTCTGGTGCTAATTTAACGTAAAAACAATCTGGAAATACCATTCCATTAGATACTTCTGTTATTCTAAATGGTTTATATTCTCCATTTATAGCGGCTGGAATAAGTAATAAACAACCACTTTGAAGTCCAGGAGTGTCATATGGCAGTTGTGCTAATAACGGTTTATTTTCACTATCTTCACTAAACCAACCTAGTTTTTTTAATGTTTTTTGATTTGGATATTCTTCAAAAATAATATCTAATGGAATAGGGTCTTTATAATTTGCGTTTAATTCTATATGTGTATCATACCTTTTTGTAGCAGGTATAATTTCACAATACAAACATTCTATTCCTAATAAATGTGCCATTTCTTTAAATCTTTCTCTTAATAAAGTGGCATCATTTCCTATGAGTATTCCCATTTATTTAACCTCTATCAGTAGGAATCCAAATTCTTAAATCATCGCATAAATCATAAAATTTACTTAATTCGTAATCCCATTCATCATCCACATTTTCGTCATCTTCGGAATAAACATCAAAATCTTCGGTATAACTGTCATAATCACTTTCATCAAAATAATCAGGTATTGCGTTTATTATTTCTTTATAAGCTGATTTTAATGCTTCTTTTAAATCGTCATAACTACCTTCATCATTTGCTTTACGAAGTTTAAGTGCTGTATTTTTTGACAATTCATACTTCCAAGGGTTTCTCATTTTACTTTTCCTCTTTAAAATATTCACTCATTGTAAAAACTTTTAAACATTGTTGTTTAATTCCTTCTGTTTCAGCCGTTGCTAAACTTTCAGCAGGTGTCTTTAATAATTCATCCCTTATTTGAGTTGATTCTGTTATTTCTTCAGATATAGTTGCGTTATCTTTTACTTTGTTTATAATCTTTTCATCAACATCGTAAAGATATGTAGCATATACAGCTCCATTAATACGACAATCATATTCACTTTGTTTTTTGTCATGGACAGATTTAATGTTCCTTGATGAATCCGTGTATTTTCCACGATACTTTTTATTAAAATATGTCTTAGCTTGACTTGGACTTAATGCAATTACAGGTTGATACTCATCAATATGTTTATTATTATCTATAAGGTCGTATTCAACATTATATACACCTAATCCATCTTGATAATACGTCACATTTACATTTTTATAATGATTTGCTTGAGGTAAGTCATAAGCCTTATCTACAGCATCGTCAATATTATCAGCGGTTATTATAACTCTTTCTTTTCTATTTACCATATGACCGTCATGAAAAGTTGCCACATACTTATTCGTATACTCTTCAATAAGTTTATTTGGCATTTCGTCTGTTTCTTCTAATATTAATTTACCATCTTTTTTCATAGATTCGTTTAACTCCGACAAAATTTTCTCAACTTCAATTTTATCTTTTTCGGATAAAACTCCTAATTTTCTAATAAAAAATCTCGATTTTATTTTAATGGTTTTAGATAATCTTATTGTAGATTGTTTATCTAATCCAGCACTTTTTAAATCTTTTATATCATATTCACCATCAAAATTTAATCTCGGTTTATGTGAAGTTATTTTAGCTGTAAGTATATATACTTGACCAGGAGTAATAACTAACACGGGGCGTTTTTTATGCTCAGTCAAGTCATCTTCAAATACAACATCCGCTAACCATATATCCCACTTGTTAATGCTCATTTTTTACTCCTCATCCCAATAAGCATCTTCGGGGTCATCCCAATCTGCTGGCAATACTGTGTAACCAGTCTTTTTGTCTATATAACCTATCGTGGGAATTTTTTCAATTATTTTATCTATATCTTCATTAATATTATTTGATACTTCGTCCGTTTCTTCTAATACTAAACGAGTATCTTTTTTTGACGTAGTTTCATCTAAGCCTTTCTTATATTTTAAATAAGATATATCATTTCGTGTTATCTTTGAATCTATTACTGGTGCATAACCTTCGTCAATGTAAACTCCGCTATCTGTTTCACTTTGTCTTGTTTTACTCATATCAAATGAAGCAAATGGTCTACCATTTACACGAGATAAAATTCTACTACCGTCTGGATTATCTTTATCAGATTTATCTAAAAGCTCTGTACCGAAATGAACTATACCCATAGGTTCTGTATCACCATAGTGATGGTTGCCTTTATAACCTGTATAAATATATTCACTTTCACAAGTTCCACTATGAATATACAATATAGATTCTTGTTTATAATCTTTTGCAATATCTAGCATTGTTTTTTCAAAATCAGAATCATTATTTGCGTTTATAACTGCAAAAGAATTTTCTTTTTCTGATTTTGAAGCACTATCGTATTTATAAAAACCTTTTATGCTTATTATAAAGTAATGATGTGTTTTTAATTCAGTTAAAAGCATCCGTGTATCTCTATTATTTGATGCCCTTGTATAATTTGAAAGTTTCTTTTGATATTCTTCATCAGATTCAGTAGGCTCTTTATCTGGTGCATTTTTATACGCACTTATACAAACACAATCGTGGTCTTTAATATGAGCTTGTAATCTTGATAATCCACTTTCATTCAGTTGTTTTTTATTATAAATCTTAGTTACCATCTCATTCTCCAAATAACATTTACACTTAGAGTATAATATGTCTAAGTGTAAATGTCAAATTCTAATTTTAGTTTGTGTCAGTCAAAAGATAAAATAAACCGCTATGAAATTTATCGTCCGAACTCTTTACTTCGTTATCAAATTCAATTAATTCATCATATGCTTCTTTTACTTTTGTACGGAATAAATCAAATGCTCTATCCGAAATCTCTAATTGCTTCTTCAACTTTTCTACTTGTTCGGCATACTGTTTAATATATTGAGTAATTTTATCTCTAACCTCTTGCATTGAAAATACATAAGTAGGTCTCTCAAATCCAGGTGTATAACCCTCTCTACGTTCGTCATCTAATGGAAGTTCGTCAACAAATCCATAAAGACATATGTAGTCATTTCCATATACTCCGTTTTCAGAATAAGACACATAAAGCTTCGGATGTGCATATATATAACCGCTATCTTCCTCTATTCTGCCACCGCTAATAGCTCTGCCGAGCTGTGCAAATTCGCTGCCATCCTTTTTACGCTTAACTTCTACTTTTTTCCAAGCTTCTAACTTATTAGTAGTTTCAGCGAGTTGTTCTTCTAACTTTGTCTTAATTTGTTCCTTTGTGTTAAATGTAAATCTCATGATTTTTTACTCCTTAGTGTTTATTTATTTTATGGTTATAGTATATCACTATAACATATAAATGTCAAGCGATTTTACAAGATAATTTTTTTAATTTTTAAAGCACTTTTCTCAGGAGCTTCATTACCCCAACAATCCCAACCAAATCTTGCATTTCTAGCATACATTTCAAGTTTATTTGTGTTCGGATATAAACGTTCTATTATTTCATAAGCTATTGTTGGCTTTTGTGAATGACGTTTTACTTGTTCGGTAAATACACTATGTATCTTTCCTCTTTCCTCTTTTGCTACTGGAAGTAGATTGCCTTTATACATATACAATAAATATTCATGACCAAATCTAATTGTAAACGCTGTCGGTATTCCTGTAACTTTATTCCAAACCATTCTTGCGTGAAGTTTATATCCTAATTCTTCAGCTATTTGTTGTGCTTCAAATAAGTACTTGTCTATCGTCCACAAAAATAATACACTATCTTTATTTGTTAGTTTTGTAGCTGTACTTAAATGCTTTTTAATGTCGTACAAAGAAGCTGTTTGATAGTCTAATTGCTTCCCACTACTATTCGGTCTTACAGACTTACTACCACCTTTTGATTGTTGCCAAGGTGGGTCTGCATATATAATGTCATATTTATTTGTCGTAGTATAAATATCTATTTTCATTTTATTATCTTCTTTATTTTTAATTTTCTACTATTAACACTTTCTTCTATTCTATTCTTAGCGATATTAAAATAATTTTCGTCTAGTTCAATTCCAATAAAATTTCTTTTTGTATTTATACAAGCAACTCCAGTTGAACCTGAACCCATACAATTATCTAAAACTAAATCGTCCTCATTCGTATAAGTTTTTATTAGATATTCAAGCAAAGCTACAGGTTTTTGTGTTGGATGGTATACCGTTCCTTCAGCTTCTGCTGTTTTACAATAAATAATATCTGTCGGATAGCGTAACCCATCGCTTTTAATTCTAACAGGTTTAAAATCACCATAGCTACCACTTAATTGGTCCTTACGAGTTCCTTTATCATAAGCTTCACCTAAAGTCATCTGCGGGTTATATGTGGGTTGATTTTTATAGAAAATACAAACATCCTCATGTTTTCTTAATGGTTGTTTTTTTGCATTTAAAAAATTAGTGGGCTTAGATTTTTCCCAAATCCATTTATATTTGTAATTATCTTCATTACTCAATATTAATTTTGCTGTAAATATCCCTGCGGAAGTTAAAGCAATAACGCCATTGGGTTTTATTATCCTTAGATATTCTGACCAAAGAGGTTGCAAGGGGATACAAGAATCCCAACCGTTTTGTGTTATTCCGTATGGTAAATCACAGAGTACCATATCAATAGACTTATCTGGAATTTCTTTCATCAATTGTAAACAATCACCGCATTTTAAATCTATCATTCATTACTCATCCTATTTTTTAATTCTATCGCTTGCTAATTTAAAATATTCTTCGTTAAGTTCGATACCTATGAAATTCCTTTTAGTATTAACACAAGCAATTCCAGTAGTTCCACTACCCATGCAATTATCGAGTACCAAGTCACCTTCGTTTGTGTATGTTCTTATCAACCACTCTAAACATTCAATTGATTTCTCTGTCGGATGAACAGCCATTGATTGATGTGGTTTTTTAAATGTAATAATGCTCGTTGGATATTTTAATAATGGGTCTTTGTCATTTGTTTCAATAAGAGTAAATTGTTTATAATTTCTGTTCTTAACTTGCTTATTTAAAAACAAAGTTCCCTTGCTGTGTGATTTATTTCCTTGAGTAAATTGCGGATTATATGTGGGAAGTTTTTTATAAAATACAGCTATTTGCTCGTGTTGTCTTAATGGCATACGTTTTGCGTTTAGAAATCCGCTTGTTAATACTTTATCCCATATTAAGTCATATTTAAACATTTTTCTATTACTGTTCACTAAGTCAACATAAAACAAACCTTGAGCAAATAGTACTATTGCTCCGTTATCTTTTATAATTCTATTGTATTGTTTCCAAAGTGTATCAAATGGTAATTGTTTATCTATTTGATTCTGTGTAGCTCCATACGGCAAATCACAAAGTATCATATCAATTGATTTATCTTTTATGTCATTCATTAGTTCTAAACAATTACCTTGTTTTAAATCTATCATTTGTTACTCACTATGCTTTTAATCTTTAATTTATTATTTGTTTTAACTGTGTTATTTTCAATTCTATTTTTAGCGGTTTCAAAATATGTTTTATCTATTTCAATTCCTATGAAATCTCTATTTAATCTTTTGCAAGCTACACCAGTTGTACCGCTTCCCATAAAGGGGTCAAGCACTAAGTCGTTTTCGTTTGAACTATTACGAATATGTGCCAATACAAAATCTAATGGTTTTATAGTTGGGTGACCAAATAATTTATAATCATTATTTATCGGGCTATAATATGCTGTCTTAGCATCTTCATAATTTTGTGGATAGCATTTTCCAGAACCCTTACGAAAATATAAAAGATATTCGCAATCGGTTAAATACTTTCCGTGAAATGTTGGCAAAGCATTAACTTTATTCCAAAATAAAATATCAAAAGTACAATCGTGTTTATTTATAAAGAAATCAAAGTATGCGGGTATCTGTTTCTTATTACACCATATATATATGTTTGGTTCTTTCATTATACGCATACATTCATTACAAAATCTTTCTATATTATATCCGCTATTTACTATTGGTTTAATTTTCTTTAATGAATCATGAAGTCCTAAACAAGTATTTACTGTTCCACCACCTCCTTCAAGTTCACAAGCATAAGGTGGGTCAGTATATATTAAATCAATAGATTTATCCTCTATTGTTTTCATGAACTCAAAGCAATCGTCATTTATTAATTTTATCATCTTATCTACCTTTATTAAATATGTGCTTTTAATGCTGAAAATTCTTCAAAACTTAAATCGTTTATATCTTTACCTAACGGAACATCTATATAACTTATTAGTGCGTAATCTTTCATATTTTTATGAAATTTAATTGCTCCGTTTTTTCCAGCATTATCACCGTCAAAAGCTAAAATATATCTTTGTATAGTTTTGTTTCTTTTTAAAATTTCATATTGATTTTCCGAACCAGTACCCATTAAAGCTACTGCTTTCTTTCCCCATTTCCATAAAGTTAAACAGTTAAAAAAGCTTTCTACTACATAAACTTCTTTATCATTTTCAGTTATCTTGTCTAATGCATATACAGGTTTTTCTACTTCTGACGGATAGTTAAACCACTTTCCTTTTGTACTCCTTCTTGCTACAAACACACAATTTCCAAATTCATCGTTTACAGGGAATGTTATACAATCTGTTTTTATATCATAACCAACGTCAAACTGCTCAACTACTTCAGGTGTTAAGCCACGTTTCCACATATATTCGTGATAATACCTATAACTCTCTAATTCGTCATCTGTGACCGTTTTAACGGCTTTTACAGGCTTATTAAAGGCTAACTCAATGCTGTTGCTCTCTCCGATTTCAAACTTGCTTAGCACCCAATTTAAGCCGTATAAACCACCGTCCTGTCTGTCAAAGCAATAAGATACAAACTCATCAAAAGAACCAGCTTGACCGCAAGTAAAACAATGAAAATCACCTTCTTCAAAATTCCCATTTTTGCTTAAAAATATTCCGCAACTAGGTTTTGATTCAAGTCCGTGTTTATGACAAGGACAAGTCACTTGAAGATTTTGACCACTGTGTTTAATATCTCTTAATTTATTTATTCCTTGTAACTCTAACTCATATTTCAATTCTTTTAAAATATCTGGTATGGGTGTTACTATTGTTTTATTTCCTAATCTCAACATATCTAATAATATTATATGCTATTACTCGCATAATTTGAAATATTTTTTAAAATGAAATTTCGTGTCCGTAATTAGCATCATTAAGTAAAACAAGTAATTCGTACCAATCTTTTCCGTTTAAGTAAATAGCTTCCTTAAAAATGTCATCAGTTGATGTTTCAACATCAAAGTCTTTTTTACTAGTGTCAATTGTTATTTGCTTCATTTCACCATATTGCGTAACAGTTTTAAATTTCATGGTAATTTCCTCATTCTATTATGTAATTTACATTATGTTCGTTTTTTGTTATTTTAAAGCCACATTTACATAAGAAATTAGCAATAGTTGAACCAACTATTTTTGCTTGACCACATTCACAATATTTATTTAAAATTTTGTATGTTATCCAATAGTCACTAATGGACAACTTCTTTTCAGTTAACTTTAAAAATCCTTCTTCGTCTGTTTCTTCCAATTCTTTAAGTGCCTCTAAGACAGCTTTTTTGTTTATTGCTTTCTCCATTTTAAATATCCTCTAATATTATTCTGCTGCTTTAAAATTATAAATAGGTTTAATTATCTTTTCAATTTCAACTGTATCTTTTATAAGTTCTATAATTTCTTGCGCTGGTTTATATGCCATAGGTGCTTCGTCTATTGTACTTTCATTTGCTGTTGTGGTATAAATACCATTCATAGAATTTTGAAATTCTTCTACTGTTAATCTTTTTCTTGCTTGTGAACGTGACATAATTCTTCCAGCTCCGTGTGGTGCTGAATAGTTCCAATCTTCATTTCCTTTACCTATTCCTATAATAGAACCGTCTCTCATATTAAGTGGTATTAATACTTTTTGACCTTGTAAAGCACTTATGGCACCTTTTCTAATTATTCTTGTATCTACATCAATATAATTATGTAAAGTATGAAAATATTTATAATTTTTTAATTTATTCAGTCTTAATCCTACAAGTATTTTTTCTGCTATTGTTTCTCTATTTATTGTAGCAAACTTTTGGCATATTCGCATATCATATAAATAATCTTCTAAACTTTCACCTTCTACATAACATAATTCATCTGGCATTTTAGGTTTTATTGAATCAAACTGTTTTAAAGCCTGTTCTATTTCTTGTTCTTTACCTTCTGATTTTAATTTATTTATTATGTCTAATCTTTCGTCTCTATGTCTATTTAAAGTACGAATTGCCTTATGTTGATAAACTTCTGCTACTTGTTTTCCTAAGTTTCTACTTCCTGTATGTATAACTAAATACTTACAATCATCTTCGTCTATGTCTACTTCAATAAAATGATTTCCACCACCTAATGTTCCTATCGAAGCTTCTAACCTATCTTTATTTTTTAGTTCTTCATAACATCTTAAATCACGTATGTTGAATTTACTATCCTTATAATATTTATCTGACTTTTCACAAACTTCTCTACCACAAGGAATATTCTTCTTAATAATTTTATCTAACTTAGTTAAATCAATATCAACTTTTCCAAGAGGTACAGTTAGCATACCACAAGCAATATCTACACCTACAATATTAGGAATAACCTTATCAGTTAAATTTGCTGTAAACCCTATAACACTTCCTTTACCTGTATGTACATCTGGCATAACCCTTATTTTACTATCTTCAAATACCTTAGTATCTACTACACTATGTAATTGATTTAGGGCTTCTTGTTCTATATTATCTGTAAATATTTTTACATTATTAAATTCTATCACGTTATTATCTTCCTTAAAAATTATTAAAATTTAATAAAAATATTTGTTAAAATAAATTTATTTTAACTGGGTTAAACGCTAACCCTCTATTAGTTATTTGATTGAAATCAAAATTACTAAATTCTTTTCTTAAAATTCCTATTGCTCCATTTACGTCAGCATTGATTAACTTTTTAATTGAAGATTGAAATAACCCTCTTTTTATTCTTTTTCCTAAATAAGTTTCGTGTTTACAAAGTTCTTCATTTGCTAAATGGTCTACTTTACTTGTATAACTTTCTTCTGTTATTATTACTTTAATTCCTACTAACTCTGCTTTGTATTGAATTTGTTGTATTAACTTTTCATAAGGAATTGATACAAAGTTTTGATTATTTCTTTTACCTAAATTTACTTCTTGTTTCCAATCTTTATTGTTACCAATAACTATATTTCCAATTTTATTTTCAATACAGTAATTTATAATGAATCTTGAAGTTTTATGTAAATAATCAGTTACTTTGTTGTTTCTTTTTAAAGTTAATTTATCGATACGATTAGAAGTTCCTTTATCTTTTACAAATGACATTAATTCAGCTTTTCTTTTATTGAAATACTGATTAGTAGATTTAAGTGGTTTACCGTTTATAATGAAAGGTTTTAAACCTACATTATTGAAAGTTGTAACTAAATTACTTAAACCTAAGTCAATACTTAAATAATTTTCTGTATTAACATCTACTTGTTGAACTTCTTTTTCATATACAATCTCTACTACATAACAAGTTGCTTGGGGTATTATTCTTGTTTGTATTAAATTTTCTTGTGTTACTTTTGTTTTTATTGGTTGAATACAATTCTTAGCAAAATAAATATAACCATTTTTAATCTTGCAATTTTGATTTGTAAAAATAACTATATTTCTACCGTTCTTAGCTTTATAATTAGGTAATTTTGGTCTTGCTTTAAATTTACTTTTATTTTTATTGTATTCTTTATTTGCTTTAAAAAATGACTTCCAATTTTTAAATAAAAGTTTAATTACTTGTTGAGAACATTGAACTGGTAAACTTCTAAAATCAATTTGATTTTCTTTAGCTAATTGAGTTGAAATATCATACTCATTTAACATTTTTCCATTTGAAATAAATTCTTGACGAACTAAATAATTTACATAATTATATAAATTTTTAGATTTAAAACATAAATCATCAATTTGTTTATTAACAATTATATGTCTTTCAACTAGGTTCATTTAAACTTATCTCCAAAATATTTTTAATTTAATATAACAAAAACTCTATGCCTACTTTGTGATGCGAGCACATTTCAGCATAGAGTGTTGTTAGCATAATATTGTAAGTTTGTAAACAATCATCTCGCATATAACTATTTACTAAATATAGTATAACATACTAATTTACATTTGTAAAGCGTTTTACAAAAGAAAAATAGGTATTTATTAGAAAATTTTTCCGTCTTCCTCTAAATACCTATTCACTCTTATATTAGCTAATTGAGTTCTTAATAAGTTGTTTTCTTAGCCATTTCTAGTTTAACTTTCACTTTGGATTCACAATCTGCTACATTTTCTTTTATAAAATCATACAGTATTGAAATATCCTCTTTAGTATCTTCTTTTTTGTTATATACAGATACTAATATTGCCATATCTTCTGATAAAGCATCTGCGTGTTCTACTTCTTGAGTGGCTAATTTTACATAAGTTTTATAAAGGTGTTCGTGTTCTATATCGTCTTTATATTTTATTGCACACATAGAATACTCGTCAGATTTTTCTAACTCATCCTTTATTTGCTTATAAATACATTTAAGCATTTTAACCATTGTTTTAGTTCTCCTTATTATTTTTTAGACATATCATACCGATATTTAAGTCTAGTATATTCTTGTACATATTCTGCGTGTTCTACTGCCCATATTTTCATCATATACTCTGGAGGTTGACCAACTTTAGCTCTATACTTTTCAATAATTTTAACAACTAAATTATGTAATGATTCACACATTTCAAATTTTTGTCCTATTATTTTTGAGTATACAGCTATAACATCTTCGTCATTGTCACCAGCCTTTTCCTCTTCCATACAATCTAAATATGTATCAATAGATTTTAGAAGTTTGTCATACTGTTTTACGATTTTGCTAATTTTTAACATTTTTTATACCTCTACTATTTATCAAGTTTATTATCAATAGATTTTAATTTCTCGTCTTCTATTAGACTTAGAATTGTTTGGTTATATACTAAGTCATCAAGTTGTCTTCTTAAACTGTAATTCTGTATTATTCCAGCAGATACAAGTATATATAAAATACCTAAACCACCTTCTAAAAACATAACATTACACCTCTGTTACTATCTTTTTAACTGTGGTTTTTGTACTTGTCTTTTTAACAACAGCATCTACATTTGTTGTATCGGTATCTGTTGCTGTGTCTGTATCTTTCGGATTAACAGTTAAATTTTCGGGAAAATAAAAATCTAATATAACATTAGTTGAAGTGCCTGAATTTACTACTTTTGGTTTTTCGTTGCAACCAATTTGATAAACTTTTCCAACTGCGACAGTTACCTGTTGGCATTGTGTTGGAGTAGGCAAAACTATATCTTGTCCACCCCAAGCATTTGTTACCACTGTCGGTTTATTTACAGTTGTTGAATAATTTACTTCACCAATCATTTTATGCCTCTCTAACAATAGAAAGTTTAGCGTGATTAAATGTAAAGCCGACTCCAACTAATCTAACGGTAAAGGTATGAGTATTATAGCAACACGTAGGTACAATAACAGTTGTGCTAAAATGAAGATTTTCTGTACTGCCGACAGCAACTGTTACGGCATCCATAGCGCAAGGCATAGCTATACCGTCTTTAAACAGTTGTACAATTACAACACCAGCAGTTGTACCTACACCGAAACCATCGAAGTTAAAAGTGTATAAGCCAGTATTTTTTATTGTAGCACTACCAGAATTAATACTTATTGAACAACCTGTATTGTCACATACAGAAGGAAAACTAAGTTCACCACCTGTTATAACAGCTTGAGCATTGTTGTTATACATAGTTATTGAAGATTTATTACTATTTAACATTTTTTTATTACTCCTTTAAAAAATTTATAAAATATAATGCTGTAAGCAATTACACTTACAGCATTATTTGTGCAGTGAATTGCACGGAGGTTATTTTGAATGATTTAATTAAGCGTTACAGCCACAATTACCGTAAACACCGTTTAAAGTAGACGTGCCGTAATATGTTGCCATATAGGGGCTACAGCTAGGATAAGCAGGTACAGCTCTAGGAAGTAACGTGTCAACAAGTGAAGTTGTCTGTGCTTGATTCTGAGCAGTAAGTTGATATACTGTAAGCTGACGTTGCAATTCGTTATTGCTGTCACGTAAAGCTTGAATAGTATTGCCTTGAATAAGTGCACGAGTCTGCTCACCGTCATTGAGGATTGCAGTCTTCACATCGCAGCCATTTTGTTATCGTATAAATTGTTTACTTTATACTTCAATATGTTTCCATATTGTTCAGACTATATCTTCATCCTATATTATTAAATATAGGAGTTCGGCACTCGTGTCGGGATTATTGGTTATCGTCCTCACCCATTAGTCGTTGAACCTTCAGTACTACTGTTGTCGATATTCGTACTGCTTGGCTGATGATTGGCATATTTACAAACATATTTATTTTTTAATAGTTTATTGTTTTTTAATGAAGTTATTATTGCTGAATAAGATACATCTAATTCAATACAAGCTTTTTTTATAGATTCGTAATATTTTCCATCTATTGTTATTGGTATACACCAGGTCATTCCTTTATAAACCTTCTTAGCAGGTTCTTGTCCTTTATAATGACAAATTATTCCAGTATTTGTACAACCCTTTGATAACCAAAAACAAATTAATTCGGAAGAAACTGTAAAAGCACGAGCTGCGGATTTTACGCTTTCGTACTCAATATCCCCAATTATTACTGATTTACGATGTTTTACACCAACTCTATTTGCAACATCCTTATTCTTCATTGGGTTATTAATACTCATCCTATTACGTTGCGTTTCGGATTTCATACAATTATTCTTTGAATACCACTCACGTTTTTCCTTAGTCCAAGTTTTAGTTTCACCCCCAAAACCACCATTATAAATATTACAACTACATTGTCCAATTTCTTTTAATTCATTTATTCTATCAAATTCAGCTTTAAAAGCATCTTCTTCCTTTTCATAATAACTTATTATTCTACTCTTACAATTATTTTTAGAAAGTACTGTATTAAATAACTTATTATGTTTTTTACACATATATCTGTCTTTACAACCTTTTCCTACATAAAAAACTTCATTTGTTTCTACAATAAACCATTCATAGATATAAAACATTTAATTTCACCTTTATTTATTTTTTTTATTTTATTATACACTAAATAATTAAAATTGTCAATGTGAAATTAAAAATGCTGTTTGTAAACTTAGCTTTCCATCAATTCACCGAATTGCCATAGCATATTACTATGCTAAAGTGCCTACTGCTCTATTTATGTTAAATAAACGTGTTATATTAAATAAACGAGTAACTAAATTCTTCACGGCTTTGAAGAATTTTTTAGTTAAGCACTGAGCCAACTGTGCTTGTGTATTCTGGAATCCGAGTTGTGTTGCATACTGACTTTCCAATATCTGTTTTTGTGTTGCACAAGCGGTATTAAATATACTCTCCTGTGTCTTACAAGCGGTATTGAAAACATCTTGCTGTGACGTAGCGGAAGTTGTAAGAACATCACGTTCTACTTGTGAGAGGTCTGAGCTACGTACATTAGCGTTTTGTGCTGTAATTATAGCAGATAAAGCACCAATATCAGCACTATTATTATCGTGACCACCATAATTTCCACCGCGATTACCGAAGTTTCCACCCCAGCCAAAAGCGAAGAAAATTAAAAGCAAAACGATAACCCACATAAACATTCCACCACCGAAGTTGTCATCTCTGTTACGATTAGAAAATAAGATTGCTTCTGAGGCATCCATAAGATTTTATATCTCCTTTTAAATTATTTATATATTAACATAAAATCCCGTACGCTAATTTTATGCAACATATTTAAAAACCTTTAAAACCATTTGAATTATTATTTGTATTTGTATTTTTATTTTTCATTCCAGTTCTTATTGCTTGTTCTGCTTGAATCCATATTTCATTAGGAACTTGATGTTTAAGACCAAATTTTCTTGCAATATTATAATAATTTTTTATTTGTGATAATTTTTGTAAGTCTATTTTTTTACTTTTTGCTAAAGGAATTAAAACTTTTGCAGGGTCTTCACCATTTTTTATCATTCGTCTTAAAACCTTGGCAATATCTGCCTTTTCTGGTGGTATTCTATCAAGAAGATAATTAACCATTTGTTCGGGAGAAGATAAACCATTTGCAACTTTAACTATTTTATCAATCCAACTCATCTATATCTTCCTCCACTTTTGTTGTTTTGCTTTTACTTTGCAACTTATTAACTTTTCTATCAAGTGATGCCACTTTTTTATTTGTTTCGTCCAACTTCTCAAGAATAATATTTAATGTTTCGTCAGTTGAATTTACATTAGTATTTTGTGTTTCTTCATTATCAGTTTGTTTATTTTCTGTATTCTTAACATCACTTTCAGTACCATTTGTACCGTTACCATTCATTGGACTAAACACAAACGATTGTATACTACATTGTCCGTTTGCAAACTTTTTACTGTAAAATACATAATGAACAAAATCAAAGAACAATGTAGGTGTGCCGTCAGTAGGAACAGGATAATTTTCAACTTCTTTGTAATCACTAATTTGAATAAATATACCACGTTGTCCCATTGACGGGTTTACATTAACTGTTGGTTGTGTATTTGCTTGCATTTGTGACTGCATTTGTTTATATGTATTATATAATTGGTCTACACTATTATTTACATTATAATTAGGAATAGGTGCACCGTATGTTCCATACATATTCGGTCCATATAAGTTTTGTCCGTATGCCATATTAAATAACCTCCGCTATATTAATTAGTCTATATCAATAGTTTGTTTACTATCGGTTACATCATCTTCCATATCATCGCATAAGTCTGTATTAATAACATAATTATCTGAACTACTGTTTGAACTAAAGAAGTTTTTAAATCCACTAAAATTTTCTTTAACAAACGTTGTTACTTCTTTTATTCCGTTCATTATCTTTTTTGTTAATGGTACAGTTTCGTATTTCTCTAATTCGTTTAAATATGTCATAACAAACATAGTTTCATTATCGGTTAAAGGAACACCACTTGCTTCCTTTCTCATTATGTCACACGCACTATCTGTTAAACTTTCTAAAAATTTTTCTCTAAAACTACTTGCCATATTAACCTCTCGAAAATAAAAAATAGGTGTAAACGTTTTTCTGTTTACACCTATATTATATATGTTATTTTTAACTTGTAAATACTGGAAAAGTACTGAATTTAACTATTTTTAATTGTTAAAAGTACTTAATTAGTACTGTTATAATTAACTATTGGATAATTTATCTTTATAAAATTGTTTCTTATTCTTGACACTTTGTACTTCCATACTAAATATATTTGCCAATTCACCTTGTGATAATTTATCTACAAATGCTTTAACACAAAAATCTATTTGACTATCATTAAAACCTAAAGATTTACATTTATCTACTAATTCTTGTTCTGTACAATTTTTAACGTTGAAAGAAGTTTGTTCTTTATAAAATTCTACTAAATCATTATATCTCGGTTCTATATAATCGTAATCTTCTAACTTAGCTTGTACCATACTTGCTTTATAACTTATTAATGCCATAGCTAAACCTAACATACAAGAAAATAAAATACTTACATATGTATTCATACTAACGGTTATTGCTAAGGCAAATATTACAATAGATAGTACTAAACATTGTTTTAAAGAAGTAGAATGAAATTGTCCATTATAAAATTCTCTTGTTATAAAATATGGAACAAGTATACAAGCAAGTTGTATTTCTTTATGAATTAATATACTGTATAATATTAATGTTAATAAAACACAAAAGAATCCCATTAGTCTATATGCAAACAGGATTCTTTTATATTGTTTTTGTGTTACTTTTATTTTTCTCATTGTTTTCCTTACTTATCTATCTATTTATTACTCGTCTACAATTTCAAATTTCTTTTGTAAATCGTTGTTAGCACTCTTTTCATTACCTAAAAACCATATAGGGCAGCTAGGTGTCCAAGTATCGTTTTTTACTTCTTTAGGTCTTTTTGTAATATCAATCTTTTTTGATTTTTCCATAATTTTATGCCTCCAAAGTAATTTATGAATAAATATATTGAAACTATAAATAACTTATAGTCAATTGTACTAAGCATACTTACAATAAAATTAAAATTACTAGATTCCAATCCGCCTATACGACCGACCATAAATAATATACTATATAATAGTTGTAAACCATACAGTATAAAACTATCAATTAGACTAAACCAATTTCTTACAAATAACAACGGAATTATAAAATAACAAACAATATTAAATATTTGTACTACTGTATTTCCGTCTATACAATTATTAAATACTAATTCAACTAAACAATTAATTCCAGTACAAATTAAAGTTTGTATGATAGAAATTATTATACAGATAAACCAATTTGTTCTACATAATAATTTATATATAAATGTTAGTTCAAAAACCATTAACAAACCCATTATAATTTCTTGCCAAACTCTATTTGGTTCTTTTATTAATGACGGGTCTGCTGTAAACCAAAGTATTCCACATAATCTTGCTATAACACATAATACCATTACTATTACGCAAGTTGCTAATAAACACGCTGAAAATACTTGTTCTGCAGTTTTAGTTCTAAAATAAGCTTTAATTCTGTTCATTGTTGTTAACTATTCTCTTTTTTACAGTTCTTATTATAGCAGATGATTTTATAAAAATCAACAAAAATAAGTACTGAAAAAGTACTTATTTTACAATATTTTTTATATAAATTGCGTAAAACTAACAATTTATATAAATTATTTTAACATCTTACTAAAATCATCACTGTAAAATATCTTCCCCTTTATTTTATTTTTTTATACTTATATTATATAATGTATTTTATTTATTGTCAAGTTTTTATTTACAATAAATGTTATTTGTAACTGATTTTTTATTTTTCTCCTAATAAACCTTATAGGTTACTCTTCCATTCGTACCCAAATGTTGACTGCGATGTACGGGGGTAGGTTGTTATGACTACCGTCGTTACCCGTACTACCGACAGGTGAAGGATACGGTTGCACAATACTTTTCGTAATTTCTTGGTCATAACTAACAGTCGATGTTGTTATTGCATACCAATATTGACTACCCGTTGACAGATAGGCGTAAAAATTGTGGTAATGGCTTGGCATTTCATCAACCGTCAACTTATGAGTTGCTTCACCGCCCGTTGCTTTAACATTATATCCCGTGCCGGCACCGATAAGCATACGCCCAGTCTGCTTTTCCCAAGTTCCCGAACAACCTAAGTCCGCTGGGGTTTCGCTACCAAGCGTTATATAAACGCCTGTCTTTTCGGCGTTGGCGTAAACAATTGAATTTAACAAATTGTCGTTTTTAACGCCCCCCCCCTAAAAGCTCATTCGATAAATTAACCAAATTACCATTGACGTCAAAACATTGTAAACCTGTTGCACTAATCATAGTTTTTACTCCCCGTAAACTTCTTTGTGTGCCTTAACTTTGCACTCTTCGACATAAGCGTTGTATTCGTCAAACTCAAGCTCTGCCGTTCCTGCCAACTTTTCACGCAAGATTTTATTCTCGTCATCGGCTGAATACTTTTCTCTTATATATTTAACCGTTAAGCTGTCATACTTTTTCTTTTTATTGCTTTCCAGCTCGTCCTCGGTATAAGGCACGTAAACCTGTATATCTTCATACTCGTCATACGCTTCAACTGCGGGTGTGTCGGGAATGGCTTTTATTGTTTCAACTGTTCGTCCCAGCTTGCCATTAAGAGCGGTGTACTCTTCTAGTATCTTGCAATACTCACCGCCGAAAATGCCTACTTTCTCGCCGTTTTCCAAGGCTTCGTTATAAATCTCTTCGGCGGTTTTGCCTTTAACCTCGGCAACTGCTTCGTGATGTTCTTTTAAGATTTTATCGGCTTTGAGATAGCCTTTGTCAATGTCGATATTGTCATTTAATATTTCGGTTTTAGTTTCGTTATAGATTGTCATTGTTGTTTACTCCTTTATTAAACTCGTTTCCAAGCATATACTGTATTACTTCCAACAGTAAATGAACCCAAGCTAGTCCACGTTCCACCTATTGTTTCAGCAGGTGAAGTTGAAGATGAAGTCAAGAAAGTATCAGTTAAATTTTCGTTAATTACTTCTTTAATTTTAAATACGGTGTTTGTTTGATTTAAGATTACTGTTTCGGTAGTTGAAGATGAAAGCTTGTATTGGACAAGCAAATCATCAGGTAAAGTTTCAGTAAGAATAATAATGTAACCTACATTATTTGCACAAATCGAATTATCAATTGAAGTTGATAACCATTGGGAAGATGCAGAAACGCGAATATAGTTTTTATTACATACATAAAGACTATCGTCAGCAACAATATCGTTCGAATTAAAAGAATGTAAACCTTTAGGGGAAATCCATTGTATAACACCGCAATTATTTACATCTTGAGAAAAGTCGTCTTTAGTTAAGTAACCAGTAGCCCTGGTAATAGTTCCAGTACCGTCACCGTTATCTTTAAATGTATCAAAAGCACCTAAATTATATAAATTTTTATTAACATTACCCGCAATATCTTCCAAGCTTATAAGTTCGCCGTCCGAATTGTAACTTGTTACATTTGTTGAATTTTTCATTATTTTATTTTAACTCCTTAACTAAATGAAGAAATAATTACTGTAGCTGTACACTTAACATTAGAATAAATACGTCTAAAATTGCCACTATCACTTTTAACTTGTCTACTTACAAAAGCTACAGTAGGCATATATGGGTCACTTAACGATGTAGTTAAACCCACATTACTTTCAACGTGTACACTAGAAACTCTAGCTCCACTAACAGAACAGTCTACGTAATATTTTCCAAGTTGGGTATCAGCAGAATCAGTTGATGTTGACCAACTACTCGATGTAAATGTATATTTTTCTATATAAGGTCCTAAATCATCCCATTCCCAATTTCCATCGCTACTCAAACTTGTTGTATATGTTAATATAATTAATTTACCAGTAGTAGGGACATTCGATGTTGTTAAGTTGTCAGCATAATTTCTTATTATAGTTTTGGCACCTATGCCATTTATACTAAGCGTTGTAGAACTAGTTCCAGCACTACTAACTGGTTTAAATACAATAGTTAAACCCTCATAATATTCTGTTATACTAGCATCCGTGCCCATCCAGTTAATAGTCGTTGAGTCCCCTGTTGTTATGATAACAGAAGATGCTACATAATGGATAGTATTTTTATTAGCCCGTATATCCCTATCAATAGCTATAAGTTGATATTGAGTACCGTCATATATAAAAGTAGCAATATCGCCAGCATTTATAATTCCCGCTGTAATCGCACTACCTCTATAATAAATACTTTTTGCGCTTTTGCTATTAATACTTAAAGTTGCACCAGCAGGAACACTATACGTAAATTTAACGGATACAACACCACCAGTAGATAATACATAACTAGATAAAGCTACTGCCTTAGCAGTAGTTGTAGCTGCTGTTGAACAAGTACCATAGCCCTGACCTAATGAAGCATTTGTATATGTAGTATTACTATCATAGTAATAGTCTGCCCACACCCAATAACCTGTATTCGAAATTGTTGTATATGTCAATAGAACTACTGTATTTACAGGAAGCTGAGTTGTTAAATTACTAGTATTTCTTCTTACAGTTTTAGCACCCAAACTATTTATATTAAGTGTTGTACTGGATGAACCACCAGTAATGCCTATTTTAAACGCTACAACTAAGCCATCATAATATTCTGTTATACTAGTATCTGTGCCAGTCCACGTTCCATTCGTACCAGTTGTATTGCCTTGTATATAATGAATTGTATTTTTATCTGCTCTCTCACCTTGTGATGCTGTTGCATATGCTGTAGAATCAGTATATGCGGCACTACCCAAACCTTTAACTGTCACTTCTGTGCCATCTACTTTAATAGTACCGTTTGTAGAACCAGTAGTAACAGACTTAACGGCACTATTTGCCGTAGATTGAGCTGTACTAACATCTGTCTTTAACTGTGTAATATCGTCTGCATTTTGCTTTCCTTTATTACCAGCATAAGCTGTAGAAGAGGTTTCACCGAGTGCCAGTGAAGGACTGATTTCTACATACGCTGTACCACTCCATCTGTATGTGAGATTGGTAGTAGTATCAACATAAATCTTACCTGTTTCACCAGTAGTAGGAAAATTTGACTTTGCTGTATACTCAAGAACATCATCAACGTATGAAGGAAGTTGCGAACTAGGAACTAAACCACTTGAATCAAGTGTTGCGACACCATTGGCTACACCCATTTCACTACGTTTAACCTGTGCATCGTTAGTGACATTACCTAAACCAACCTCACTTGCGGTATATGCGGGTTTCGTTGATGCCTTAGCCCAATCGTAAACATCGCTTGCTTTTGCCGAGCCTGCTGTTGTAGCATATTTGACAGACTTATTACTGTCTGCCGTGTTGTCAACATTATCTAGTCCCAAATCTTCTTTAGTGGGTTTATTACTGGAAGAATATACTTTATTATTATTTGTATATATATCTCCATCTATATAGGCATCGCCATTTGTTCTAAAAGTTTTTGCCATTTTTATTTTTTTCCTATAATTATTTTTTATTATATTATTATTGTATTATGTTTATTGTTTTATGTCAAGTTTTTTATTTTTTTATAATATATTTGTACCGTATATTGCTACAGGAACTATTAAATTGTTTTTTGACGTACCGCCAGAAGTAGAATATTCATAACCACCCCATATGTATAATTCCGTAGATGACTTAATAGAAAATTGCCGTGTATACCATGTATTGCCACCTACCCATTGGTCAGATACACACATCATCATAGTTGTATATCCAGCAGTAGCATAGTTTGTGCCAACTCTAAACTTTTTCTGTAGAATCGTACAGTTTTTAGAACCCCTATCACTATCTAAAATATATTCAATAACCAAATATTTAAAATCTGCAACAGAATGAGTTAATGATACTGATTGTGCTGAAAATTCATTAAGATTCCCATAATCATTTTTATTACTATTTTCCCAAAGTATACCTGAGTCGACACCCAAGGTTGTTTTAACACCAGCGACATCAGTTGCTCCTGTACCACCATATTTTATAGGCAAAGTACCGTATACACCAAGTGTTACGTCTTTGGTTCCATCAAATGTAACTAGAGAAGTACTTGCTAAATTGACTGACATAGCCCTAGGATTATTTAATCTTTCAGATGTGGCAACATACGTTATTTTAACATCTCCTGTACTACCATTAACTGACGTTACTGTATTTACTTGGGCACCTGAAGCTATACCATCTAATTTTGCTTTATCACTTGCTGACATTAAACCATCTGTTGACTGTGAAGCAGTACTGTATGTCGTATCAGTAAGACTAACAGTTGTGTTAGAACTTTGATTTGCTGAAAATGTTGCAACTTGAGTATTATTTTGCTTAATTGTTAATGTTCCATTATTAACAGTAGGAATTGTAGGTGTATCATTTAAATCTGAATAACTACCACTCGATGCTACTGTTGCAAGCCCTAAGTTACTACGTGCCGTTGTAGCATCCGTTGCGCCTGTGCCACCTCGAGTTATAGGCAAAGTACCCGTTACACCGGGTGTTATGTTAATAGAACCGTCAAACGAAGATGCAGAAGTACTTCCTAAGTCAGTCTGTATAGTTCTGGAATTATATAATTTTGTTGCAGTAGAAGCATTTCCACTTATACTATTTCCCAATGTATTGTTACATTTAACAGGCACACCATCAGAACTAAAATAAACTGGATAAGTAGAAGAACCAACTGCACTAGATAAATTAAGACTATCTGCTGTAGCAGCAGAACTAATATTAGTTGCCGTACCTGTAAGTCCTATACTTAATTTCTTAGTACTACTATTTTGAGATAATGTAACAGTCATACCATTTGATTTTGAACTGCCAACATCAATTAAATCAGTTCCAAGCTTTTTTGCTGTTACTACACCATCTTTAACAGAACTTGCTTCAGTAGCTGTGTCAGCATTACCTTTTAACGACCCAGTTATTGTTCCCCCTACCTCTAAATTATTTGCAATATAAGCATCGCCATCTGTTTTATTATCAGTATTTAGAACTTGTAATTTTTCTTTACCTGTATAAGACATTGTTTTTATCTTCCTTTATGTTTTTTCTACATTATAACACAATACCTTTCATTCTGTCTAATTTCATTCTAAATAAAAAGTAGTTATAAATAATTATAACTACTTTTTACCTTGTTATTTCGTTCAATGCCTATACGTTACAAAAATTAACTACACAATTCCAATACTATTCCGCACTTCACTCTGCGCTTCCTTTACGTAACCGAACGAAACTAAACGTCACATTTCCTTAACAATACCGTACTCTACTTCACAATACTAAGCCTACACTTATCAAAACCGTACACTACGAAACCTTTACATAACATCACGAAGCTGAACATAGCTTTTCCACGGCATTACTCAACGTTGCAATTCCTTAACTGCGCAATTCATATCCATTACGATACTTAACTTGACAATTCCAATACAGAGCCAAACTAAACTTTACAGTTCCAACGCTTTTTGATACATCACTCTACATTTCCATTACCTTACGACACTTTACTCAGCTTAGCCATTACCAAACTAAAACATACATTACCATTACTATACAATACGGCACTCGTCTTGACCATTACTTTACTGGACTTTACTTCGCATTTCTTTTACCATACATCTCCGAACGTAGCTTTCACAATACATAGCGTTTTATTACAGTACTGTACCGTTCCTATACTGGACTAAACTCAACATTACCTTTACTTGGCTGTTCCATACTATTCCGTACCGCTACTTTACGATACTTCCCTTCACAACACCGCACCGTTGCTAGCCACAACGTAACTTAACAGGACCGCCCAGCACAAAGCCTTTGCATTATTTATCGTCTTTATTACCACCTACGGTATTACCATTTTCGTCTAATAATTCATATCGGAAGGACCCCTTTCCAGAGTTACGCCATTGTAAGAAACCATTATACCTACCATAATTAAGCCACTCTTTTACAAGTTCTTCAAGTGTATCATCTAATATTGTAATTCCAAATGTACAAGTAGAACCAGCATTTATTTCTTCACTTATTGCAATACTTATTCTTTCACCTTGCATTGTTTGTGCTCTTAATGGTCTTTGACATTCTGTAATTTCTGTAATATTTTCAATTTTATTTTTTCTATCGTCAATAAATACACATAAGTCTATTACTTTCTTATATGCTTTAATTGCTTTTGACTTACTACCTGTTGCCATTCTCATTGCACTACAAGCTGACTTAAAGAAACCTTTAATTTGATAATCATAAATAAAAGGTGTACCATCTTCTAACTTAGGAAACCAAGTCTTTCCTTTTTCTACTACTTCGTCTACACCTACAGAAGCTACTTCATCTTCAATAGTGTTTGCATCGGGTGACTTACTTCCTATAAAGGAACGATAAATATCTTTATCACCTGTTTGTGTTCCTAAAACTGATTGTGTAAATGTGATTTTTACTTTTAAATTTTTCATAAATATTTTCTCCTGTTAGTTTAATTTTCTATTTTTAACCTGTTACGGTTATTTCTAATGTTTGTATTTGTTCTGCTAAATTTAAATGGTCTACTTCCCACTCAGTAAATGGTAAAACTTTTATATCTAGTACATTGTATTTATCTATTTCTTCATTAAATAAAAGTTCTGGAATAAATCTTCCGAAAAAGATAGTTTCACCTGTATCTGTTACAATGTCTAGTTCTGTTTCATAATGTACAAAAGTTAATAACATTCTTAACGATAATATATTTGTCATTCTTTACCTCTACATCTATATTATATGCTACTTTAAGTAATTTTTGATTAAACTTGCTTAAAATATTTCTCACCTAATTTTGTTGCCATTCCTTCAAACCATATACTATCATAAGATGGAAGTTGTTTACCTGTTTTATAATACTTATATTTTTTATACCAATTTCTATACCAATATCTTATTCCACTTGGTATACTAACTATAAATGGGAATATTGGTCCAAACATTAAATTCTGTATTCCGTGCCCAGCTTCGTGTTGACGTATATGTAGTGTAGGATTTTTATTAACAATAAAAAATGGTCCTAATTCTAATCCACCCCAATTACTTCCAACTTCAAAATAAATATTGTAATGAAATCTTTTTGGTTTATGACCTGTGATAATTAAAATAAGACACACAATTAAGCCTACAAGCGAAATTAATATTCCCCACGTAAAACTTATTAACCAATAACCAATTCCTTTTAAAACACGCATTTTTAATCACTCCTTATCTATTTTTATTTTATACCTGAATCACTACAACCACAAACAAATTCATCTGATGAATAATGTCTAAATACCATATTTTCATCTTCTATCATATGTGGTTGTTTAAGCCATTCTATTTCTTTTTGTAGAGCTTCATCTCTACTACAATTTTTGCCTGAAAAATCTCCATACCAAAAATCAAATGGAGCAATCCAATTCTTATGTATTCTTGTTTTAGCATAATCTTCGATTGACAAATTTTTAAACCATTCAAAATTAGTTGTATCGTTTTTATGCTGTTCTAAATAATTATCAACTACCTTATGAAAAGTTAATTCAACTTGCTTACAATCTGTAACAGTAAATTCAATATTTAATCTTTGTATTGTACCTTCTATACAAAGTTGATTAAAATCAAATTCTATTGTTGCTGTAAAACCTTTATAATATAATTTATTATCCATTTTTATTACTCCTTACTACATCATAGATGTTTTGATTTATTATTTTTATATTCCTTAAAGCATCTATCGCATAAAAGTCTTCCATCTTTAACTTTATGCATATGTGCCCATTTTATTGCTTGTTGTACACTATGTACTCTTTCACTGTTATTATCTGGTATTACATCACCACAACCACATTCATCGCACTCAACGGTATACTGCACTAAATGATAAGCTGTTACTGCCATAATTAATTCCTTCCTTTTAAATTATTTATTTTATTACACAATTCTTATCATAATTAGGAATATCAAACTTAAATAAAAGTTGTTTATACCTATCATAAATATTTACAGTATGATGTTGAACATCTTGAGTACGAGTTAAATTACTCGCACATTCATAACCTGCTATAAACCCTCGTACATTGCATATACTCTCTTTTTTAGTTAGATACTCAAAATTAACTAAATGAAAATCATTATTATAATAATCAACAATTTTATTGAGATACACCGAAACATTATTAAACTCCGCTAAATTATCGAGGAGTTCAAAGACGTGTTTTGTCATATCATCAATCTCTAAATATTCTGTACCGTCTTCTTTTACTTTTTTCTTAAAATAAATTGTTTTCACGTTATTATTCTCCTTAAAAATTATTAAAATATTTATTAGAATATGTTTACTCTAACTGGGTTAAACGCAAACCCTCTACTAATTATTTGAAAAAATTCAAAATTATCAGCTTCTTTTTATAAAAAAATATTTAAATTTTATCGTTTATAATGAAAAATTTGTTTAATTTACATTATTTAAAATTTGCTTAATAAAATTTAATTTTTTTAATATTATTTAATGTTTTGACATATTATAATAAAACACAAATTATAAATATTCCCATTATTTTTCCTCCAATTAACGTATTCGTATGTATGTTTCTACATAATCTTGTGTCTCATAAAAGTCAAATTTTTCATTTGGATATTCTTCTTTTACATTTTGTGATAACTTTCTTTTCGCTTTTTCTAAGTTAGTAAACCAAGTTTCACCATAATCGTCATACCACCATTCCCAAGAATCAGCACATCTTTTTCCTCCAAACGAACTTATAAAAAACGTTTTTTCACCTACAGCATAAACAGTTTCTTTCAAGATATGTTCATTATGATAAATACAATATACTTTTCTACCTATTGACGGTTTCATTCTTCACACCTCTGTTTTTCTATGTGTTCTGCAGAAAGCCACTTTTTTAAGCAGGTCATACAATAAGGTTCTGAGTTGCAATCATATAGCGAAATACGACTACATAAACTACTATTACCACAAACCTCAATAAATTCATCATCGGTTAAGCTATTTAACCATTCACGATTTGTCATTTTAACTCTCCTCAGTTACTTATCTTGTTTATAGTATAACACTATAATAAATAAATGTCAACTAAATTACAGAACATTTTTTATTTTTCTATACATAAAACTTCTTTAAGTTTTTTATCTACATCACTCATAATCATTTTATAAATTTGTTCTTGTCTTTCTTTTGGAGTTTTACATAACCATTTGTCTTTAAACTTTTTAACTTGCTTTCTGTAGTCTGCTTCTTCTGTATCACCAGACTTCCACCATTCTAATTCATATAATACATCACATAAGTCTAAAATTAATTCATTTAACTCAATGTCTTCCATTTTATCTTCATATGTATCTCTTATATCATTATATAAATAATCAAATACTCCACCACTCATTATTTATTTACTCCTTTAATTAATTAAATTATTATCCGTATTGTTATCTTTATTATCATTTTCATCAGTATCAGAAATTGTACTATTTAAATTTTTAATTATTACCTGAAAGTATGTTATTATAAATTCCTGTACTTCTTTTATTGTTAAATCTCTTTCTACTTTTGATAAAGCTTTTACGGCAGAATTTATTGCATTTTGTATGTTGTCTATGGCACGTTCTGTAGCGTGTGATACACCCATTACGTAAGCATCAATTATATAATTAGTTATATTATCCATTATTATTGTCCTCTACACACGTCCAACTATTAGCTATTTTAGATAGCGTATGCTTCCATATTGTATTATAAACATAAAAATCTGTTACCTCTTTTGGTTCATCGTACAACTTAAAATTTGTTATTTCAACACCGTACAATAAAGAACTATTAGCTCCAAATTTATTTAATTCTTCTGCTGTCACTTGTCCTCCTCGTTCAAGTTCTAAGGGTTCTATTATTACTTTTATGCGATTACAAATAAATTCTCCAATTACTTTTCCATTAAGTAGTTTATAATTAGAATCTTCGTATACTCCAGTAAGCTTCGAATAAGAAGGTGTAAAAGAATAAATATTATTTGTAGGTGTAAATAAATAATGTTGTACTTTTCCTTCACTAGAATCTATTTCTAATTTTTTATTGCAATATAAATAACCTTTAAATGGAATATTTATTGAAGGTAAAGTTTTTGTTATTATTAATGACTTTTTATTTTCTATTATTAATTTACAATTATTTGCATTTTGGGCAAATATAACTGCTTTATCCATTTGTTTGCCTCTTAATCAGTTGTACAATATCCGACTGTGGTTCATAAACAGTACTAAATTCTTTTAGACCGTTTATTATACCTTTAAAAGTTTGGATAAAATACTCTTGTACCAATGCTGTAGTCCAATCTTCTTTTACGTTATTTAAAGTAGTTGGAATCTTATCGACACATTTTTGTACTAGGTCTATTACACAATCTACAGCATCTTTACCACCCATTTTATAAGCTGTATCTAATCTTTGTATTAATTGATTATCCGACTTAGGTGGTCTTGCATTTGAACCGTGCGTAGGTGGTGTAGTTGCTGTACTTTCCTTTGGTTGATAGCCTTGTTTATCTATATTCATTATTTTTACCTTTAAATATTTCTTTTATTATTCCTCTACATAACACCAACTTTGAGGCGGTTTCGTAAGTTTATTATTACACTTAACAATAGTATAAGTTTTACAATCTTCACTCCGTGCTCTCTCACACCAAGGTTCACATACTTCATTAGGATATTTACACGGCTTTTTAAACTCACTTAAATATTTTGGTTTATCATAGATTTTTAAGTTTGATATATGCCAAGCGTAAAAGGTCTTGAATCCGATGCCTATGTACTTTTTAAGTTCTTGATACGAAACGCAGGAGTGGGGGAATACAAAGTTTTCATAATCATCGCTTTCATTATCCCAAATCTTTTCAAAATCTTCCTCACCGTCTTCATCAAGAAAAATTCGTCTTATGTCCTCATAACAATCATTATTGCAAAATTCACTTTCGTATCTGTCTATTCGGTCACAAATAAACTCGCCAATAACTTTGCCATTTGCAAAATAAGATATTTTTGTATCACGTAAATTTACAAAACACATCTTCATATCTTGTGTTGCTTTTGTGCAATAAATAAGCACTTTAAATGGAACTTCTATTGTTGGTTTAGTTTTTCTTATTTCGTTAGTCTTTTCACCGCATAACATCCCACTACACCATTTAGGATGAATTGATAATAAAACTGCTTTACTCATTATTGTTATTCTCCTTATTCTTTTTCGCTTTCTCCTTTATAATTTTCAATAATTCTTATCTGACCCATCGCCAAATTATGTGGCTCTGAAATAACAGCTATTGAACCCTGGAGGTAATATCCAGTGGTGTCGGCTTGATACAAGACATCTTCTAAATTATTATTTTTTACCCAATGCCAAAACTCGCCATCGAGTATAGATACCATATCGGCATATTTTGTTCTATGAGCAAGTATGTCCATTACATATTCAGGAACTTTCATTTTCGTTTTCTCCTTTGTAATTCTCAATGATTTCAATTTGTCTATCAGATAACGTCTGTGGTTCTACAATTAATGCTATTGAATTGATGCAGTAAAATCCAGAAGTATCTTCTTGATATAGAACATCATCAAGATTGTTTTTCGACGCACATTCCCAAAATTCACCATCAAGGCGGCTTATAAGCTCACCAGCCTTTGCCCTACGGTAGAGCAGGTCTTTTATATATTTAGGCACTTTCATTTTTGTTTCTCCTTAATATTTTTTTCAAGTTTATCCAAACAAGCAAAAAAGTCTAATTCAGAATGTTTGATTAAATCTAATGCAGTTTGGTATGCACTTGCTTGTCCGTTGTAATATGCAATTACTGCACTTTGCTCTGTCGTGGCTCCGTCACAATATTTTTTAAGTAACCTACGTTGCTCACCTCTATAAACATCTCGAAGTTCGCCAATGAACTTTTCTAATTCCTGTATCGAAATATTTCCACCCTTTTCAAGCAACGCACGAAGCTTTAGTTCATAACTATCTATTTTGCTCATTATGGTTCTCCTGTAATCTTTCGAAGTAAAATACCACCTTATGAGGCGTTGGTGTTACTAAGCCATACCTTACTGCGTTCTTGTATGTAACACTATCTCTTATTAGTACAGCTGGAAATTTCTCCACAGCACTTCTAAATCGTTCAAGTGTCATTGTTGACTTATAATGGTTGCAACTTCGGCAGGAGGGGAGCATATTGCTTAACTCATCTGCACCATTGTGGTGTTCAAGTGAGACAATGTGGTCAACTTGCATCTCTTTGAATGTTATTTCAATACCACAATATGCACAATGTCCGTTGCACTTGCTATAGATTTGTTCTCGTTCTTTACTCTTTAACTTACGTCTATTCATTATCCACCTCATGACTTTTGCAAATATCAAGTTTTTTAAAATTTTCAATTTTCCAATTAAATAAACTACACCAATAACGTTTATCACAATAATTATGAGTTTCCATATAACTACTTTTAAGAAATCGACAACCATTACAGTTATCATTAGGTACTTCTGCAAAAATTCTAATCGTTTTCATTTTTATTCTCCATACACTCAATTGTTAAGGAATAATGCTTATTATCTATTTCAAAATCTATTTTATCTTTGTACGTCCTATCTATATAACCATCGTGCTTCCAAGTATTTATAAATGTTTCTTGTATGGTTTTAGCAAACTCGTCTATCATATGTTCAATTTTCATTTCAGTTCCCCTGTATACATTTCAATTATCTTGGCTACAGCCTCTTCTTTTGTTTTGAAACACATATCCGTATAGACTTCTTCCTGACAATGGTCTTTGTGTGGTGTATTATATTCAAGTCTTACACAAATAGCATTTTTTGAAGTGCGTGGATTATCCATCACTTTTATAGCTACCACTTTCCCACAGTACACGGCATACGGGTTACCGTATAACGCATCAAATGAATAGAAATAAACTTGCTCTCCTAAATGGTAAGGTGGCTCTATCAACTCACCACTTTCCAACTTATCTTCTAATTCTTTAAGACGACTAAGTTTTTCTATAATTTCTTTGCTGTACTTACCACCATATTCACAATGTGTACAGCTATCAAATACATCATCAAATTCATAATCTAAAGCCTGTATTAGCTCTACAGTTGTCATTTATTTACTCCTTTATTATATGCTAATTGTTTTAATTTTTGATTTAATAATTATATCTTCGTATATTTGGAGAGCTACGAACTTCTTGTTTTCTAATTTCATTATAGGCATCATTTTCTTTTTTCCATTCTATGTAATCTTTACATACACCATGACAGCCTACTTTCCTCCCTGTTTCAGGAGTACACTTTCTACAAGGGCATATTGGTAACATCTTATTTTCCACCTTATCATTTAAAATTTATTTCTATGCCTGTAATTTCGGTTGTACGCTAGTTGTGTTACTTGTCTGTATTATTTTCTTATTGACGTAACAAATCGACACACAAGACGATTTACAAGCTTTGCACCAAGGTGCATCTTTATATTCTGCGTAAATACATTTCTTACAATTTTTACTTTTCATTTCCCACACGTCCTTCAATACTCTTATTTAGTTGTTTAAATTTAATTTATTTTGTACCAACAATGTTATGTAAGCCGATACAGTTATTCCTAGTTCAGATGCTTTTGTTTTTAATTGTTCATATACATCTTGCGACAAAGAAATCATTACTTTCTTTCTAGCCATATTATACCTCCATTTATATAAATTACTGTTTATAGTATAACAGTAATTTATATAAATGTCAAATACTTTTTATATAATTTTTATATAATTTTTCAATAAAAAATTACTCCCACAATAAGTAGGAGTAATTTAATAATAGGTTTTATTTATAAATAATATCTGTTTGTCCTGTAATTTTCGTAATTGAACTTTCTTTATCTTCTTTAACTATAAATCTTATCGGTAAAGACCTAGATAGTTCTGTTCTTATAGATTCTTGCATACGTTCCAACTCAAGATTGTTATAAAAGCAAGTAATAGTTCTTGTAGCAGATACAGTTTTTACCACTGCTGTTTTTGTAGAATCCATATCCAAAATTAGTTTTTCATCTACCGTATAACCACCTAATCTATGAACCAACCAAGTTTTGAATTTATTCAATTACAAGACCTCCCTTGTTATTATTCTATTTCTTCTGTTTTCTTCTTCCTCTCATTAGGTTGTTGAACATAAGCTTTGTTTACAAGTTCGTTAAATACTTTTGTATACTGACAAGTACTGCCAAATAAATGTTTAAAGTAAGCGTTCATTATGGCAACTACTTTATCATCCTTATCTTCTTCCATTCTTTTTACTTTTACTACTTTACCGTCATCGAATGTAACAATAGTATATAAACCACTAAATACTACTTTTTCTATTCCTAAATCTGTTTTATCCATTGTAATAATTCTCATCTTCATTTTATCCAATGCTTTGCTAAATTTTTGTATTGCTTCTTTCTTATTTAAATTTTTATCTTCAATATTATCATCTAATATACGAACATCGACTCCATTTTTAATTACTTCATTTGTAGTAGCATCTACAATAGTCATTGTGCCACTATACGTAGCACCAGAACCTGCTGTTGTTGATTCTTTATGTGTATAATCGATTGAAACTAATGCCGATTTACCAGTGCTTGCTAATCTTATTCCATCTTCTCTATAATCTCCACAAGAACCATCGTCCCATCTTACTGAATAGTTATTTGAGTTAGATACATAATTATACTTCCTACTAATAATTGTTCCAGTAATACTACACCACACGGATTCTACTTTATCTCCAACATTAAATTTAAACTTTCTTTCACATAACTCTAAAAATTTCTCTTTTATAGTTATATCTTGATTATTGCACATATTAACTGTATATTCTCTTTTTGCTATGTCATATCCTATTATAGTTCCATCTATTCCTTTATAAATATAAGGACAATCAACTGTTCTTACTTTATCTCCAACATTAAACTTCATTTTTTCTTATTAATACTCCTCTTTAATTATTCCTTTTTCTATTTTTTCTTCTAATTCATAAAGCCTGTTAGCATATTCTACAAATTTTATATATAAATCTTCTTTATCATTTACGTTTAATAATTCTACCTTATCCTTAGGTGTTAATCTCTCATATTTCATAATTTAAGTATAAAATAGTAATTATAAACTGTCAAATGAATTTTTGACTACTTAGATTCCGTTTCTAAATACTTTAATGTTTCTTCATAACTATCAAATAAATAATTAATGTGTACAACATAAGATGTATGAACACAATCATTACTGTTACATTTTACATAATTATCAGGACTAAATTGTTGTAATTTAAATTGAAATTGTTCATCGCTAATAACTACTTCTTGTATTTTGTATACACCTAATCCTTCATTTAAAATTATATACTTTAGCTTTGAATTTCCAATCATTTAATAAACCCTCGCATCTTCACTGTTGTAAATATATCTTCTACATAGTTATCAAATTGCTCTGTTGTATAAGCTGGAAGATTCTTCCTTTCCATTACAGGTAAATAGATAACTTCACCTTTAAGTGTTGACGATAAATAGTAAAAGTTGTTGCAAGTTACTACTAAATAGAGCTTTATCTTACGCCTCTCGGCGTCAGAAAGTACCATATTAAAGAACTCTATGTGCCTTGCGAAGTTATATACATCTGACCCGCTGTCTAGCCCGTCTATAAAGATACCATATTCTTTCATTCCATCGGGTGGTCTTACATTACTTACCCATTGTGAAAACATATTCTCGTAATGCTCGTGCTCACTACACCACGCTTTCTGTAATGCAACACTTAAACTATACATATTATCAATACTGTTTATATCTTGGAAATGAAAGGCTTCATTACAATCTAAATATGAAAACTTAATATCTTTACTCTTAAAGAAATCTCTTAATTCTTCTAATAGAGTACTCTTTCCACTCCCATTACAGCCAGCAAGAATTGTCATTCCTTCGACTAATTCAAACTTAGTTCTTTCAAAAATATCTAACTCGTTCTTTAATGTAATTTCCATTAATTGTTTTCCTCATATTAAACTACATCAATATCAATAAGCTTTAACATTTGATATAATACTGATACTGGTTTGCCAGCCTTTACAGTCAACCAAGTCAATTGTACAAATGTGCTAAAATCATATTCATTGTTAACTTGTTTTCCTAAACTATTTGCTATTTTATACGATTTATCAAGAAATTTAAACTTATCACTATAATCTGAACTACTATTACGATATTCGGTATAGTATTCAAATAACTTATCTACAGATTCTTTCTTTACTTTTAAATTCATTACATCTCCTCCTGTAAATATACTAACGCTTCCTCATATGTATCAAAAATATATTTTTTATCTACATAAAAAACATCATAATCAAATGTATTTTCATGAATAACTGTTACATATTTTTTACTACTATCAAATCCTTCTACTGTTTTTACGCTTATAATTTGTTTTATTGTTGGACTTGATTCCGATATAATATATTTTTCTTTAATATTACTTTTTATTGCTTTATAATCTTTTTTATCTTCTAAAAACGATTTTATTATTTCAATTGCTATTTCTAAACCACTATTAAAAATCTCATCATTATATTCAAATATTTCTTTTTTACTATCTTCTATTTTATCAATAATAGTTTCCAATATACATTGTAATCTGTTATCTTCCATTTTTATTTATTCCTTATATTACCAAAGATTTCGTTCTTTTAATTCTTTAACTATACAATCAATAAGTTGATAATCATATGCAGTTTGTGGATAACTTTTATCAAAAGCACAATCATAACAAGCATAATGATAAGCCATAGCACCATAAATTTCTACTTGTGATTTTGCTAATGTCTTTATAGAATTTCTAATTCTACCTCTTTTATAATTAAGTCCCATAATTTACCTTCCTACAATTCGTCTTTCTCATTACTAAGAAATAGAGGACAATCACTTCTTCTAACATTATTTGCACAAGGTATCCAAATTGTATCATCTGATGTGTTTCCTATTGTAGAAAGAGCAAAACAATAAGCATCATTATGTCCACCACCAATAAGTACAAAAGGACACTCAAAACACCTTTTAGGTATTTCGTCTACTATTACTTTTAATACTTTCATAATTATTACCTCAATGAATTATGCTGAAACAAATCCTTTTTCTTTTTCTTCTTTCCATATTTCTAATGTTGTAGTAAAACTTTTAATTTTTGTTTCACTATCTTTCTCAACTTCAACGACAACATCAACCCAAATTGTTCCTCTCACTTTATATTGTTTTTCTTCTATTACTCTCTTTATATAATATTTTTCACCCATTTTTGTTCTCCAGCTTAATTAATTGGTCTATTACATATTTAACATCACTATAAATAAGTTCTGTAGTCCAATGTATTACTCCACAACTCGTACCGTCTGCCCATACCTTATAATCACAACTATGTGCATAGTCCCAACCTAAATACATCAAATTATCAGTTGAATCCCAATAAGCATCACCATCATAACTAAATCCACCGTGTACGTCTACATCAAAAAGTTTATCGTCAGAACAATCTTCTACATCTAATTTACATTCAACGTATGCACAGGGATAACCACCGTGTGATACTATACAAAATTTATGTTCTTTATAAATTCCTTTATATAATATTTCTGTATTGTCAGAATTTTCATTTGTATATACCATTTCTTTCATTGTTTGTTCATCTGTAGTATTTTCAACAACATCAATAGCAATGTCTAACTTCTCAAAAACCACTTGTTTTGCATAGTCGTCTAATTCATCAACTTCATCTATGAGCTTATCTTGAATCTGTTTTAATAATTCTAAAAATTGCTGTTTTGTCATACTCTATTCTCCGAAATATTGAATTCTGTTTCTTCTATTGTTATAAATCCAATAGGAGTTTTCTTATGTGTTCTATAATCCTCTAACCAAACTGTATATGAAACATTAATTTCAGTTGGTATTATCTCAACATATAACTTATTTGTTTGATAATGATTTTTACATTCTATAATTTTACAAAGGCTATTGAAGCACTCTCTAAGTTTATTAAATTCATACGCTTTATTTAATTCACCAAAGCGTTTATCTATTGACTTAAATATTACTTTCATTACTTATTCCTCATATAATATTGTATAAAACAATTCATTTGTATCACACTTGCCATTATTATGCTGTTTAATTGTTACATTTTGAATAAGTATATTTTGAATCTTAATATTTGGATTCGTTGCTAACCACTTATTTATTTCTTTATCTATATCTTCTTTTGTAGAAATTGTGTACTTACATCTGGTAGTTCTAAAACTAATACCTCTTTCTTTATCCTCAGCATCTTTAAGAAAATCAATATCATATGTATAACCGTCTGTAACATAAAATGTAAATGTTTTAATCTTCATCTTCGTCCTCCTTTAACGTACAGATTCCAGCATCCCTTACAGGACAATTATCGTAACTCCATTCTGCATTATTGTTATTAGGGCAATTTTCACAATCAAATGTCCCCGTATTAAATAGTCCACTCATTCTTGCTGGAATTACTATTTTAGTATTACATTCGTCACAACATCTTCCACCATATTTTACAGGGTAAGGGTTGTTTCCATATCCTTCAAATTCTTTTCCACATATACAACACTTCACGTTATTATTTCCCCTTACAAATGTTTATTATATTTATGTTTACTGTTATTACCACTTACTTTAATTTCAGTAACTTCAAACACGCTACCATCTCTATCAATATGTTGTGTATAACCTTTTCCACCATATTGCTTTATAAGGTCTTTAACTATACTAACAGATAGACCACCTACAAAATTATAAGGTGCGATATGGTCTTCTTCATCTATATAATATCCACATACATCAGACATTACTTTTTCGTCTGTAAAATCTTCTGGAAATTCGTAATAATTTAATCTCATTTGTAACTCCTTTAATTGCAACGTATATAAATATTATAAGGGTCAAAACCTTCTTCTGCTTTTGTAGTATTTAATATACAAGCGTGTCCGCTATCTATTGTATCTATTACAGATTTTAAATTGCCACCTTTTAACGGGTCGATTTGTATATATACTCTTGCGTTAGGTTTTTGCCTCTTTAGTACTTCCATTAACTCTTTTACAGTCATAGTGTTTATCATAACAGTTGCTCCTTAGTTATTTATCTTAGTTATAGTATAACACTATAATAAATAAAAGTCAACTGTTTTTAGTCAACTTTTAAATATTTTTTATTCTAAATGTTCTAACAAACTTAATACTTCTGTATAGGCACGTTCTTGTCCTATATAGTATTTTGTTTCATCATACGCACTTTGTGATTGTGATGCGTAATAGCTACCGTAATACTGTGGTATGCTTTGCAGTCTACACATAAGTTCTACTTGTTCTTTATTCCTATTTAAACAGTCTAATTTAAGTTCAGAAATTATTTCTTTTAATTCTTCCTTAGATATTTTATAATCTTTATCTTTATTAATTTTATTTAATTTTTCTTGTAAGTTTTCTTCCATATACTAATTAAAATCCCTATATTTAATCTTAACAATAACTCTATTACCTTGTTTGTCTAATATTGTTTGTAACGGACGACCAACAAGTCCTTCCATATAACAGTCTACACCTTCTAATGTGGATTTATTATGTTGTTTTACATATTCAACGACTTGTTCTAATGTTCCTTCCATTATTACGGGTACTACTGGAACGTTAAAATAATTTGATATATCTTCTACATCAATTCTATCTAAATAGAATCCGTTTATTACTACATCGAATATAATAAAATCTAAAACATTTTTCTTATAAATATTGTTCCCTATCTTATTACCACATAATTCACCATAGATATAAACTTGTTTATTACCAAACTTTTGCTCAAACAGTTGTGCGTTATCTTCCCCACCAAACATTTCGTAAAGCTTGTCAGTCATAAACTTTTGCACATCTGCATTTTTAGTTCTACCGTGAAAACTAACTGAATTACCGTCCCAATAAACTATTGTATTTGTTCCGTCTATTTTTTCTGTAAAACTCCATTTACAATCTTTTAAATATTCTACTAATGGATTTATAAATTCTGTCGTTAGTTTCTTAGTCTTTTCATCTCTTGTATATAATGTAGGTATTTTTTGATAATATTTTATTTCATTCATTTATTTTCTTTCCTTCCTTATCAAACCTTGTAAAATTTATTGGTATGTGCTTGTCTACTGAAATATCCATAATTGTAGTTAATGCATACCAGAAGCCAATGTTCATACCAGAATCATAATCATAGCAACCTGTACTATCTAGATGTGATGCTTGTTCTTTAGCAATACAGTCATAAATTTCTTGTAGTTCTTCACTTGTCATTGTTATCTACCCTACCTACAATTTGCATTTCAACAGAATGTGAATCCTTGTTATATGTATATTTTATTTTTAAACCATTTTTAATTTTATATCCGTCTGCTCTAAAATCCATAACAGACATAAATTCTTTGTATAATTCTATATCATAACTACTATGGGTTACATCACAATTACGAAGATAATTACGATATGATTGATATGTTTCTCTTAATTCCTCGTCTGTAACACCAACTGTTTTATAACGATTTATTAAATCCTTTAATTTTATTTCAATATCTTCCATATTTTAATTCTACTCCATTTTCAAAAGCAACATCTACAACTACTAATAATGCTTTAGTAAGTCCGACCTGTACACCCTCATCATAATCAGTGTCTTTAGTCATATTTATTCTCGAAGAATTTTTTATTTCTAAAATTTTATCATAAATTAGTTGAAAGTCATTACTTGTCATTATAAATACTCCTGTTTTAAATACCTTTCTAAAAAATCTATTACTATACTAAAACCAATTCCTTCACCGAGATAATACTGTGCTTCTTTTTCTAACGAATGTTTTGCTAACTCACTATCAAGATTTAAGGAATAAAACTGTTCAACTATTTCTTTATTTAGTGCAAAACAATCTTTTTTCAAATCATTTAAAAATTGTTTCAGTTCTTGTATAGAAAACTTTGTATTACCAGTATTATATAAAGCATCGTCAATCTTAATTTTTAATTCACGTTCTTTATCTGCTACGTTCAAAAACATTACTCCTTAATTAAAAATTGTTTAAATAAATCCCTTGCACAAGCTGAACAACTATCTCCTGTTACATTTATTACGGAACAAACGTGACCATCTAAATCACGAATAACAAGTGATTCGTAATAAATAAATGTGTCTCTGTAATCTTTTTCATAAATACAAGAGCCATAACCAAATTGTTGTACAAGAGGTTCTAAAATGTCTTTTGTAAATTTTGCTATACCTTGTTTTGTATTTGGATATTTCATTTTAAAGTTCTACTCCTGTTCTTATTCTTAATTCTATTTTTTCTTTCCAAGAAAGTCTATTTCTTAATTCGTCTTTTATTATTTCTAATTGTTCTATTTCGTCTAAGGCATCGGTATAATTACAATCTAATTGTTCTATACAACAATACTCACAATCTAACTCGTCTCTTATTGAATCTATTTCGTCAACGATTTCTTTTAAACTTTCTAAGAAATTATCTTTTCTTAATTTCTCTGTTAGCTTATTTGTATTTGGTTGCTTAAACTGCTCAATTAATTTATCTGCTTTATTTACATAATTTTCTAAACGGTTTATAGCACTACCTAGTACGTCTATATCATATTCATACTTTTCCACTTAATTGCCTCCGTTTAAGTAATGTACTTTTTGTTCTGCTTCTTCAATAGTATCATATACATATAGTGCATAAAATCCATAAGGTCTTTGATTATAATTAACCCAGCCAACTTCGTATTTTCCTGTAGATATATAACCATCATAGTCGCTATCCAATTTTTGTTGTTTTCTAAATATCCACATTATTATTTACCTTAATCCTCTTCTTCAGTATCTTCTTCATCTTCGTCTAAATCATCAATTTCAACTTCGTCAAAGAAATCGCCCCAACCGTCATCTATTTCTTCATAGGCTAAGTCCTTTGCTTCCTGTTCATCATCTGCTTCGACCGATACTGCCCAAGTTCTTGTTATTGTAACTAAATATTCGTGTTTCATTATTTACTCCTTGTATCTAAATATTAATCTTTATCATCATTTATGATTTGGTCAACTTCTTCGTTATTATTTATATAATCAATAAGGGACTTTTTATCTAAAAACCATTCCTTATTAAAGTCTTTATAATAATGCTTTCTTTCTTCACCATCACAAGATTCATCGTTATCGTATATATAATCTTTTCCAACATACAAAATATTTGTGATATGAAAATACGCTTCATCCATAAATACATCGTAGACATAGATTTTCAATTTAAAAATACCGTCATTAATTAACATATTTTTTGCGTTATTTAATTTAGTAAATAATTCGTCTGTATTCATTTTTATTTACTCCTTACAATATTATTATATGCCAAAACTTTGTCTTTTTGATTTTAATTTTTACCTATTGGTAAATCTTCTACAATTCTGGGGTAATAATATCTTTTAGAATCTCTTTCTTTTATTCTTACAGCTCCTATTAATTGTGGTAATATTTTTAATGCACCTTGGCTTTTGTCTATCCAATCTTTTACAGGAGTTATTACAGCTAACATATCTTTTGCTTCCCTTCTTCTTTTTCTACAGTTAGTTAATTTTGTTGCTGTTTTTCCTCTTTCTTTATACTCACCTAACTCCAACTGATGTAGATAGTCTTGTGTTTCTTTATCACAATCATTTACTACTTTAGAATAATAAGTATAGTCTTTATTTATTGTTCTTATAAAATCATTAAAGTCTTTTATATATTCTGATGTTTGTTTACTCATTTTAATTTACCTATTTACCCACCATTTAAGAACACTTTCAGAAAGTTCTTGTCCACATTCTAAGTCATATTTAAATATACTTTCTATACAATGTGGTTGTAATTCTTTTAATTGTTTTTCTATTTCTTCTCTTGCTAACATTTCACCTTTATAAATATATTGCCCATCAGCTCTTTTATATTCATCTACCATATAATGTATTTTAAGTTCACTACAAGGAATTTTCTTTATAGCTGTCATAAAACCATTCTTTAATTCTTCTAAGGAAACTTGCTGTAAGAATACATCCGTAAGTTCTAATACAGCATCTTTATATTCTTTTTCTGTTACTGTATCATTATAAAATTTCTTCGATGTTCTAATTGTTTTTGTTTTCATCCTTCACCTCTTCAAATCTTCTTACTCCAGGTTTTACTTCTTCTGTAAAATCTTCTAATGTTCTTGTATAAATAGTGGCATTTGGACTATCAAATTCTTCTTCAGATATATAATTAACATATTGTATTTTGCTTTCTTTATCTCCAGCTTCACTCATAAATAATGTAAAATATCTTTTACCAGTTTTATAATGTTTGTATCTATGAAATTCTTCTGCTAATGGTTTATGCCTAAATGTTTCTCTTTTAATCCAATATTCGACTTCCTTTAGTAATTTATCTAATGTCTCCGTACTTCCATTCTTTTCATCTTTAAGTAAATCATTTAATTCACTATTACTTAACTCTATTTTAAGATAGTTGTTTCCAGAATCAGTCTCTTGTTCCTTTTCTATATGTATATCACCAATACGTTCTAATTGACAATTATAGTGACTTCCATAATCATCTAGGTAAACTGGATAAAAATCATTGTCATTGTTATGTATACCTAAATATAAATCTATTCTCGTTCTATCTGTTCTGTTAACAAGATAACTAAAACAATCTGTAACGGTTTTAAACTCAAATCTATCGCTATATTTTCCAAATCTATCGTCTGTTGGTATAAATGTTACTTTCATTTCATTACTCCTTACTATCTACAACAGTAGAAATTTATTCAAAAGTTAAAAATCCTATCGCTTTTGTCTCTTTAAATACTTCATCAAAATAACGGTCAGTGCAAACAACGTATAATACAGTATGAATATATTCATTATAACCGAAACAACGAACGGATAAGGCACGTAAATCGAAAGGTGCATCGTCTTCAGCGCCTGCTAATTTACGTGTTTCTTCGTCTCTATTTTCTTCTATAATAAAGTTAAAACAATCTGTAAGATTATCGAACTCTTTACTTTTATAAGATTTATCGATTATACTTACTGTAACTGGTCTATAAAACATTTTCATCTTCTTAAAATCCTCCTATATTGACTTTCTATTTGTGGAACTGTTAGTTTATTTATATCACCGTAAACACATTTCAAATCTCCATACTCCTCGAAAGAATAAACTTTTCCTGTATTGTCTATTAATGAATCTTCTGTGGCATAAAACGGACCGTTTGGTTTTAGCTTACCAGATTCATCTATAACCTCTACAACTTCACCCAGTATAGTTTCTTTAACTTTCATCATAGTTTAGAGTCCTCCTCTCAGCAAATTTCTTAATTACACGAAGTTTCTTCCTTCGTTCTTCATTATAGAAAACTGTCATTAAATCCTTATCTCTGCTTCCATTCATAAATCTTATATATCCCAATGTAACCAAATTATCATTTTTTGATTTACAGCTTAGTACAAATGGAAATAAAGAACTTGCAGAACTTTTATTAATAAATAAATCTTCTACACGATATAAAACACACGGAACATTAAGATAACTAGAACACATAGAATTATGTTCATTCATAATATTAACTGTATATTCTAAACAATCTTCCAATGTTGAAAACATCTCTACCATCGAAAAAATACTTTTATCATCTAAGTTCAGTTCCGATACAAAACTATCACCATATAAACGAGATGGAAATAATGCTATCTTCATATTAATTTACTCCTTTACATAGAACGCTGTATAAGTTCCTGTTTCTTTATTTAAACAATTGTAGTACTCAAAAGAATTTACAGTCTTATCAAAGTCTTCATCTGTTTTATTGTCAATGTCTACTCCAGGATGCCAAGCATTTGCTGGATTAAGATTACAAGGTGAAAGCATAATTTCTTTACCTTCACTAAATAATCTTTTTGCTGTTCTTTTTGTTACTCTTACATAATTTCCTATTCTTATATTTTTCATAGTGTTATACTATTATAACTCCTGTACATTAATATTATATGCTGTTGTACTATAAATTTGATTTGAAATTTATTATTTTTATTGTGAGAACTTATTCAGCACATCACAAAAAGGGTAAATAGTAATAATCTCGTTTTATCTTTCCCTTTTGAAGTTTTTTGTAATAGCATTATTTTTTATACTTAAACAAACAGCATAATTCAGTTTGTTGTTATACTATAAATTATTTATTGTAATATACTTAACTATTCACTAACTGTTACACTATAAAAACTATTATAGTGTAACAGTCTAATTTACTTATACGACAGCCGTCTTTCTCTTGCCCTTAAACCTACCTGTATTTTGGTCACGACTTGTATGTTTTTGTATCTCTGCAACCCAATAACCATTAGTACTAAGAGAAAGAGAAGTTATAGCTGAAGGAGTAGTACTACCAAAGTATGTAGCCTCTTCCCATATACCGTGTGCTATCTCAACTAATAACTTAAAATAGTTATGTCCTCTTGATGTCTGTGCCTTATACAGAATTATGAACTGCATAGGTTCGCTTTTTTGTACATTTGTTAATTCGTTATTCATATGTGCCTCCAAATCTTTATCTTATGGTTATAGTATATCACTATAACATATAAATGTCAAGCGATTTACATATAATTTTTTATGTTAATTTCTAACAAAAATAAAAAATAAATCGGTTGTTACAATAGATTTACCCTTTATTTTTGTATTTCTACTATAGGGTAAAAACAATATTTTTCTTAAAAGTGTCGATTATTTCTAACATTTTTTATCCACGTTTACTGATTTATTATATAAAAAATTATAGTGTAACACTATATGTGCTACACTATAATTATAAAAAGGAGGTGAATATATGCAATATTAGCATATGGAATGAACTAATCACTTTTATGTTTTTTGAAATAATCTACTGCTGCTATTAAAGATAATTTTATTGTTTGTTCATTATCTCCTAATTTATCTTTATATATTTCTCGATAATGTTTTTGTAAATCTTTTATAGTATAACAGTCTTTTTCTGTTAAACTCTTTTCGTCTGATAAATAGTTTAAACTATCTAAATATAATTTATCTATTCCTTTATATTTTTCATTTATATACGTATCTAAATCAGTACATAAATAATTTATTCTATATGTTTTCTTAACTACTTTTTTACATCCGTTTACACAAGTTTTTTCATAAGGACTTACTACTGTTTTGCATATCGGACATACCCAACCAAATAACGTATCGCTCATCTTTTTACTCCCATTTTTTATTTTTTTAATAGTGTAGTACTATAAAAATTATAGTACTACACTATCAATAATTATAGTATAACACAATAAATATCGGCAGAAAATATCGGGGAAATATCTATGCAAAAAAGAAAAAGCTAATTTATATCGTTAGGTTGTTATACTATAATTATGTGTGATTTATTTAACCGTTAAAAGTCTGTTCAGCTATTTAAAAATTAACTGTTTGGTATTAAGTTGTTGACGGTTTCTTCAAGAGAAGTTGCACATAATTCCAAAGCTGTTTTAACTGTGGAATCGGTCGATGTTGTGTAATCACGACTTTGCAAACGACCTTCCAACTTTAAAGTTGAACCGTTTTTCAAAGTATCTAAAGTTGCTATTGATTTATACCAACAGATACAAGGAATGTAATATTCTGTCATTAAAGTGTCATAAACACTCATATAAAAATCTTTTATTTTTCTTCCCTTAGGAGTTATTCTTTCTTCTGATTTTTTTCTTAATATTCCTTCTACTGCTATATAATTTCTATCTGTATCTAAATCTATTCCTTCTTTTTTATTATATTCTGTACATACTGTTAATGCATATACATATATACTTAAATGTGATTTTCCTTCTTTATCTATTATTCTTTCTGATTCTAATATTCCTGATATACTTACTCTATTTTCTTTCCAATTTTTTATATTTTCTTTATCTAATATTTCTTGTATTCTGTTATATGTTTTTGATGATATTCTTACTGGTATTTTATCATATGTTTCACTTAATCTTTTAGTATTTACTATAAATGTATATGCGTTTTTATTATCTAATTTTTCTGGTTCTGTGGCTATTTTTCCTACTAATCTGTACTTATTTTCCATTTTTTCCTTAGTTTTTCCTTATTTTTCTATATTTCTTCTATTATCCATCCATTGTAATAATGCATGTTTAAATCATTACATTTACTACTTGCTTTTTCTTTTATTCCTATCCATATTTTATTATTTTTTGTTACCTTATTTATGTTTATCTTAATACATTTTTCATTAGATAATTCACAAATAATTTCATCTGTTTTTATGTTTTTTATTACATATTTTTTCTCTGGTGCTATTACATTCTTTACTTTCATCTCTTTTTTCTGTTATAGTAAATACTATATATGTCGTTTTTATAGTATTTACTATTTAACTTTTTGTAGTATATACTATAACAATTTAATACGAAATAAACTAAAAATTTTTCAACATTTTCTTTTCTAAAATTTAATTTGTATTCACTTGCTACATCTATATTATATGCGATTTGACATTAATTATGTTCTATCTTTTCACAATTTTTTAAATATAATTCTACATAAAATAATTTATCGACATAAAAATCTTTTAACTGAATGTGAAGAGCATCTGCCATTTCTTTATCTTTCTTTAATACGGGACAGATTTTAAACTTAGGACAACTAGACACTAAATAAGACGGAGTACCATTACATACTGTAAACTCTGCTTGCCAACCTTTTACTGGTATAAATGTTCCGTTAGACCACGAACATTTACCACAGGCATTTGCACAATTCCAACAAATAGATTCTCTCTTAGCCATACTCTTTTCCACCTTATGTTATACTATAAACGTTATACTATAAAATAGTTATTGTATTATACTATAAATTATTTATCATATTATACTATAAATTATTTATGCATTATATATGATTTCAGCGCATTTAATTTTAGTATCAAATATTTCTCTTACATGTTCTTGCCACACAGCTAATGAAAATGTATCAACAGAATCTAACTTCTTTAAAAGCTTTTTAACGGCTTTTATAATGTCCTCTACGTCAGTGGGAATAACAATAGTTTTTACATTCCCGTCTGTATCTATATCAAGTATTCTTGTTTCTGCCTCTATATCATCGGTGAATACTCCGATATAATGGTATCTAATTACTTTCTTCTTTTGTTCAAAACCTCTTAACCAAAAATTTCTGTATTCTGGAACTTGAATAGAATTTTGTTCAACGTTATCTAATTTACGTTCATATGCGATAATTTCTGACATTATTTATATCTCCTATATGTTGTTTCTATATTTATAGTATAACACAATATATTATAAAAGTAAACTGTTTGAATGAACAAATTTTAACTTTTTTATAAAAAATTAGTTGTCAACCAGTACCTTTTAAGTACTTAAATTAACAACTAATTTTTGTTAAACAAAAAGATATAAAAAATGAAACTAAGTGGTCGAAAACGTCAGACTTGCACTGCGACTCAACATCCCAAATGTTGCGTGTTGCTATTACACTACGTTCTCGGTTTGTCTGTCTTTCCAGACTGCCAACCACTATTTGTCGAAGGATTTTTCTTTACTTGCTTTTTCTTCACCCTTGAAAAGCTCTAAGAAAACTAGGTGGAGTTTCGACACCAAAACAGTCTCCCAAAGTGACTGGCATTTAAAACAACAGATAATTTTATTGTGTACACTCTGTTGCAGGGATGGTCGATGTAGTGGGATTTGAACCCACAGAACTCGGATTTTAAGTCCGATACCTATGCCAATTCGGTTACACATCGGTTATGTAAGAGACACACCAACTCTTACTCTACTCTACCTATGAGCTTATAGGACACGCTGTACCATAGCCAAGTAGTTCACTTTCCTATTCATGTGATTTAAATAAATCCCTATTTTGTTTTAGTCGTAACAGGTAACCTGACTTACTCGCATAAGCGAATTGGTGGACTGAAAGGGTGTCGAACCCTTGTCTTTAGCAACTCCATTTGTTGGGTTAAATGCTAAATCGAACCGTCTATCAGCCCGAACTACTTAAATAATCCTTTCCACATACAATCTATACTTAGGTTAATATAGCTATGCCTCTCATATCTGTGTACACAGTCTTCCATCAAGAAGCGATTATTTAAGCGTTTACTAGTAAATTTGTTGATTAACCAACAATGGCTGAGGTGGCTGGACTTGAACCAACGAATGTCAGAATCAAAATCTGATGCCTTGCCACTTGGCTACACCTCAATGATAAGTAGCTTAACGCACTACTTGAGAGGAGTCATTTCTCCCTATACGGCAGGTTGCAACTCGTAGACTCATCTGCGGTATAATTTTTGGAAATTATACAAACCTTAGCAAGAAGCTATCTTGCATTTGGCTCCACTTATAGGACTTGAACCTATAACCTAATCTGCTTGGATTAATGATACGTATCACGCTCTACCTATTGAGCTAAAGTGGAATAATTATAATGGAGATTCTTTATCTAAATTAATATAATCTTCGTAACTTCTCCAACTATTATATCCATAAGGCTTAACAAAAATTCTCATAATATTATAGTAGTATTCAATTAACTCCTCATCTAATGGTTTCTGTGTAGATACATAATTACATAAATATGTCATATCTTTTAATAAAGAATGTGAATTTGTTAATATATGATAATCTTTATCTTTATTTTGATATGCTTTAGTACAATAATGTAATAATCTATCTGTACAATTTGTATAACCATTTGTTGCATCTATCTTGGCAGTCCATTTATTTAACTTTTGAACTATTTCAGATTCACTATCAAATTTTGGAGGAGCATTTTTAAGTTTTCCATCCCAATAATATAAATATAACATTTTAATCCTCTTCGCCATCAATCATACTAAACAACAAGTCTGTTAATTTTTCACTTGCTTCGTCCGCATCTGAAATAAGCACACTATCTAAAACTTTAGACCGCATATCAATAGGCAATTTATAAAGTGATTCATTTACACGCACAGCTAAATAAGCTCTACCTTGACAATAATAATCATCACAAAATTTTATTATTTTGTCACCTAACTCTATTTCGTTAAAGCTTTCGTTTATCCCAAATTCTTTTCCGCAAAATAAACATTTACTCACATTTATGTCCTTCTACATTTATATTATATACCATTACTTCTAAAATTTGAACTAAATTTTAATTTATTTCGTGTACAAGTATTCTGATATGTAATCTTTGTATATTATACCCACCTGCATAAATACTTTCAACAGAAGCTCTACCTAATTTACCTTCTACATAACCATTTAAAACAGGTCTATTATATGAACCCATTTTTGCTTCCACATTCGACCAATCTGTTATATCACCAGTAATATGCTTAACACGTCTTATAAGGTCTAAAATTAGGCTCTTAGAGGCTTCTACGTTAGTGCTATGTATCTTTTCTTCTGTCGTATCAATTAGGTCTCTATCGGCTCTTGTATAGTGCTTATAGAACTCTTTATAACCTAATTCTCTATATGCTTTAGTAGCCTGTTCTTTTCTTTTTAAATCATATTCATCCCATCTACTTACTAACTCATTCTGCAATGTTTTTAGTGCTTCTGGAAGTTCGTTTATAGTTTCTTCATCTGCTGTTACTGTAACAAGTTGAGAATTATAACCTTCTAAAGACTTTTCAAGTTCCTTAATTTCTTTTTGTAAATGAGTAACGTTATCATTTTCATTAAAAATTATTAAAATTTAATAAAAATATTTGTTAAAATAAATTTATTTTAACTGGGTTAAACGCAAACCCTCTACTAATTATTTGAAAAATTCAAAATTACTAAATTCTTTTTATAAAAAATATTTAAATTTTATCGTTTATAATGAAAAATTTGTTTAATTTACATTATTTAAAATTTGCTTAATAAAATTTAATTTTTTTTAATATTATTTAATGTTTTGACATATTATATCCTGTTTAAGATAACTTATATCCCAAATTAACCAAGCCGCTTCAAGTTTAATATTATAAACTTCTTTAGAATCCGAATCAACAGTAAAACCCATTTTATTTAATTGACTTGTTTTCTTTTCAATTAAAAGGGTTTTCTTTTCTATTGTGGATTGTTTCTTTTCAATTTTAGCTTTTGCACTATTAATTCTATCTTGTAAAGTTTCTAATTTCATTTTGACAACCTCTGTATCTTTATTACAGTTATAGTATAACACTATAAGATAAAGTTGTCAAGCATTTTTATAAACTTTTTTATAATTTTCTGTAATCTGGAATTGGTAAATCGATTGAAAGTTTAGTTACTCCTGGAAGTGCGTTCCAATCATCTATTGCCCTTTCCCAATAAGTTCTACCAAACCTATCGCCGTCTACCTTTAATTGTAAAGTCTTATACAATGCTTCTTTTTCATCATTAGTTAATTTAGCGGTTTGTGTTTTTGAATCATAGTACTCGGCTTTTTCAAAATATATTCTTCCACTAACATCCTTTTTACCTTGTTTTTTAAAAAAGTGAAAATGTGGAGGATTATGTTCGTTTCTGGACTTAATACCATAAAATACAGAACCAATATCCTCTATTCTTGCCATCTCACATAAATATTGTTCATTTAATACATTTCTTTTATTTAATTCTTGTAAATCTTTTAACAATTTCTCGTACATAGCACAACTCCCTTATATAACAAAACCTTTCCGCTACTTTATGGGTCGAGCATATTTCACGGAAAGGATTGTAAACAAATTATTAAAAAACAATAAATAACTAACTCGACCTTAACTATTTATCTATTTATAGTATAACACAAGAATTTTAATTTGTAAAGTATTTTTACTGTAATTTAGTTAATTTTTTAACAGATAGATTGTGTTTTTCTAAATCTAATTTTGATATTTTATATTTAGGTTTTGATGATTCTTCTGCAAACCATTTATTACCCAATTCAAAATAATTCTTGTCAATCTCACACCCAATATAATGTCTATTTAATCTATAACAAGCTATTCTCAAACTCTGACTACCAGCAAACGGGTCTAAAATAGTATCACCCTCTTTTGTATAAAAGTTTAACAGCATACTCCAAAGTTGTGTAGGTTTCTGTGTAGGATGAAATCTATTATCTTTATGTTGTCTATCATCTTGTAGCATACCATTGTACATATAATTAAATACTCTTGCTACACCTTTACTACACCAAGCAAGCTCACAATCTCCGTAGTCATTTCTATCTGCCTTAGAAGGCAATCGTTTATCCCAAACAACCCAACCTTTTGTAGGTGGTAAAATATCCGTATAGTAACTCCCACCAAAAATTAATTGATTATCACTACACTTTTGCATAAGCTCAAAGTATGTACTACCTATACGCTCACTATCCCAATTAGTCTCTTCGTAAAACCTATGTTTTGCCTTAGCTTCTCCGCATTGTTGCCCACCCTTTTTTGACATAAAATTGTCAGCTTTTATACCATAAGGCACATCGGTAATTACCCAATCTACTTTAATCCCCCCCCCCAACCATATAATCTAACAGCTCTTTACAATCACAATTATAAACTGTATCTAATTTATATTCCATTATTATATACCTTTAATTTTCCTCTGTCTTAACTAATTATTTACTATTTCTTCTGCAACTTCGGTAATTTTTGTTCTATATTCAATACCTATTAATTCTCCAAAAATAGCCATTAAACAAGTAGTTACAATTGAATCACCAGCTAAATGATATGCACTAGACATTGACTGATTTTTCGCTATCTTCTCGAAGTCATCGTCTTTTACACCCATTAAGCGAAAGCACTCACGCTCTGTCAATTTTCGTACACGCATTTGTGGGTCAATTATCCTATTATTGTGTTTAGGTGAATTTCCGTCTGTGGTTAATGTACCGACACATTCGTCTTTTCGTATATATCCGTTTTGTTCGTCAAATGCCAATGACTCTGCAATTTTTATCTCATGTCCACCACCGCAACAAGTATTTATTGTAGGGGAAATGCCATTTTTTGAATATACTCTTCTACTACTTTCTATCATTTTATCGTATTTACTGTTGCTTAACATTCCCAACATATTACATTTTACAAAATTTCCAGTCCAATTTTGATTTCCAACCGCAGTAATTGCTGATTTTGCGTATTCTGTTTCATCATTCAAAAGTTGCGTATATTTTCCAATGCGTTTATTTATATATAAAATAGCATTATCAGAAAGATAGTACTTATCGTCAACTTGTTTATCTAAAAAATATTTAAGTTTATAGTCAAGGATGTTTTCTTTTGGAAATGTATATGTATAATCGCAAAGAATACTAACCATAAAGCAACGTGCTCTATTTTGTGGTATATTAAAATCTTTTGCATTTAGAACTTTACAGTAATTTATATAACCAAGCTCTTGTAATCTATTCGTCCATATAGAAAAATCTTCTATACAATTAGAACCAATAACCTGTGGAACATTCTCCATAATTAGAACTTGAGGTAATTCTTTCAGCTCGTAAAGTATTCTGTCAACTTCCCATAATAAACTGCTCCGTGTTCTGCTGTCTTTCGTCATTCCTAAACCTTTACCAGCAATAGAAATATCTTGACAAGGGAAAGAATAAGTCACTATGTAACAATACTTATCTGTATCTGTTATTTCAAGTTGCCCCCCCGATTTGGGTTATATTTACTAAATTATGAGTTGCCTTTATATTGTTATAAATATTTCTGCGTATTTTCTCGTTATACCTTGCTATTTGCGGTCTTTCAAGCGGTTTATTATAATCGGCAGAAATGCCACAGTTAAACAGTTCGTCCGTTACTTGTTCGCTTGTTAATTCTTTTGAGTAGTCGGTGTTATCGTCCGAAAAATGCAAATCTTTATAGGCTTGTATTGACTTAATTGCCCACTCACTTATATGCCAATCTTCAAACGGCACACCTAAGTATTTCAAGGCAAGTGCTTGACTACCATATCCGCTGAATAACTGAATAAGTCTTATCGGCTTATCAATCTTAAATTTCTTCTGTTTAAAATACTCTAATTGTTTTACTTTCATATATTTTTAGTTAATTTTTTAATGTCTAAATCTGGTTTTCCATCTCTTATTAGATATGCAATGACGTGTAAATCTTTCGCTTTAAAACAATCACATATACATTCTAACCGTCTAAATGCACTATTATAATCCATTTTAGAAGTATCTACATTAACACCAACTAAATAAACGCTATCGCATTTTTCTAGTTTTTGTATTGCAACTTCTGCGTTTTCGTATATCTGTTTATCTATACTATTTACATCTTCTACTTTAATTTCCATTTTTATTCCTTATTCCTACAATTATGACAAGTGTAATGGTCTATTCCTGTACGTTGTCTTAAATTACCATAACAAAATACTACGCAACTTCTATTATTTAAATTGTAATAGTCATAAATAAGTTCCTTGTATTCAGTTTTATTTATGCACTGGTCTAACATTACAATTACACCGTAGTTAATAAATTCACCGTTATCTGTATAGTTTGGGTCAACCATTATTCTTCCACGAGGAAAGTAATCATAATCAACTTCTTTTCCGTCTACTTTATATTTATCTCTAAATAAATTCCAAGTGTTTTCGTGAGTTTTGCCGTCCAATTCGTATCTGTATCCGTATCTCGGAACTTCTGCGGTTATCCCAACTACTTTATTATCAATTATCCAAAAATAACCTTCTAATGGATTTGTAGAGCTTTCTTGTAATGTTATCATTCGATTACGTCATCCAAATCAGTTTTATTTTTCTTTATATCTTCTCTTATTATTCTCTTGAAATAAGGTATAACTTCACCTTGTGCAGTAATATGCTCTATAATATCAGCATCAGTAGTTTTATTAAATCTCACATTATAACACTTTACAGTATTTTGAACGTATGCCTTTTGCGCTTTTGTTGTAGATTCTTTATACTTTTTCCATTTACTACATGGGACTTCCTCTTTATTATTTAACTTCTTTTTTACATTATTCGCCATCCTAATTAGCTCCTATTTTTTATTATTTTCTTTGTATTACTAATCTTTGGTAATATCTGACGTATATTATCTGTTACATATACATCATCATATTTAAAATCTACTGGTGTAGGTTTTCCATTTAATGTAATTATTACTTTAATAACTTTATCGGAAATTTCTGTCACTACACCACGTAAATATTGTGTCTTTTTAAATTGGTCTGCATGAGGGTCATCACAAAGTTTTTTTGTGTATTTCACATAAACAGTTGAACCCACACAAGGAGTCATCTGCTGTAACTGAAAATTCTTAAGCGATAACTCTGTTATTACACCACGAAGTTTATTATATGCTTTTTCTAGTTTATCATAATCAAGTATTTTACGAATAATATGTTTTCCGTTTGGTTTATCTTTCTTAAAATCTGAAATTATTTTTTTAGATTCTTCGTACATATTTGCGTAATTAAGCATCTCGTTCTCAAAGTTATCCATTTTAGCACACACTAATTTTGCTTTTTCGTGTACGTACTTCAACTGCCCTCTTATTTTTAGTAACGCTCTTCCGTTTTCTGTATTACTGTTTACCGACTTTGGAATTAAACTATGTATACCATTTATGTATCCAATTAAATCTTTTGCATCTTCGTCTACCGACTTCTTTCTATTTGCGTAACTACAATTTACAGTTGTCGGTATTTCTTCTATCTCTGATTTTTCTATATCTTCACATTCGATTATGGATATAAGTGAATTTAACTTATATCCATAATCATAACCATTTTTTACAACGAATGATTGTAGTTTATTTCTCATGTTATTTCCCTATTCCTAAGTTCTTAGGCTACAATTTTACATCTTGTGAGTTCTGTTTGCTTTTCATCCCTAAATTCATTGTGTGCTTTAATTGTGCCTTTTATGTTATATGTTTTGTTATCTTCTAATTCTAAATCTTTACTTGTTTTCCAAATAAATGTATTGCCATTATTTGTAATCTTATAAATAATTACCATACCAAAGTCTGTATCGTAACTTGAAATTCTTTTAATTTCACAATTATTTAATTCTATCTTGTCACCAACATTTCCTACATATTCAGAAGTCAAACCCGCTATTCTTTTTGCTTGTTCTTCTCTTTTCTGTTTAACTACTATACAAGAAGTAATTAAACCAATTCTTTTATTATCAACATAACCACTTTCAATTAACAACTTTACATTTGAATCATAAATGCTATCAGCTTCCACGTTATGCCAATAAGTCTTAACTTCTTCTACATCTTTTAATGTTTTATCATTCTTTACGAATTTAAAACCTTTATATTCCTCTTCTGATATTTTACCGTCTAATATATACTCTTTTACTATTCTAGAAGTACAGTCGGAATTTTCGCATACAAACATATTATCTGTATTATAGTTAATTCTTGCTTTATATCCGTAACCATTTATTATTTGTATAGCTACCGCTAACACGTCATTAACATTGTGATATTCTTGTGTATGTCCTTCAGATATTTCTTCAAATGTAGCTAACTCTTCAAATTGTGCTAAAAATGCTACATATCTTTCGGCATCCATACCTGTAAAATTAGATAAACAAGACGAACCAATTTGTTTAGTTTCATTTGTTTCTTCGTTTAATAACACATAACTATATTTACGATATTGCTTAGTGTTACAATGTTCGCATTTAATTTCAACATTCGTATAGTTATTTAATAAGTTTTCGTAATTAAAATTAAAGCAAGTAACTAAGTTTTGATTATTTGTAACTCTTTCAAGTTTACCTATAATCTTCCAACCATTAATTTGTGCTTTACCTTCAACATTAACATTTATAAATCTACGATACTTTGCACATCCGTACTCATTCAAATAAGGAACAAATTCATCATTGAGTTTTTCGTAAACTATTTCAACATTAAGCTTAGCAAATCTTCTTCTAAGTTGTTCAATCTTTTTATCAAGTCTTTCAATGTTGGCTTCGTAAATTTTATAATTCATATGTAACTCCAAATCTTTTTTGTATTTATAGTATAACACTATATAATCTAAAAGTCAACTAAATTTAAGAAGTTTTTTTATAAAAAAATAAAAAGTTCCAAGTATTTTTTACAAGGAACTTTTTATTTTGGCTTCAAAGAAATAACCCACGGAGGATGAAAATTAGCTAATTTTACTTGCAGAAACTTCATACACAATTCTTTTTATATTATTGTGCATCATATATTCTCTACTTTGTACTCTACCAACTATGTCTATATGACTTCCAACTTGTAATTCTTTACAATCTTCTGCTAAATAATTCCAAGCTATTACAGGTATACACATACTACCGTATTCTTCATCTTGTACAGTACAAATAATATCTAATATTTTTCTTGTAACTGTTTCCCTTAATTTAACAGGTTTAAAGACATAGCCAGATATAACTATTTTATTAAAATCGTGTCTGTAATAGTCTAAAACATTTGTTACTAGTACAAATACTTCCATTCGTATATTGTCATCACCGTCTGTAAGTGATTTAATTGGTAAACAAATTAATCTACCGTTTACTGTAATTTTATTATTTTCAATAAACTTATCTTTTATTGTATCATCAAATATTAATCTAAGTGTATCACTACTCTCAAATTTTCTTTTTATTTTTAAATCACAAATGTTTAATTCTTTTTCTTGTAATTCAATTTTACCAATGTTTAAAACTGTTCCACTTAAGGACAATTCATTAGTATTCTCTACTGTTTCACTCATTCTTACTACCTCTATTACGCAAATCTTCTATTATCTGTTGTTTTTGTTCGTCTGTTAATAATTTCATATCATCGTTGTATTCTAATGTTAAGTTATCTTTATCAGCAATATAAATTCCACATAAAATATCATAAAGTTTTTGAAATTCTACTGCTATCTTTCCACTTAGCTTAACACTAACACATTTAGCATCATTTGTTGGCATTTGGTAAAATACGTCTATAACATTGTATCTTATACACATATATTCTTTATCACAACTGCTACAACTTTGTACTGCAAATCTTGGTTCGTATACCTTATTTATAATTGGGTTAATATAAGTTGTACATTTGCCATTGCAGTTAATAACAAATAATCTTTTATTTATTCCAACTTGTGGTGCTGCTATACCTTGTACAACATTATCGTTACGAACGAATTTTTTAAGTTTAGCTATACATTCTAACATTCCACCATACTTAATTTCTGATTTTACATCAACTTCTACGCTGGGTGTATGTAACTGTTCTATATAGTCTAAATCTTCTACGTTTCTTATTTTATAATCCCAATTTTTAGGTATTAAATTTCTATTCTTTTTCATTACTATTCTTATCCTCTATTTAGGAATTTTGAATCCCTTGTATCTGTTCATCTAAACTTTCTAGGCACTCTTCGTTTGTTTTTACAATTTGTGCTGGAGTATATTTATCTTCCTCAACATCACAAGATTCATAATCTTCTAAAGGTATATTTTTACTTTTATTTACTTTTCTTTCATCATATAAAAGTAAAGATTTAACCTTATCGAATATAGCATAAGTATCACAAATAGGTCGCATTGTTTCCACAAATCTATCAACAATTTCTTTATCTGCTTGACCTTGTTCATACAATTTTATAAGTGTGTTTGCGTGTTCTCTTGCTTCGTTATACTGTTGTTCTAGTTTTCTATAATATTCTATAAAATGTTTTCTAGCCATTACTATTCTCCAGTTTTATTTTATTATTAATTGTTTTGTGCTCACTTTTCCATCAGATGTAGATATATCACCTGTAACACTTAGTCCACCATTAGTTGTGGATATATCACCCTTAGCGGATATTGCCCCACTAGATGTTATAGCTCCAACAAATATAGGTAAATCTACTGTCGCTTTTAAGTTATTGATTTCAACAAGGTCGTCAACAGAATCTACTGATTGTTTTATATAAAATCCACTCTCATCAACACTTGCCGAATATGAAGTACTATCATTATATAAAAGTGTATCAGTAACTACAGCATAAAGTTGTTCAACTGTTGCCGAGCCGTCTCCAATCTTTAACCAACTTCTACCCTTAGTATCATTTGTATTTCCTTCAACTTCAATCGGAGTGCCATCTGGGAAAACTAAACTATCAATATTCGTTCCTTGTCCTCTTGCTATTCTTATTTTAGAATCTGCCACTTAATCTCCCTCCGACTTATTTATAAATAAAACTATTTTATTATAATCACTTTCATAATCACCAATAATTGTTACAGACATAAATGGTGAATTTTTCATATTATAAATTCTTACCCAACCGCTATCATTTACTGTTGTAGCATCGTCATTAGAATCAAAATCATTATTTTTATCTAACTTTGACATTACTACACCAAGTTTATCAGAGTCAGTAATTTCTACTGTTGCTTGTATTCCACTTTCAGAATTTGTTATATCAACATTTTCGGATAAGTTTAATCTGTTCTTTACGAAATCTTTAATGTAAGTTTCGTTCTCGTCCACTTCTTCTAAAATTAATTTCATTTAAAAACCTCTAATACAACTATAATTATAGTGTATTAGAGGTATTCTGTCAATTTATAAAATATTTTGTTTTTATTTCTTCGTCTGATTTATTTTTTAATTTTTTATAACAACTTTTACATAAATGTATTTTTACATAATTATATTCACAATCATCTTTTGTTTTTATATCTATATAAGTTGTAGCTGGTTTATTACAGATAAAACATTTATCATTTAACATCTAAAATATCATCCCCATCCTTTATATCAATAGCTTTTTTATATGACCCATCAGACATTAATATCAAATGTTCAGGGTCTAATCTTATTACAGTTCCATCTTCTAACTGTAATTCACATAACTCATTTGTTTCTTTTGTTATTATAGAATTTGCTTTATTGCTTTGTATTTCCTGTTTTTGTGTATACTCATTATAAATATATATAAATTTATTTTTTACATCTTTTATGGGAACAAATTCGTCATTTCCGTTATTATTTAAACATTTTACAAGTGTGTCACCATCTAAACAAAATACGTGTTGACCTAAAGTGTGTTGGTCTTTTGAACCAATTACAATGTTTATATTTTTATTAGGTTGGTATCTCGCTGTATGACCTCTACCTATCCAAGTTCCGTGCTCATTAAACCAAGGACTGATTTTAACGTGTTTAGTAAACTCTGCATAAGCAACTTTTTCTACCAAGTCTAATGTTACGTTGAACATAGAAAAAGTTATTGTATCTTTAGGGGGTAAACCGTAATACTCATTAGGATTTCTTAGACACATCATTTGATATAATACATAAGCAAAACCAAGTACAGCAGCTGTCGTTTTGCCAGCACCAATTGAACCAGTGAAAATGCAATTTGAACTATATATCCCACAACTTAATGCGAAGTTGTGATTTTCAGGTACTTCTATGTCATAAACTTCTTCCGTATTATATTTTTCTATTGAAATAAATTTTATACATTCCGAATTATCTGCTGGCTGTAAAAATTCTTCATTTGTCTGTAATTCGTCAGCTCGTTTGTATTTTCCATTAGACATTAAAAATTTATGATTTTTAGTACATAACACAGACTTGCCATTACTCAATAAAACTTTATAAACATCTTTTTTTCCTAAATTTTTACCAATAGAAATTAAAGATTGTTCATATTTATTTGTATCTAAATTAAACGAATTTACAAATATCTGTTCACCGCTATTTACTCTTTTACAAAGATTACAAAGATTATCTTCTGTTCCGTCAGACAGTTGTATAAGTGTATCACCTGTTAGACATTCGTTGAACACTTTACCTTTATTAAATATATTTTCGAGTGTTTCTAACCAAAACGGATATACAGTATTATTTTCATCCCAAGAATTACCTAAATATTGTTTTGATAACACAAATGTTCTTATATCAACTGGTATTTCGTCATAATCTTTGTATATTAAGTTTTTGTACTCGGCTGAATTTCCGTTATTTACAAACTCGTTTAATATCTTTAAAGTTTCTTCTCTTTCGGAAGGACTTAATTCAGCAAGTAAACTTTCTATATTTTCTATCGAATTACTCAATTATGTCGTCCTCTGAATTTAAAATTGTTTCTTGTTCTTGTTTTTCATCTTCAAACATTATAGGTTGTGTATCGTCTGTATCACAGCTATCTACTGGAATTGCCCTTAACTTTTCCAATGAAGCAGCGACAGCTAATTTTATTTTCTCTCTTGAACTCGGTGAAAAATCATTGTATGTATTTTGTATAACAGATACATTAACTATGTTATTTACTTTTTCTGTTGTATCGTTCAACTCTTTCACAATATCATTAGATTTTTGTATTTCTTCTGATATTTGTTTTGATAATAACAATAATGTTTCTGTCTTTAAATAAGAATCTTGCGCTCTTTCTATTATTTTATTATCAATTACGTCTTGTAGTTCTGTCAGTTTTGCTATTCTTATTAAACTTCTTTTATACATACTTAACTTAAATAGCGGTATGTATTCACTTAAAGAAGAAGGATTCTTTGCCTTAATTATCTTCTTAGTTAAAGTTGTAATATCACCGTTTTTACCAATTATTTTTTTCCAATCAACTTCAGTTGCTGAAACATCATTATTTGTAGGTGTAACTGGTTTACTAGTTAATTCTATATCTTCTGAATTATCTCTATAATCTTTCCAACCCATTTTATACTCCTAAATAGAATCAAATGATTTTTGTATTGTGTCTATAAAATCACTTTCAGCTTTATTCTGTAATAAATCTGTATTGTACGTTATACTGTCTTTCAATATTTTTGTAAATGGTTCATAAGGTGAAAAATGACAGATTAGTTTTTTTCCTCTTACACTTATTTCCAAATCCCCATACGGACTTAAAGGCACAATATAGTCAACTCCCTTTTTATTTACCTTTCTCGGAGCGGTATTCTGTTGACAAATTATATGTGAAATCGTCAATTGCTGTAAATCAAATATCTTTTGCACCACTACATTTGGCAAGCCAGTTAAATTAGCTATTGTTTCTGATTGTGTAAAACCTTTCATTTCATTCACCACTTTGCAAAGAACCTACAACGCTATCAAACGCTCTGTCAAGTCGTTTTGAATAATCTAAAAGTGTTTTTTCCAAAGTATTCTCTACTCCTTGCCGTAAAATATCTTTTATGTCAGCTTGTTCTAACTTAATTAAATTATCGAGCATCATTTTTGTTGTCATTGTGTGTCCTATTAAATGTAGTTATTATAGAATCTAATTCCATTATTTTCTTCTTTATCTGTGGTATATCATCTTTATCATACTTTATCCCAGCTTTTGTTAATGCTTCTCTAAATGTCTTTCCGTTTACCCTAAGTTCTTGATAAACGACTAACATTCTTGTAGCGTTCACTAGCTCTGAAATATCTGGTATCGTTATCGTTTGTCCTTCATAATATTTTAAAAATCTAAATAAACTATCTTTATCAATAATATAAGGCAGTTCACTTAGTGTTGCATATTTTGTACTATCAGATAATTTATACAAAGAAAATAAAGCCAATGAATATAAATCAGATGATTGTAATATATCTAAATTAGTCTGTGTCCTCGAATCGTCCAGTTTCCGCATACATCATTCCTCTCAACATATCTTGTGTTATTGTGTTCTCATCACTTATCATTGTGTTCAATTCGTCATATAGTGATTCACGTACACGTTTATATAAATAATCTACTTGCCAAATAAAATCATTACTTTTTCGCATATATATTTTTCGTTTTTTATAAAAAGTAAATAATACGGATAAATAACAATCTTGTTTATAATTAATATCATTTGAACGACAATTCTTATATACAATAGTTTTTATTGTTTTAGGAATATCTTTTATATAGCTTGAAATCTCTACAGCACGAACAGTATTATAAGAAGATACATAACCTCTATAATTATATTTATCTACTACGTCTAATCCGTCACTAACTAAATACTTATCATCATTATATGAGTGCATCTTTTGTAAATATTTTACATATGCTCCTTTTAATGAACCTTTCATATATGCAAATACATTTACTTTCTTTTTCAACCTCTTTATTGAAAAATACATCTCTTCTATATAAAATAATAAAAAACTATCTGTATACTCAAGTTTTATTTCTTTACATAAAGAACTAGAATAAAAAATAGATTCGCAACATTTTTTAATTACCTCTAAAAAATAATCATCATATCTTTTTTCTGTTATTAAATTTTCCAGCTCTTTAAACTGATTCATGACACAGTTTCAACAATTGAATATCCTTGTTCTAATTTTGTTACACGCAATACTTTATCTGTCGGTACAGCAATATCGCTATGATGTGTAATAATAAATACACTTGAAATATCGTTTAAATTATTTATTATTAGGTCAATTAATTTATCACAACCGATACTGTCTAAGTTATCAAATACTTCATCTAATACAAGTATATTACAACTAAAACCTATTGTAGATATAAGCATATCTCTTAAAGCAAACTGTACAATTAAATCTATTTTTTGTCTTTCACCACCAGATAAGTTTTCATAATCTTTATTACAAAATCTTATCTTTATTGCATTGGAATCTAAAACAAATTCTATATAATCATTATTGAACATTGTTCTAGCATAATGTTTAGCTCTTTCTTGTATATAGTTTATACAGTCTAATAACAGATATCCTCTAAATTCACGTGAACAATAACTTAACAGTTTATTAACACATTCAAATCTTTCATTTAATGTATCTAACTGTTTTCTATATTCTACTATATCCAATTCAGTTTTTTCAACATTTTTATTTAACTTTTCGTTTTCTTCTTCGAGTAATTGTATTTTAGTATTTACAGTTTTAGCTTCATCTTCTATCTTAGTTTTTTCTATTTTTAAATCTGAAATGTAATCACTTAATCCTTTCTGTCTATTTAAGTTCTCGTATATTATATCTTTTTTATTTTTAATAGTTGTTTTACATTGTTTAATATTATCTTTCAATGTTTCTTGTTTAATTGATATACTACGCATAAAAGAACCTTTTTGTTCTAACGTATTATAGAGTGTTATTCGGTCGTTTTTACGACTTTCTAGTTCTTTTGTGTATAAAGTTACATCATTCTCTAAACTGCTTGTATCTGGCTTAAATATGCCCTCAAAAGGTCTACCACAAGTAGGACAAACAGTTTGCACATTTTTAAGTTTTGTAATTTCTTTTTGTATATTTTGAATATTTACAGATAAAGCTGTTGTTTGATTATCATAGTCGGACAACTCTTTACTTGCTTTTTCATATTCTTTAAAAATAGTTGTATTCGTAGATATTAAATCATTTAATTCTTTTTCAAATATTTCCAACTGTTCATTTGTTGTATTAATATCTTCCTTACAAAGTGTTATTGTATTTTCACTATTATTAATTCCGTCATTAGTTCGACTTATTTGCAAATCTATTTCAGCAAGTTTTTCACTATTATTGTAATTCTTTAAGTCTTGTATCTTCAATTCATTATCTTTAATTGTTTGTTGATTATTTGTGATAACATACTGTCTATTTGATATATCTTTTGAAATTTCATTTATATCATTTTGTAAAGTTGCTTTTCTTTCAGTTAGTCTATTTTTAATTTCCTCAACCATATAATCCGACTTTGAAAGATTTTCAAGAATTGCTTTTCTACCACTAGGTGTATTATTTGTAAACCTCTGTGGAAGTCCTTGTCCTAAGACTACAACAGAACCTAAAAATTGTATATCAACATCTGGTAAATGTTGTTCTAAAATTTGCTGTGTTTCTCTTAATCCTTTACCTGAAATGTCTTCACCATTTATATAAAGTTTAAGATTATTTTTAAATTCTACATCGTCTTTATATCTAACAATTCTATATTCGTTTCCGTCTACTTCCATTAAAAGATTTACAGAACAACCTTCACCATTGCCGTATATATTATTTACGTCAGTTGTTCCTCTAATAGTAGTTCCTGTTAATGCCCATACAATGGATTCAAAAAGTGTACTCTTACCACTACCATTACTTTTAGCATTATCTGTAGGATTATTATTAACACCCTCTACAAGTGTAAAACCTTGATTATCCAACTCAATATAAGCAGATTGAAAAGACATAAAATTTTTAATTCTTACATCTTTAAATATTATGTTCATTGTCTTATGCCCTCAATTTCTTCCATCATTATTTTATAATTTATAGAATTTGTATCAAATTTTTGTGCTACAAATTGTTTTAGTTTATCGTAATGATTTAAACTTGTAAAATGATTTTCTGTTTCTGTATTTACAATAACTTTTTGGTCTGAATAATCTAAAACTATTCTACAATACAAAAATAAATCGGAATTAAACTCTTGTACTTCTTTCGCATAATCACCTAAACTACTAGGTACTTTCATACTTACAACATTAGGTCTATCAAATTGTAATGTGTCAATAAAATTGTCTATCTCTTCTTTTGATTTTAATTGTACGGTATAAAATAAAAAAGCATAAGGATTTTCTATTAGTTCAACTTTTAAAGTTTCTGTATCTAATATTGCTATTGACGGCTTCCAATTATTTTGTAAACAATTATTACTAAAATTAAGACCTGTTACAGAACCTAAATTTAAAATTTTATTATTAACCCAACTTCCGTTATGAATATGTCCGTTTATAAATAATGAACAGTTATTGTTTATATCTTCTAAATCATAACCAAATTCCGATATATAACCACCATAATTAACACCCTTTAAATCATTGTGTGAAAGTATTATAGTAGTATTGTTTTCCAAAGCAGCTGTAATCTCTTTTATTTTAGTAAAATCCTCTTTCTTAGGCTCATTTGTATATGGAAGAAGAAATATATTTTGCCATAAAAATAATGTAGTGGGTGTAGTTATAACGTGGTTAGGTTTAAATATATTTACTGCATTATATGATAAATCTTTTTTATTAGAATCGTGATTACCTACAATAAAATAGTGTTCCGCTAAATTGAAATCTTGTACCGCCGTAATCTCTTCTGCTGTTAAATTACAACTATCAAATAAATCACCTAAACAAATTATCCTTTCACAATTTTGTACTTTTGCTGTTTCGTTTATCCAATCAAAAGTTTTCTTTAAATATTCAAGTCTTGTAGAATACTTATCCCCTCTTGAACGTATTACAGAACTATTTGTACATATATGTGGGTCTGCATATAACAATAATTTACTCATTTTTTAATAACTTCTCCTTCAAAAGTTTATTAACTTTAAATTTCTTACGCATTACTTTTTCATAACAAATCGGTCCATATCCAAGTCGTCTTGAATCCAAATCTTTTAATGGTCTACCACATAATTTACAAATATTTGAAAGTTTTTCCATTATAGTATCTCCACCAAAAAATAAGTAACGCTCTGTTCTTCGTCCATTAAACCTGTCTTTACGGCTGTATCTATTTTTCTTAATAATGTCAAAGCTCGTATAAGTTCTTTATTCGTATATTTATTTGCTCTGTTTCTACATAAGTTTAAAATAAACGAATTTAAACCAGTTGATTCTGGTGTAGGACTTTTCGACATTTGAAAACCTATTTGTTGTCTAAAATTATTATAAAGTACTGAAAGCAATCTAATATTCGGTTCGGCTGTCAATCTGCAATTCTCATATTCACTAAAACTTTTAGCTTTATTTCTATTTATTACAGCATCAGAAAAATTAAAAATCGAATCTGGTATTTCCCTATAAATAGCACCTTCGTTTACAAACTTTATGAACAATTTATCAACATCATATTCTTTAAACAATTTTAATTTATCTATCTCTAACAATATTCGTGCATAGTCCATTTGACAACAGTCTAAAAGTATGTCAATATTTTTATCATTTAAACCTATTAAACTCCTAACTTTCGGTTTTAATATTGACTTATCTACTCTGTCAAATGTTACTGTATATTCTTCAAACTTTTTATAAAATTTACTTCTTTTATCAATACTTGAATATATAAGTACTACGTTTCCTCTTCTTCTAAAAAGTTTATCCCAAATTTCTTCTTGCGTTGTAAATTTTTTATCTTCACGAATAATTACTAGCTTATTTCCAACTGGTATAAAAGATTTTATTCTTCCAGTTGAAATATAGTCATAAACATTTTCTTGTCGTTCTTCTTGACATTTAAGTACTTTCTTCATTTCAGACAAATACAAATCAATCAAGCCTAATTCATCACCCGTAAATATATAAAAGTTATTCAATTTTCTATTTAATATACTATTTTTTAATTCAGCTAATTCCACAATTTATATGCCTCAATTAATATAGCATCAACTAACATTGATTTATTTGTATTTTTACTAAATGCCAACCTTCGACTGTCTGCAATAATATCAATAAATTTTACATATTTTTGTCTTGCTATTGTATTTACATTTTTGTCTAATAACTTCAATCTTAATCTATTCTGCAAACAATTACAAAATATAGTCAATGGATAGTTATCTTCTTTATCTTTATCCGAAGTCTTTATTGTGCTTGTAATCTTTAAAATATTTGCCAATGTAGCTTTATGCAAGTTATTAACAATATTGTCACAATCTTCAACTAAATCTTTTGTATTTATATTAGTACAACTTATTATCTCGCCTGGACACGAACAAATACTTAATATATTATTCATTTCTTCTTGTGTATATTTCGGATAATTAGTTGAAATAAATTGCCTCAATTCGTTTTGTGTATAATCTTCTAATTGATACAGTACTCCACGACTTAATACAGTACTTAATAAGTACTCTTTAGATGTACACAATAAAATTATTCTAACATTTTCTGGAGGTTCTTCTGCAACTTTTAATAAACTATTCTTTGCAGCTAAACTCATATCTTGGGCATCTTTTATTATATACAATACAGGTTGAGTATACGAATAAGCCATTTCTATACACTGTCTTATATCGTCTATTTTATTCTCAAAATAAACTACATCACAATTTAACTTTTTAGCAATATATGTACTTAAAGTTTCTTTACCATATCCTTCATATCCGCATAATATACTAAATCTCGGAAAGTTATCTGTTTCTATTTGCTTGTCGATTAAATTTAATAAATTTCTTTGACCAACAATTTGCATTACTTCTTTTCTTCCTCGTCATTAAGTGCTACTAATATTATATGCGATTCTATTACAGATTTAGGATTAGTTTCATATTTTATTTTATTTCCTAAGTCAATTAAACTTTGTAAATATCCTCTTAAAAAACTAAGCTCTGCCGACACATACTCTAAATCTTTTTCATATGTTTGCGGTATTCTTATAACTAACCAATCTTTTGTTATTGCATATTTACAACAATCTGTTATAAAATCGGTGTACGACTTTATAAATAATTTTAAATCTTTTCCGTCATTATAAATCTTATTTATTATTTCCAGTGCATACTTACAGTTATAGTCAATTATTGCATTAGTCAAGTCAAACATTACACTGTAGTCGTTTTCACCCAGTGCTTGAATTACTATACTTAATGTTAAGTTATCACTATAACCTAAGCATTTATCCAACAATGTAATAGCATCTCTCATTCCACCATCACTAATCTTTGCAATATACTGTAATGCAGATTCTTCATATGTGTACTTTATTTCGTCTAAATCGCTACTATCAGTCAATAAATTCTCTTGTTCGATAATATATCTAAGTCTATTTAAAATGCCGTTAAAACTTATTTTTTGAACATTATAACGTTGCGTTCTTGATAGTATTGTTGCTGGTATTTTTTGTGGGTCTGTTGTACACATTATGAATATTGAAGATGGGTTAGGTTCTTCAAAAGTCTTTAACAATGCTTGAAATCCAGCTAAACTTGTACTATGTACTTCGTCCAATATAAATACCTTATATTTGGCAGTTAAAGGCTTCATTTTTGAACGTTCGATAATTGCCCTAACTGCATCAACTGTACCGTTAGAAGCCATATCCAGCTCTTCTATTTCACCATTTATAGCCTTTGCATAAATTCTTGCTAAGGTCGTTTTGCCCGTACCTGCAGCACCAGTTAATAATATTGTATGACAAATATTATTTGTTTCAATCTGTCTTTTTAATATATTTACTACACTCGACTGTTCGACAACATCCTCCCAAGTTTGTGGACGAAATTTTACTGCTAAAGACGTTTTCATTTATCTACATTTCCTCATCTGCTCTTAATTTGTCAACTAAGTACTGCATAAGTACTGTATCTATAATATAATAATTTTCTGTATCTGGACCAAAATTAAAAGCTACACAACTATATGATTTTCCATTTTCATATGCTTCTAATTTTATTTTATCTATCCATTCCTTTTTAATGGCAAAAGATTTTTGTTCCTTTGTACAAGTTTTACATTCAACGGCAATTTTATTTCCAATTCGTACATCACCTTTACTCCAAGGTGTTGCACCACTATTTGCTACCTGTTTACCGTCTAAATCCTTTGCTACACTTTTTTCTTGCTTATCACTATAATAACGTGTCGGAAGCATTGTTCTTTTCTCACAAATAAGCAGCTTGCATATCGGCTATATGAGCGTACATACAAAATGGACTATCACTAAATACTGCGCTTACATCGGGGTCAAATGCGTTTGCAAATTCACCAAAACCACCCATATGGTATCTTATTGCTTGTGATTCTAAGTCTGTCAAATAAATATATTTAAACGTCAAATACATAGATTTAACACCGTGACCCATTCTAAATTGTTCTTCGTTATAAGTATAATAAGATACTTTTTGCCAACTTCCGTCTGGTTGTTTAACATTCTTTGTATCTACTCTATATAAGTCGCATTTACAAATATCGTGGAATAAAGAAACAATAACAACAGATTCTGCAACTTCTACATTTCCGTTTAAATATTTAGTTTTTAAAAACTTCAAATATCCGTCCGTGTCTAAAAATTCTTTACACCCATAATAATGTGCCATACTTTCAGCAAAATAAGTTAAAAAATTTAATGAATGTTGCAATAATCCACCTTCCACGGAATCGTGATATTTTGTAGAAGCTGGTTGTTTAAAATATCCATTACACTTACACCAATTAACTAAAGTATCTATTCCCTCTCTGTGTATGTAAGTTTTTACATAATAATTAAATTTTTCTTCGTTAGTCATTTTAATACTCCTTAATTTCTATAAAATCTTTATCGGCTAACCAACCTATCCACTGAACACCGACTCTTGTTGAACCATATATATAAGTATAATTAGGTACTTTATATTGTATAGTACCATACAAAGTTGTATCTGGAGCTGGTATTCCTTTATTATAGACATTATTAAAATTACTTGTTTGTGTACATACTTTGGATATAGTAAATTTATAATTTTTTGAAAAATCTAAATTATCAATTTGAATTACTTTTTTACCAATATCTAGCAGAACACTATCAAATTCTTTTTCTTCTAATTGTGGTACAGTTATTTCTTCACCGTTTAAAAATATTATAAAATCTTTTCTTTTCTCTAACTGTTTTTTAATAAGTTCATTAATAATCACTCTTTACAACCTGCGTAAACCTTATCGAATAATTCTTGAAATGCCGATGGGTTATCTTTAAACCACTTTAACATTGATGGCTTACCTTGCCATTTAATTACATTTCCTTCGGAATCTGTTTTTACTTCACCTGTTTTTATATCTGTATAATCAAACCAAGCTCCTCTTTGATTAAGTAAACCCATTACTAAAGCAGAGTCAATTGTATCTCCTAAATAGTCTATACCACTTCTATAAATAAGTTTGTATTGTGCCAATCTTCTATCGGGTTTACAAAATTTATTTTTCTTAATCTCAACCATTACAAGATTGCCTTGTGGATTAGCAATGCCTTGTGTTTCGGATTCTACATAAACACCTTCGTTTACTTCTTTTAAAAACTTTCCTTTTGTAAACATCATTCTTAAACTACAATTGTGTTTAAGTGCTTTACCACCAGGGGTTGAAATGTTATTGTACATACTTGCTAAATCTTCTCTAACTTGATTTATCAATATTCCTGTACAATTATTTTTCTTTAGTTTCGGTACAATTAAATTTGTAAAATTAGTTATAACTTGAGCATTTCCACCATAAATTTTCTTTTCAATTCCCTCATCAATGAGTTGCTCTGACGGCATAGCAGCAATTGAATCAAGTACAAATAAACCGATTTCATCGGTATCAACTAAATCTGATATATACTGTAATATAGCACCAGCACCTATGCCCTCTGGAGCTACGTGTATAATCTTAGTTGTATCAACACCCAATGTAGTTGCCCAATAGGAATCGAACGTACACTCAATATCCATATATAAAACTTTTTTAGCATTTGACATTTTTTGATAATTAGCGATTACGTCTAATGCTGTTGTACTCTTACCACCGCTTTCAGGTCCATAAAACTCTGTTAGTCTATACATCGGCAATCCACCATAAGTTGCATAGTTTAAATTTGGTGAACTAAAAGGAATACGTTCTATATATTTAGGTTCTACACCCAATACAGCTACGTTATCCTCGCATTTTTTATTAATATCTTTAATTATTTGTTCTAATGTTTTAGTTCCCATTATTCGTCACTCCTAAAATTATTAGGTATGTCTACACCTGATTTCATTGTGCTCAATGCTAATTCTTGCATACGTCTACTTATTACTTTCTTTACACTTGCAAGCATTTCCATAGCATAATCAAGTCTTGCCTTTATCTTTTTATACGCTCTTGCATAAATTATATTAACGATTGTTTCTTGCTGTGTTTTTAATTCAGCACTTGAATCTTTATCTTTTATAGTACCTATACTTTCCATAAATACTTTGTTGTATAATTCTTGTTTAACAGCTTTAGAAACATCTTCTTTAATACCCAATGCTTCTTGCCCCTGTCCTACAAAATACATAAGATTAGGAAGTTTTAAGCACATATCGTCAAGTTCCGTATCTAACAAATCATTTGTAGAATTTAATTTTGTACTTATGTATTGCATATAAGTATCTAAACATCGTGAATATTCTTTAACAACCTTTTCAGTTATGTTATCAATATAACCTCCATTTTCTTCAACTTTAGAAATTATGCTGTCAACTTCCAATTCATCTATTTGTGATGACGATAAATTATTTGCCATTGTTCTAACTCCTTACACTAATATTATATGCCGAAAACATTAAAAAATGATTGAAAATCTATAACTGGATATGTTCTCGGCTTAGTAAAATCTAAATCTATTATTTTGTCATTTTCTAATTCACTATGTAATGAATAATAATTACTTTTTATGTTCTTTTCTTTTAAGTCTTTGATTAATTCTATCGGAAACCATCTTATTTTATTTAATTCAACAAACCAAACAATTACACCTGTTATAACTCCGTTTAATCCGATTTTATCTTTAAGCTTATCATACTGTCTTAATGTAGATATATTATAAGTTTCGTGTACTGTTGCTTTACATTCAATATAAAATAAATTTGGTTTTTTATACATTACAAAATCACAAGTATTTGTTGAACCCTTCATTCCAGACATTTGGTCTGGTAGTCTTTCAACAATTGTATTTTCAATTTTTTGTAAGTCCCTTCTTACAATAGATTCAAATTTTTTTCCGTATTCAACCATTTTATAACTCCACAAAGCATTGATAAGCTCTACACACTTCTATGTAGAGCTTATTCTTTTTTTCTTTAATTGTTATTCAACTATTTCGTCATCGTCAGCATCAAGATAAGGTACAAACTGAATAATTCCGTCACTTTCAATTGTAAGTCCTATATCGCTACCAAAACAAAGTTTAATAACATCGTCTACACATACAGCAATTTGTGTTCTAAGCGACTTAACATTTATGTACTGAATATTTGATTCAGTAATTGAACTTTCTGTACAAGCTACAGTTTCAACTAATTCAGCATTAGTATAACCATTAAAAATAATGTTATCTTTATTGAAAACTACTTTTGCACTGAACATATCACGTTCGTCAACAAACAATAAAAGTCTGTCTAAGCAACCGATAAGTTCCTTCTTATTAACCTTTAAGAAGTCCTTACTATTCGTTTGTGCAAGTTCTTTTAAAGGCTGTGCTGGGAATTTTTCGGCATCATTTAATAATGTTCCTATAATGTCAATATAACCATTAGAAAATCTAATTAACTTGTTATCAATCTGTACGTCTACGTCATCTGTACCGAACACGTCTAACAAATTAACTGTTTCCTTTCTAAGCATAAACGTATTGTCTGTAATATGTACATTGTTATTTACACACGCTTGAACCTCATCGAATGTAATAACTCCGTCTTTATCAACATAATAATTACCATACAAAGGATTTAAAACATTATTTGGTGATATACAATTCTTATTATATGTGGTTATTGTTTTTAACTGACTACCGCTAACTGTTACCCCGTGGTCACACAAGTGAAAATCAGGGTATTTAATCGCTATAGGGCGGCTACTATCCATATCACTATACACAGGAAACGGATATTTACTATTACCAGACAAAACAAATAACTGCTTATTATCTTCAGATAATTCCAAAATTATCTTTAATGAAGTCAACTTTGAAATTAACTTTGCAAATACGTCACCATTTACACAAGTAAAGAAATCATCACAATCTGATTCAGAAAATGCTTCTGCACAGTGAACACCCATTGTGTTCTTCATATCTGTCGTAGTTAAGACAACGGTTTTAATATTGTGCTTTTCTATGTTTAAAACCTCAATATTTAAACACATTGTAGATATAAATTGTTGCTCAAAACTTGAACAACGAACTGCCTTAGCTACTGCTTCTTGAAAACTTTTTGTATTTAATACTACTTTCATTTATTTCTCCTAATTTTTTTATAACAACGACAACAATTGGTCTCCGTCCGCAAAAAATCTACCCAGTCTATCAAATGTTTTATTACTTGCATAAATATATTTTCCACAAAACTTTCCTAATTTGTCGTAGAGTGTTTTGTCGCCTTTTGCCGGTGAATCAAAAACAACTCGTCCTTTAATAAAACCTTTATTATCTCTTAAATATTGGTCCATTAATTGCCTCCATTACCAATTCCATCTTACAGATACTTCTGGGTCACATTTCATTGGTACATTTACTTCATTGTGAGTTGAGTTTATCATTAACTCACAAAGTCTTGTTTTTACTTTATCTGCGTTTTCTATAGGACATTCACCTATAATTTCATCGTGTACAACAATCTGCATATGATAATCTAAATCGTTTAAAATTTTATCATTATATATGTCTATCATTGCCATTTTCGACAAATCTGCTGCCGAACCCTGTATGCGGCTATTAACGCACTGTCTTTGTGCTTGCGCTATTTTTGAACCGTTATCTTGTATCTGTATGCCTTGAGCTAATGCTTCTTGTTTAACTTTTAAAACCTCTTTACGTCCTTTACACTTAAAAAGTTTCTTTTTAAAATATTCTACAAGTTCATTTGATTCATCTTCGACTTGTATATCGTCAAAAAATGGATTAAAGTTTTTACTCTTAGCAACAGTAGTTTCAAATGTATATCTTGGTAGCATCATATCTCTTACGTGACGTCTTCTACCCCATACAGTAGTTACATAGCCTAATTTTCTTGCCATATCGTCCGTTTCTACAGACCACTTTTTTACTGTCGGAAACGCATTATAAAAACTGTCAATTACATCTTGAGCTTCTTCTACTGAACATTTCATTTGTTCAGAAATACTGTTAGCACCTCTTCCATAGAGGATTCCCAGCAAAACCGCTTTGGTGTTCTTTCTACGCTTTTTTCCATCAGCGTTAGTCGTGCCATCTGGATTATGTTCCAAACAATTTTCGTATGTTGTATGGTACAATTTAGCAGCTACAGTTGAATATAAATCTTTACTTTCTTTATATGAATTTATCATATGTTCATCGTTGCTAAAATGTGCCAAAAGTCTTGGTTCTTGTTGCTATTATTGTTATAAGGCTCGCTACACCTTTCTTCAATTACTTGAAGTGTCGGACTAACTCTTGTCTTTCGACCTCTCTGTTTCGACTTCGCTTGAAATCTACTCTACTCGGTTACTTAGATTTCTCTTACCCTTTCGATAGTCTCTACGGACTAATTTATTATCTATAATAAATTTTGCCACGGGATTGTCCTCTTGGAGTTCCCCGTTTAAGAGAGTTTTACTTCAGCCAACTTTTCTTAAACTGAAGTCACCACCTACAAATGTGTAACCTGGTGAAGCTATAAACATTTCTCGTATTTCTTTTGGGTCAATTTTTGAACCATCTTTTTTCTTAGCTGGGATATTTTGCAGATTGGGCGAATTACTACTAAAACGACCTGTATCAGCACCATATTGATTAAACGATGCGTGTAATCTACCTGTTTTTTCTTTAACTTGTAATGGTATTGCATCTACATAAGTACTTAATAGCTTTAAATATTCTCTATATTCCAGTATACATTTACATACGGGATTATCTATTTTTGATAAAATTTCTTCTCCTGTTCCTCTTGGATTCCTTTCATCTGGTGGTTGTATTTTTAATATATCATAAAACAAAATTGCCAACTGAGTCGGACTTGTTATTGATATTGGGTCTGATAATTTATGTTTTGGATTTGCAAGTTTATAAGATTCTATAAGATTATCATATTTACGCATTTCGTCATAAACTTGTTTTTCCGCTTCTTGCGCTAATTCGTGATATTTAACTGAAATCTGTTTTCCAAAATCTTTATCAATACAAACTCCATAATCTTCCATATCAGCTACACAAGGTAACACTTTCATCTCTATGTTAAGCATTATGTTTTTAGGACCGCTGTTCTCTGGTAGATTAAACCAATCTAATTGATATTCATATAACTTATATGTTTTATAAGAATCCATAGCACCGTAGGTATACATCAAATCAATTGGAATTATTTTATTTTCCAAACCACCAAACAGCTTATCGAAATCGTATTCTTTTTTATCTTTATTTTCAAATACTTTTCCGTATTGATATTTCAAAGCTGCCGATTCCTTTTCGTCCATAAGTTTAGAACCTAACATCGTATCCCAATAACATTTAAGTTTAACACCACAAGTATTTTTAATCACTCTAGTATCAAACTTAGCATTGTGCATTATAAGTGCTGTATTACTTAATTTTTCTAAATACGGTTTTACATCTCGCTCTGTAGGTTGATTTTGTAATCTTTGGTATGTTACATAACTACAATGATTTATTGGAACATAAATTGCTTTTTGTCCTGGTGTATACAATGAAAAACCAAGTAGTTTACAAGTTATCGGGTCTAATGCCCCGTCTTTATCTTCATTTGTACCAAATGTTTCTGTATCTATCACACAAATACCATTTTTTATACAAATGTCTATATATGAATTTAATTCGTCTAAACTTGTTACTAATTGAACTAAATCTTCGTAATGTCCTAAATGTTTACTTACTTCTGCTTTTACAATTGCTATTTTATCAATAATGCTGCCACTTACTTTTTTATCGGTTTGAGTTGGCTTTTTTGTTTTAGCTAAAAGTGACGTATCATCATCTTTTGAACCTATTCCTGGAATTGCAACTTTCAAACGCATAGCTTACCCCAATTAGAACGGGTCACCATCAATTTCCGTATTACCTACATTATTACTTCTACGTCTACCTGTCGGAAAATTATTATTATTTTGTCCAGGTATCGGTCCAGTTGGGGGTGTTTGCTGATTATAACCGTACTGTTGCACATTCTGTTGAGGATAGCTATTAGGTACTTGATTATAATTATTTGTTTGTGGATAACTCTGTTGATAACCTTGTTGATAATTATTCTGTCCGTATTGTGTATTTCTACTCTGTTTATTCTCTACATCGGGAAATTTACTATTCTGTAAGAAATAATTAATTTCGTCTACTGTTTTATTCATTACTATTGTACCCAATGCTTCAGGTATTTCAATACTTTCAAAATCTACTGGTGGAATACTTGCAACTACATTTCTATCCACTATTGGCAAGAAATTATATTTTGTTTGCATATTTCCCTTTTGACCATTACGAACAATAGTGAACGGATAATTTGAAAGTGGACTATATGTAGATACCATTGTTGAAATATCCGACTTAAAATTACTACCTCTTTCCCATAACTTAACTGTTCCTACATATCTTCCGTCAGATGTCTGTTCATATACCATAAGAGGAACATAATACTTAATTGTAACCTTTTGATTCATCCTACAAAGAGGACAAGCATCAACTGGTTCATTATATGACCTACAACAAGAGATTTTTCTGTATTTATCTCCTACTTTAAGGTCATGTATTGCTAAAATCTCTAAATCTGCAATACTGTTTACTAAAAATCTAACGATAGCTTTATCCCCATCGTTTGTAAGTGAAAAGAACTGTGTTCCACTTCCACCTTGGTTTTGATAGTTATCAACTTCATTAAAATCGACTCTACCCATGCTTTTTAAATCTCCTTATTTGTGTTTTTTAT